TTATTTTTTAGGTTTTACATATAAATCAGAGTCTTCTAAATCAAATTCAGCACCAAAGTTATCAATAACAATTTCCCATTCACCTTCATAATTTTTTATTTTCATAGCTGAGTTATCATCATAACCAACTCTTACTTTTGAACCAATATCACCTTCATAATATTCCCAATCATATAGCTCATCTTTGATGATATTATCTATATTATCAACTTTTGATGCTATAACGCTTGCTAATTTTTGTAGTGATTTTTCATCAAAATTAATTATAATAGGAGGGTATTTTTCTCCATCAAAACTTATGTTTGCTACTTTTTCGTATATTTCATTTAAAATATCTTCTTTTATACCAGTAACTCTCACTGTTATACAAGGTTTTATTAAGTTTATTCTTATTCGAGCAGTTCGTTCTTTAACAAAGAATGATATCAGAATTTGTATATCAGAGTCATTAACTATAGAACTTAATTTATAACTGTCTAATATAGTTTTACCATAACTAACATTTACCTTTAAATTAGCTTTAGCTATTGGAAGTATTAAACTAGTAATATTATTGCTAATGTTTTTATCGTTGTTTTTTAAATCATTTATAGATTCAACTAAAAATTTTGAGTATATCATACTTATATCCTTTTCAATTATTTATATTTTTTGAATAATTAGTGATGAATTTAAATAATTATACTTTGTACCAACTTGATAATTTACTTTAATAACCTTATCGTTTTTCAAAGTAAATATCATACTTTCTTCATAATTATTAAATAATTCTATAACATTTTTGCCTATATTACCTTCTACTATTTTAAATTGTTTTGATTTAAGTTCATTTTGTATAATATCAGTAAAATTATTTATATAATATTCTTTTTCGAGTAATCTTGCAACATTATATTCTGTTATCATATCCAATTTAAGTGATAATACAGGTTCATCTTTACTCTTGCAATTTTTAAGTTTATCTTCTATTGATTTTAAAGCATCTTTTTTTAAATCTGTTACATTAACAACTATGGATGGCTCAATTTTCTTATAATTTCCAATATTATAATGCTCAAATACTCCAAATATTTCAATGTCTAAACATATATCTTTCAACTTGCCTTCTTCAATAGATCTATCATTTAAAAACATCACATATTCTATATTATCTTGTATTACAGGTAATATTAGTTTGCGTAATTTTATATCATTTTTTGCAAATACCCATAAGTTTTCAGATGATTCATTTAAAAATTTTGAATACATTATATTTAGATCCTTTTCAACTATTTTTATATTTTATATCATATTTTATAAGAGCAGCTACTAAAGCGCTTAGACATAATTCTCTATCTCTACTTGTCCTATCATGATCGCTATAATGTTCTATAAGCATTACAGCTTGTGGAATACTTTCTAATTCAAAAATGTTATCTATATTTTTAAACAAATACTGGTAAAAACCACTATAACTTACTGTTTGTGCTATAATTTTTCTAGCTTCAGTAAAATTTTTTTTCTTTAAAGCTTCAATTAAATTAGAATAATTATTAATAGTTTCAAACACTTTTTCATCTATTACTAATTTATTATCAATTGTATTGTGTTGCATAACTATTAACATTTCTCTTATACATGGGTAAAAACATTGAATAAGTTTCTGTAAATCTTTCTTATCATATTCTACTTTTTCATTTTGTAGTATAAATTCTAACCTATCAAGTATTTTAACACCTAGTTCGGTTTTATTATCATTAAACTCTTTATCAAAGTCTATACATGTAACACGAGTTAAAATAGGTTCTATTAGTCTATCAGTATAATTTGCTGTTAATATAAATCTACAATTTTGGGTATATTCATCTAATATATCACGGATTGAGCGTTGTAATTCATTTGTCATTCCATCACATTCTGATAGAGATATAATTTTTAATGAACCATCTATTGAAACACTGCTTGCAAATGATGTAATTTTATTTCTAGCAAGATCCACTCCACTTTCTTTTGATGAGTTGATAAATAAATGTGTTGCACCTAGCTCATTACATATTGCTTTATTTAATGATGTTTTTCCTGTTCCTGGTGTATTACTAAAGAAACCCAAATTTGGAATTTCACCAGAATTGATCCATTCTTTTATTTTTGCATAAAGTTTATCAGGCAATATCATATCATCTATTTTATATGGTCTATATTTTTCTGCCCATACATATTCTTTTTCGTTTATACTTTTCAAAATCAATCCTTTCTTTTTTAGTTATTATATAATAGTTTTACTTAAAATTACCTTAATCTATAATACTTCGCCTTCAATTTGTTTAAATACAGTTTTTATGTAATCTTTTGATTCATCTGTAAACTTTAAAAACTTAAAAACATTCAAAATACTTTCACATATAATAGTATTGTTTATACCATTAAAATCTTTAATATTATATAACATTAGATACCAATACACAGTAACGAAAGATATTTGTTTTTTATTATATTCACGCATTACTTCTTTAAACATCGGTTTTTTGTATTTCTCTTCTAATGATGTTATGTCTTTTTTTATTATATTTTTATAGAATTTTATTGTGTTTTTAAATTTCTCATATTCTGTTTTATTGTAATTTCTTAAATAATCACATAAACCATAAATACTAGATGGACTGTATTTAAACATTATATATACACACAATAAAATGAAGTCACCTCTATCAGAAAAGTTTAACGGATAAAAACCTATTTTTTTATTCATTATATCTTTGCTATGAGATACACATAATAATTTTTCTTTTAAGTTTTTTTGAAATGTAAGAAACACTCCATTAGAAATATTGTAAATATCATAATAGTGCAATTTCATGCAGTATTCCTTACTCCCATATATCTATGTCGCTTTGGTTTGGATCATATCTTGTAAATTTGAATTTTTTTAAGTCTTTCTCAACAATATCCCTGAATATTGCATAGTCAGACAATTCTGATGCTATTAATTCAGGCTCCATATTAATATGATTTCCAAATTCAATTATAACATCTAAAATACAATCATCCATCATATCTTTTTGTTTTCTAAACTCAAAGAGCTTATTAAAAAGCTCTGTTTTACTTTCCACTACTTCCCCATCCACCGTTATTACCTCTAACTAAATTTTTTGTAATGTTATCAAAATCATCTTTTGATATGTTTTCTATTTTACTTTCATTACATTTTAATAACTCAAACTGACAATACTTATCACCTTTTTTTATAGTGTATGGTTCCTTACCAAAATTATACACTTTTACTTTTAAATTTCCACTCCAAGAAGCATCTAATATACCAGGATAAACAAATAAATCTTTTATAAACCCTAGACTACTTCTAGTGTTAAATCTTATATAATATCCATCTGGAATTATTAATCTAACACCATTTTCAACATACTCAAACCCACCAGGTTGAATTGTTTTATCTTCTATTGAAAACATATCATAACAAGCAGAGCCCATTACTGATATTTCTGGTAATTTTGCATTACTATCTTCTAACCATGTTTTTAATACACACATATTTTTATCCTATTGATTAAAAGTAGTGATTCATCATTAAAATCATATATTTCTACAAAATTATCAATTAGGTCAAGTAATACATTAATACTTATTTTAAAAGATATTTCAAGTAATGATTGTGGGTTTTTGTTTATTATATTTTCTAAATTATCCTTCATAAGTACTGACAAAACAGTCCCATAACATGGTAGTTTTGTATCATCATCTAATTTAACAGATATACAGTTCAATTTTATTTTTTTATTTTCTATACTTTTACTTTCTCTAACATTTTCTTTTAATAATTCATAAGTATGAGAAAAGTTTTCACTAATCAACAATATTGGGTTTAATTTCACCAACTCTTCAACCATATTTAAAATTTCTATATTTTTCATTTTTACCTCTTTCAATTTAATAATGCATGAATGCCTGTTACAGCAGCTGGAATAATACCTCTTGTAATAGCTGAATCACCTACAAAAAAGACATTTTTGCCAAAATCCTGTACTGTAAAATTATTATTATAACTAACTCTAGGGCCTATTATTTTTATTTCTGGAAAATATCCTTTCCATTCCTTTATATCTAGTATATCACAAAGTTCCTTAACAAATTCTGAAAGTGAATCACCTAAGTTATCAAAATAATTTAAAAACTCTAAAGATGAGTTCTGATTTAATTCATAAATTTTACCATTAGTAATAGTTTCTATTTGTGATAAATAATCTTCTACATTTACATTTTTAAAAGAACCTAAAATAGCCCAGTTGGATTTTCCAGTCCATTTGTTTTTTACATGTAATCCATAAGCGTGTCCATTTGCTTGTTCTCTAATAGGAATAGAATACCCTTTTACTTTTTCTGTTACAACTTCTGCTGTTCCATGATTAACACAAAATGTTCTTAACTCTTTAAGATGATTTTTGTTAATATTTTTAGAGAACTTAAAATCGTATTGAATATTGTTTGCTAGCTCTTGAATTGTATTATTATATTCACACTCAAATCTAAATCCTATATGAATTTGGTCAGCAACAGATTTAATATTGTTTAATTCAAAGGTTTCTTTAATATCTTTCATACCACTTCTACCAAGACCTATAAAAAGTTTATCATAAGTTATATATGATTCAACACCATTTGTATCTCTTACTGTTATGCATTTATCAAGTTTTGAAGGAATATATGTAGAGTTACAATAAATTGTAACACCTTTATCTTCAAGCCATTTTATCATGTTTTTACACATTTCAAGCCCCAAAGTTGAACCTACATGATAACACTCAGATTGTTTTAAAGCTATATCACCATAACCACTTACAAACTTTGATCCTGTTTCAACTGGTTGTGTTATGTGTATAGAAGCATTTTCTGGTAAAAACATTTTAAATAATTTATTTTTAAAAAAATCATAGTATTCTAAAACTTGTTGCTTATTAATATACTCAAATATAGGTTGATCATCATGTAGTGAAAATACATTCTTATTATCACTAAATGCACCACCACCTAGGAGACCATTTACAATATCTATTGTCGGTATCCTATCATTAATGTGTTTCCCTTTCTCAATAATAATTACTTCATCATGTTTCATATTAATAATATTATTCATAATACCATAACAAATAGTGTATATATTTGCTACACCACCACCTATAAATACATATTTCATATAACCTTCCTTAATTGTAGTTATTATACAATAATTTATATTAGGAAAACCTTTAACTAAAGGTTCTCTTAGTTAAATCATAATTACCATGTAATAAATAATCAAAATAGAAAAATATTTTCTTTAACTCTGATTTATTATCATCTTTACTGCCAAGTCTTGAAACATATTTTACTATGTTACCTTCACAAAAATTCAAATTATTTTTATATATAAAATCAATGGGTTCTATTGCTAGTTTGGTATAATGCTCAGGTATTACCTCTTCTTTATCGCTATGTTTACATGATGATGCTTTATAATACTCTTGTTTAATAGCTTTAAATACATCCATATACTCGGGATCTTGTATAGCAACAACATTTTTATTGTTTATGTAGCTAAGTTGTGTTATTAAGTATATCTGAAATTCATTAAAATTATTACTATTACAATACTGTTCAAAACTATAACTCATTTTTTATCCTAATATTAATTTACTATTATTTGATTGCTTATTAATAGCATCTTTTATAATAGTTTCCAATTCTGTTAGATTTTCTACTATTTTCTGAGTATCAATATCAGATAACACCAACTCTCCAACATAAGACTGTAATATTTTATTAATATCATTAATTTTATTTTTTATAGTCATCACTACTCCTTTATTATATTTGAAATTATACAACATTTAACCTTAAGGTTATCTTAGTTGTATATTATTTTAATATTTTTTATATACATGTTATAACTATACTGGGCTAAATCTAACCCACTTTTATTCAAGTATTTGTCATACCCCTTTCCCTTGTAATAATGTAATATTTCTAAGTCATCATTAGTTTTATATCTTTTCTTAATATCATTTATTACAATAGCAGTAGCTTCTATTTGATTTTTTAACGAGTTTATATGTTTTATATTATGTTTGGCTAATACCATTTTCCACATTTTGTAATTTATTCCACTTATTCCCTTAACATTATTATGTTTATGTTTTACTTTATATTTGAAGTATGATTCTGATTGTATTAACGACATTATAAAAACTGGATTTAGATTATATTTTAAAGATACTTCAAATATGTAGTTTGTTATTTCAGTAGCGTTTTTGTTATTATATTTTGAAATGTGGTTTATCATATTTTGTTTTAAATATGATAACCTTTCTTGAATAATACCTTCAAGATTATATTTAGCATGAAAAATAACTGATTGTGATGTTGTTGTAAATACAATGCATACAAAAATAAAAATATATGTTAGCTTTTTCATTACAGCTTTTTTCAATATTTTAATAATATTGTTTTAGTAGTTTTTCACACCCCTTAAACTTTAGCTTTCTTTGTTTTGGATTCCTACAATAAATAGTGATTTTCAATCTTTTTTCCAATGCTTTTTTGTATTTTTTTATAGCTCTTTCTGGTATCTCATCTAATGATATACTATCCCACATGTTATCACACATTTTTGCTTCTACTGAAATATATAAACTTGTGATATATCTTCTAAAGTCACCAATTTTTAAACACAAACTATTTGCTAGTGCATAAAATAATGGTCCTTTTCTTGGAGTCCATTTTGCAGCTAACTGGTTTTTTAATCTCAACTCTTTTGAATAAAATGCCAATATTTTTTCTTTGTTAGAATTACTTGCAACTTTGTACATCTCATTTAAATCTTTAAAACAGCCATATTTTACAACAGATGTTAAAAACATGTCATTAATATTATTTGTTTTTTCAGCGATATATTTTAGAAGTAAAATTGAATTTTTTATATTTCCTCCATTTACATCTCTGGCCCATAATAAAATCTGCATTGCTTGTTTTTTATCTTCCTGTTTGGCATATTTGAATAATTTTATAAGATAATTAATATCTTTTGAGTAAAATAACGCTTTTGCAAAATTTTTACAATTAAATTTCATATCGTTCCTTTTATGTTTAGAGAACACCAGGTTAAGAGTATCTGAAGATTGAAAGGAGGGACCTTATTTTAGGTCTGCGTATTAACCTTATGTGTTCTATTTTATTACTCAGGCTATGGTCTCTTTAGAAGTAAAGAGAAAATTAACATAATAAGCTTACCATAACCTTGATATACTCATTTTATTAATGAATATATCAAGATTATGATGCAATCATAATCTTTCAAATAATTTATTTATATCATCCAACCAAATATCTTTAACGTGTTTTTGTGATAACTCATTAAAACTTTGTTGCAAACCATTCAACTGTTCATTCAAACTATTTATGCTCTCTTCACTTAATGAATATAAAGGCATATTCATAAGTGTATCAATATTATCAACTATGCCTATATTATTTATTTGTTTAATAATATCTTCTTTTTTCTTTCTTTCAAATATAACCTTTTTATCCAAAACTGCTTGAATGAATTTTATTTTGTTACTAATCAATTCAATTTGGTCTGAATATTTAGATAATTTATATTGTTTTCTCTTTTGTATATACTCTAATTTAACATCTATATATTCTTTTAAAATCTCAATCTCATCTTTATAGGTTTTAATGAAATTGTTTCTATCAGCACAAGTAAAGTTTTCAGTGTCAGTTGTTTCTATTCCTAATAATTTATGAATATTTTGATTATTCCAAAAATCTCCACTTACATTTATTACATATTCAAAATTGTCACCTAGTGAGTAGTCTTTATAATCTTTTATTATTTTTTTCTCTTTTAGTGAGTTAAAATGTATTAACATACTCTCATTAGTAGCATAAGGTGTTGTTTCTGTTATTTTTAAATTATAAGTGTCTATTTTTTCATAAACACCTTTAAATTTCCATTGTTTTTTACCATGTTCTGTATTAAGTAATTCAACAGTACCCTTATAACCTTTAAAATATGGGACCAGTGGTTTTGGTTGTTTGTTATCTAAAATATCTTTAATAGCTTGTTTAACATCTTCAGCACTTCTTTGCATTATATTTTGGGCAAAACCCACACCCATACCGTTATTGTTAATTAATAATATTAATGGTAAAGTAGGTAATAGGAACCTTGGTTCTATTTTTTGCCCCTCAAAATACTGATGATCTAAAATCTCTTCATCGTCTTTATTGAATAAAAGATCATAATAATCTGATTTTTTTATAGAAGAATATCTTGGTTGAGTTGATGTTGGTGAAGTCCTACATCCTATAGCTGATAATGGTTTAAATAATGGTAATGTAACAGGACCACAATCAAAAATCTCTTGCAAAATTTGTAATTATATCAGGTAAAATATCTTCATTATGCAAATATTGTGATTTAGATGCTATTTCTGACTTTAATGTTGAAACTTTTTTATAATTAGCCAAGTCTTTACTAAAATAAACTATTTTACGACCTGAATTTTTGAACCCATCAATTAAACTTGCTATGCTTCTAATGTTATCATATGAAGCATATTGACATAAATTATCATTAAATAATGTATTAATATTCATTTCTATCCTTTCATTTTACATATTATATAACATTTTAACTTAAAATTTCCTTAACCCAAACACCTTGACCGCAGTCCCATATTCTATAGTATCCATTTTCCACCATGTTCTCATATTCTGTCTTATTTGAATCAAATATTTCTAATTTATCTTTTAACAAATGTTTCATAAATTGCTGTCTGCTATAACGAGTATTATTTTTAAAATAAAAATAACCTGGTTTAGAAAAATGGCTAAATGTGAATCCAAGCTTCAAATATATGCTTCCATCAGAATAAAGTCTATCAGAATAACTAATAAGACTTCCTTTATTGTGTTTATGAAAATGTTTTAATAACCTAGAAGCACCACCTATAACATTTATATTTTTCTTAGTACACAATCTAATTAACTCCCAGTCATACTTATCTGTGAACCTTGGTTTGCCAAAACTCATAAGACAAACTAGTTCATTATTAAAGTATAATCCATAACAAATTGAGCTACCAGTGAAGCCTTGGAGATGATTTGTGTTTAAGAATTCTTTCTCTTCTATTTTAGGTACTTCTCTTAAAACACATTTCCTTGCAAATATTCTTTCTGATTTTCCTAGTTTGTTATTGATGATGCTAATCCAGATATCTTTCTTTTCATTCCATGATGATTCGAATATATGAATAAGCTGAATATTTTTCTCAGCACATTTTTCTGTTTTAGTTAGATGATATTTCTTATCTTTATTCATTGATTCACTATGCCAAAAATCACCATTACATTCTATTGCTAAGTTATGTTCTGGCAAGTAAATATCTAGTTCTTTTCCATTTAATATTTCCCAGTTATTAGTTCCACCTGTTAATTCCCTAACTTCTTGCTCGAATGTGCTAGAGTTTGGATAGCAAAACGGGCATAAATGATGACCTTTTGAAAAATTACCAAATGTCCTTTTAAATACATGACCTTGCTGGCATTTTACTTCTAAATTATCCGCTAAGTTATCAGACATAATTATAAACCCTAGACTGTTTAAATAAGTATTTTTATTTTCTGCTTCACATATAGGGCAGAATTGCTGTCCATTTTTAAAGCTGTTAAATGTTCTTTTAAATATATGTCCTTTTCGGCATTTTATTTCTAAGTCATTAGTTATATTATTAGATAGTATTTCAAAACCCAAATTGTTAATAAAATTATGTTTATTATTTATTTCACATATAGGGCAACTAATGTGGCCATTTTTAAAACTCTTATATGGACGCTTGAAAATATGATCTTTCTCACATTTTACTTCTAAGCTAGTTCCTAAATTGTTAGACATAATCTTAAAACCTAATTCTTTTAAGAAATTATGCTTTTCTTTTTTCTCACATTCAGGACAACTTAAAATACCATTTTTAAAACTACCAAATGTTCTTTTGAAAATGTGTCCTTTTTGACATTTTACTTCTAGCTTTTTTCCTAAGTTTTCAGATATAGGTTCAAAGCCTAAACTATTTAAAAAAGTTATTTTTTGTTCTATTTCACATGTAGGGCATACTGTATATCCTTTTTGAAAATCATAAAATTCTCGCTTAAATACATGCTCTTTGGAACATTTTACTATTAAATTAGTAGTTAGATTCTCAGATATTACTTGAAAGCCTAGAGTATTTAAATACTCTATTTTTTCTTGATTTGTCATACTGAAGAACCTATAAGTTTTCAATATTAAATGATTTTGTACTTAATATTTGCTTTCTAAAATCAATACCATTATCTGACATCCACTGCTCTAGAACTTTTTCATCATTATCTTTCCACTCAATTTTTTCTAAGCAGTTATCTATACCATCTTTTGCAAATACTATTCTATAATTAGCTGCAGACCAACTTCCTAACCCTTTCATGTATATAACTTCAGCATTTTTAGGTAAATTATCTTGGTCTTTTTGATATTCACCTAATGTATAGTACCATTTAATTAATTTATCATTTTGCAATACTGAAATAATAGGTGTTTTTAATCTATACACTCTACCTTCTGTTAGTAAGTTTGGCTGTAATTTATAAACTAGTGCTGTAATTAAACATGCAATATGGTTTCCATCCAAATCAGCATCGGTAGCTATTACCATGTTTTCATATTTTGTTTCAGGTAACCCTAAGCCCATAGCTTCTACAATATCCATAACTCTTTGATTTTTTAATAATTGTGCTGTAGAACATTTTAAAGCATTTTGTAATTTACCTGTTAAAGGTAAGAAACTACTACAATCTCTACCAACTGCTTGTATTAAAGAAGAAAGTGCGCTATCTCCTTCTGCTATATACATGAATTTAGGATCTTTAGTATGTTTAGTAAATTTAGGATTAAATCTTTCTTTAGCTTCTTTTCTTTCAAAGGTATTTTGTTTTCTATTTTCTAATTCTTGTTGAACTTTATATAATTCAATTATTGGGTCTTTAATGTGTGTATTTTTGAATAATAGTTCAGCAAAATCAGTATATTTTAGTGTAGGTATTCCTAATTCGGTTATAGTATTCTTAATTTCTTCTTTTGTTTGGCCTCCACCAAATCTTAGATTCTTTTTATTTTTAAGAATTAGAATGACACCTATCCTGCTTTTTACAGCTGTGTTTGTAATTTTGGAGTATCCCTTTCTTAAACGATTACCAAAAGCATTTACAATATTATTTGAAATATAATCTAATGCTACCCCACCTTTATTTAAATCAAGTGAATTTACAATATGCACAAACTTATACTCATCAGTAGGAAATATAGCAAGTTCTAAGTTTTCATCACTTTGCAATATTGAGAAACTATCAGAGTAATATTTTATAAATTCTTTAAACTCTTTTACTTTAATTAGTTTTCCCTGAAATGTAAATTCTATACCAGGATTTGAATAAGCTATGTTTATAAGTAACGCATGTATATGATTTATTAAGTCATCATTAATCTCTTTTAATTCTAGCCTTTCAAAATCTGGTTTAAACTTAATTGTAACACCATGTGTTGATGAGGCAGGCGCTTTATCTTCTTTATGCTCTATTATAGACATATTGTTTAAACATTTTACAATACCTCTATCCCCTTCAAGAGTAATTGTTGTTAATTGATACTCAGAACTAAATAATGGTATTAATTTAGAACCTATGCCATGCGCACCTATTGTAATTCTATCTTTTTTTTCTTTTTCTAAAAATGTATAATTACTTGATGTTCTAAACTTGGTAGTTGCCATAACATAAGTATCTATTGGTAATCCTCTACCATTATCTGATATTGTTATTATACCACTATCTTTATCAATCTTCAATGATATTTTATTAGCGTATTTTCCACCAGTTCTGGTAAATTCATCGATTGAATTTTGAATAGCTTCATCTATTTGTTTTGTTAATGTTTGATTATACACTATTTCTTTATTAATAATTTTGTTATTTTCTAAGACTTTAACTGTATTATTGAATGATGTTAATGCACCAGTTATAAGATGAGGTAAGTTTAGATAGTACTCAACTTCATTTTCAGCATGTACAATCTTATTTTCTATCATTATTTTCCTTTCAACTTTATTAATAATATCATATCAAACATTAACTTAAATTTTGCTTAATCTACACATAAGAGGGTTTAATAAATAGTCCTCTTATATTCACTAAATTAACCCTATCTTTTTATTGTTTATATTTTTCATATGTGATATGTCATTTTCTTTTAGATAATTTTTAAAATTATTTTTACAAGCAATGTTATATTTTTCTCCTTCTATAATATTACTTAAATTACACTGAAGAATATTATCACTTATCAATTTGTTGAATGATTTTTTAGGTAAACCATTGTTTTCCCATATTTTTAAGGCTTCTTTTTTAGTCAATGTTCTTAGGTTTAATATATCAAATGTTCTACCTGCTCTTAATAATGCTGGATCAATCTCATTAATGTTTCTATTTGTTGTAATTATAAACTTTGTTTTGCATGTAATATCATTATTTATACCTTCAGTAAATGATAAAAAGTGTGACATAAATTGATTTCGTTGTGCATCTATACCATTTTGAATGTCAGATCTAGGCAATAGATAATCTAAATCATCAAATAATACTAAATTATACCTATTTGCTAACAACTCATTCCAGAACGCATCACCAGCTAATAAACTCTCATTTTTTACAACTGCAACATTTATACAATTACCATCATCATCTGACTTATCAAATACTTTTTCTTCTAATTCAAGATGTTTATATTTCTTATAATCCAAATTTAACAAAAAGTTTAAATAACATTCTGCAAGTTTTGTTTTCCCTGTTCCAGGTTGGCCATATAATATTAAAATATTGCTATTTGCAAATAGAAACTGTATAAACATTTCATTTAAATCTAAAAAAGGGTAATAATCATAATCAATATTTTTATAATTATCTTTAGTTTTAGATGAATCTACATATACTAATTCCCCTTTTTCTTCATAGAAACTCTTTATTTTGATTAATAACTCATCAGTACCAGTAACATATTTCTTTAAAATATTGTTATAAAATCCTTTTAAAAAATCAATACTGTTTGAATACATATCTAACTTAACAAGTTTACCTATTCTATAAGTTATTTCAATATATATGTTAGATAACCTAAAAACAAATATATTTGTATCACCTTCAATACCATCCCATTCATAATAAGAAGTTTTTAAAAATGTTTTTATTTCATCTAATAATTCATCTAATTTATCAACTGGAATTTTTATATTTTCTAACTGTTCATTATAATTATCACATATAAACTTGCTTTTCAAAGCAAATCCAGGTTTTGGTGTTCCAAATGCGTTATCTGAAATTACATGTTTAATACTCATACAATTCTCCTTTTTTAGAGAATTGTATTACTTAATTCCTTAAAAATATCTTAGTTATTATAATGTTTTAAGCTTTCAACTAATACTTCATGAAACACATTTAAATCTTCATATGTAATTAATATATTAATTTCTTTTATAAAGTCTTCCAAACTTGTAATTGGTTCAACATCAAACTCAAAGTTATGACTATGATGTTCAATATTATATTCTTGTACTATTTGCAATGTTTCAGTTATAGCTTCTATTTCATGTCCTTTTGCAAATTGTGATAAGCCATTTATAGTTATATCTTTTATTAACTGTTTATCCATTGTATATATCCTTCTTTCTAATAAATATTTTAAAATATTTATTAGAAAGGTTTATAATGACTTTTGTTGAAAAAAACATGATTAAAGAACTCAAGAAAACCATATCAGCAAAAAAACCATTAGTTTTATGTTTTATGTCAAAATTACTACAAAAAGAGGTACAAAAACTTTTAAAAGGTAATAAATTAATAACTGTTATAAAAATTATATTATATGCTTTTGATAAAATACCTGTTGAAGTAAAAAGAGGGGTTTTAGGATATGTTGAAAATGAAAAAAATATTCCATTTCAGTATAAATATGATAATACAACAAAAACACTAACATTTTCATTAAATAAAAAATCATATAATTTTAATTTATGCACTGCTAATGAATATATTAAAGTCTTAGCAAATGAAACTAATTGGATGATTTTAAAGAAGAATTTAAATAATGCATTAAAAAATATAAAGTAGGATATATCCTACTTTTATTAATATTCTACTGTAACAACATCATTTTTATACACTGACATTCCATTTATAAATGTTATTTTTGTTAAAGTACCATCATGTGTATAATTTGTTGTTGGAATAAGGTTTCCATTAACATATACTTTTGAAGGTTTTAATGAAAGAGAATTATCGGAAACTTCTGTAACTGGAGTATTATAATCACTTGAACTAACAGTTATATTAACAGAAGATGATATAGAACCTCCACTTATTTTTTTCCATTTTGATGGACTTGTATCTGGTTGATTCCCTCTATTTCCATCTGATAAAGAAACATATATATAATTGTTATATTTTACTATTTGATTTTGTGTATATGTTGTGCCTGTATCCCAATTTGATGGATCAGTAATACCAATAATTGAATTCACTTGAGACATAACAGTATCAAGTTCCTTTTTTAATTGTAAACTAGGTTTCCCTAGGACATCTTGATCTGCAATTTCACCATTTTTAGGGCATAACTTTTCAAATTCTGTATAGTTTGTAATAGCCATTTATAAAATCTCCATTTTATTTTTATTTATATTCAATAGCTTATTTGTGGTGGAAAAGGGTCAAACAAAAATGTTACATCAAATGTTGCCAAACCATTACTATTTTGATCAAGTGATAATCCACCATGACTTCTTATCATAGCACATTGTGTATCTATAATAACATGTCCACCATTTTTAAATTCATTATTTTGTACAGATTGATTTATGTAATTCCTAGATTCTCTTAATGTTCTTTTCCTTATCTTAATGATCCACATCTGATCATCTGGATATTGATCTTTTAAATGACCAGTAAGTTTTTTAAAAGCTGAATATAAAAAACCACCATCACTATCTCTAAAAGTTATAGTTAATTGTTGTAATTCGTGTCGTCCTTGAGTATAAACCCAACTAGAACCTATCCATTCATTTATTTCAGCAAATGAAATAGGATCTATTGAAACTCTTTGTATTAATATATCCATATTTGGTAAGTCAAGAATATTGATTCTACCAGCACCAGGAACTTCATTTTTTAAAGCAAAAGTATCAATGCTATATAAACTTTCTAAATCAAAATTAGTACCATATGCTTTTTGTATTTTTTGTGCTAATTCAGTTATAGCTGATTGTGTTTTATTGCCACCAAAAAAATCTGATATTGCACCAACAGCTGTATTTAATATACCCATAAAACCCTCTCTATAAATATTACTAATATTTATAGAGAGGAAGTCATGGAACTGGAAATTTGGAAAGGAAAACATTCTATTTTATTAAATAAATTATATAATGATAATAATTATATTTATGACAGCGATATTATTGATGTTTTAGTATATAAATGCCTAAACCAACCTAAATATATTACAAATGATGAGGCTAGATTCCTATTTTTTAAAAAATATTTCGCTGAAGTATGTAGTGAAATAGATTCTAGTTTTAAATGCCCATACTGTAATGAAATGAATGATATAAAATTTACTAATGATGATATCTCTATAACCGAATACTCGTTAGAACCTATTGAAATAAATGTAGATAATGTTATTGTTACAATTTATTTTAAAAAAGAATTATCACAAGATGACTCTTTAAGTCTTATTACAGAAACAAAAAACATGATAGACCACGAGAAAAGGTTGCTAGAATTATATTATATGATTGACTATATTTCTATAAATGGTGAAGAGTTAAGAGGTAATCATATTATATTTGAAAAATATACTAATGAACTCCCATTATCATGTTTTAATAAAATATTTGATTATTTTATTAACTCTATACCAAAACATAGCATTATTAAAAATTGCTCTTGTAAAAATTGTAATAGTGAAATAAATGTTGAATTAAAAGAATTACCTGAATCTGTTAGAAGGAATTTATTTTGACAAAAGATATTATCATTAATAATAGGCATTACTGTTTAAATGTATGGAAGATAAAAGATGAAATAGGTATATTACATCAATTTATTGATTGGATTGAACTACCATTAGAAGATCAAATAAATAAGATAGCTAATATATTGATACCACAAACAAAAGATTTGGATTATATTTCAAGATTATATATTATGATAATATTATCGTCTTATGCTAATGGTGATTAAAGTGATATATTATTAACTTGTCCACATTGTGGCAATCCTATTGATACAAGAATAAACATAAGAGAGAATTTAGAATTTATACCTCCAAAAACTGTTGAAGTTGAAATTAACAATAAAAAACATACTATTTCAAAACAAAATATTGAGCTATGTAATGAGTTACCATTAAAAGATTATAACTCTATTTTAAATCAATTAAATGATGATGGTGATTTAAAATTATGTGCTAAAGTAAAATGTATTATGTGTAATAATGATGTTTTAGCTGTAAGAGAATTAAAAGATTTATTTGAAAACTATGTTATAATGCTTGATTTAGAATGGTATTATTCTACACTTAAATATTTTATATCACAATTAGGTTTTAGTAAAACAGATTTTGATAGTTTATATCCTTTTGAAATTGAATTATTGACAAACGAGAATAAAGATGAGTGATATTATTAAAATAGATGGCCAAATGGTTTCATTAGATGTAGATTCTTTAAAAGATGCTTCTATTGAAACTATTATTAAAATATTAAATTATACTGAAGATACATTTAAACCTTTACTAGATTATATGTCTAACAATGGAATCCCTTATTATATGATTTTATATGGAAGATTTAATAATGAGTCTTTATATAAACAAATGGGAATAAACATCCTAAAAACATTAGGTGCTGTTGCAATGTTATTCCCACCTGTAAGGTTAGTAGGATCAGGTTCTAGAGTTATTACTGTTGTACCAAAATTAGTATTTAGTAAAGGTGGATTGGTAAATGTTACATTAATATCTGCTGGTGCAGCTTTAAAAACAGAAGAAAATAATGAGCTATATACACTTGAAACTATGCTTAAAAATGCAATTGTGTTTATATTTGAAGATATTATAGTTAGTACTTTTAAAATGGCTAAAGATGGTATAATGAAATTAAGTTTAGGTATAGCTGAAAAAATAAAAAAAGATGGAAGTGTTTTAGTTAATGGATTACCTATATACTTATATACAGATCTTGATAACATGGATCCAACTTTATTATCAAAAAATTCAGAAACTTACGATAAATTAAGACCTGATTTATTAATTATTTTTGAATACATCACAACTCAAGCTAAAACTAATAAATTTGTTGATAATTATTATTTTGAATCTTTAAGTTTAATGAAGGAAAAAGATCCAAAACTATATTCAATGGTAAAAAATTCAATATTTGGAAAACAACATGTAAGACAAGGATTTATAAGGCTTGTACACAACGCAATGTATTATTTTTCAAATTCTTATGAAGTAACATATGATGATTTTAATGATAATATAGATGATGTCCTACCATCTAATATATTAAATGATTTTAAAAAAATGATTTTGGACAATTCTTTAGAACCATTAAAAGACAAAAAAGGGAAACAAAAAACATCACTATTTGGTGATAAATTATATAAAGTAGTATATGATAAAAGTGCTTCACAAAGTTATAATATTGGAGATGTACAAGATCTTAATAGGTTGACAAAAGCACAATTTTTTAATGTGAATAAAAAACTTCAAAATCAGACAGTTTTAAGTCAATTTGATATAGAACCACAGAAAACAGAAAAAAATACTGCAAATGTTTCAACACCATCTACTATAGTAGGAAGAGTAAATTCTGTACTACAAAAACATGTAGGTAGGGCAAAATTAACATCAGAAGGAGTTGCTCATGTTAAAAAATATGGTATTACTACAACAAAGTCAAGCCTTACTTTAGAAGGTTTTGATCCATCTAAATATTATTTTTCATATAGTGGTAATGAACCATTTAATACTGGTATAGGAAAATTAGATTCAAACCTTTTATACAATTTAAATCTAATGGCTTATGACTATTTTAATACATATAAAAAACAATTTACTGTAACTTCTGGTTATAGGAGTATAGAATTACAGCAAAAACTATATAATAATTTTATAAATGGTAAGGGTAGTCCTGCAAACAGACCTGGATATTCATTACATGAATATGGTATGGCAGTAGATATTAATAGTGCAGATGCAATAAAATTAGATTCTAGTGGAATGCTTTCAAAATATGATTTTTGGAGACCTATACCAAATAAGGAACCTTGGCATGTTCAACCAAAAAATATTACTGATAAAAACGGTGATGGTATGCTTGAAGCTGATATTATTGAAACTAAAAAGAAACAAGCAAATACATTACAAAAAACAAAACCTATAAATACTACTTCAATCAATACAAATGTAAAAAAACAATTATCTACAAATACAGTAGTTTCTACTTCTGGTAAATATTATTCTATAAATATAGGTAGATCTATGTATGTTTCTAATATAAAACAAGAAAAACCTATAAAAGCAAATACAAGAGATGTTAAACCAACCACAAATAAAGCTATAATAGATACAAAAACTATTGAATCAACTGCAAATAAAGAAGTTATAACAGATATAAAAACAAAACCTATTAATCATTCTAATATATCAAGAAAGTATGCTCCAGAGGATACAATTGAAATTAATAAAGAAGTTATAACAGATATAAAAACAAAACCTATTAATCATTCTAATATATCAAGAAAGTATGCTCCAGAGGATACAATTGAAATTAATAAAGAAGTAAAGAGATTGGGTGATGAGTTTGCACAAAAAAATAATAAAGGTGCATCTATTCCTGGAGATATAGGATATAAAGATGCTGGTAATGGCGTATCTATTCCTGGTGATATAGAATACGAGGAGAAAAAAATAGCAACTTCTTATGATGTTAAAACTCAAAAAGCAAAAAATATAACTTATAAAAAAGGAAAAGATGATAATACCTATTATACATCAGATGGTAATTTTATTACCAAGAAAACAAGAATATATGATGATGGAACTAAGGAAGATTACTATTTAACAAATACCGGTCTTGAATTAACAGAAAATATGTTACAAAATGATACAGACGAACAATTTACTGAAATGTCAGGATTATCAAAGGATCAATTTCAAAAAGGTATTAATTTAATAAATAATAAACAATCTTCTACTAATGGAGACGGTGATAAATCTTCTGTTGATGCTGTCAAATCAGTTGAAATTACAAAGAAATTAGGATTATAATATGGCTGAAGTAATTAATATACCTGGATTAGATAATGAAAAATATTTAGTTAAAATAACAGCTTACGATATTGATAATTTAGGTATAGGGAAGGAAGTTATGGATTCCTGGGATGATTTGATAAAAAAAGTTGATGAAAGCGGATCAACTGATATTAACTTAGAAGGAGAGTACTCATCTATAGATCAGTTATCCGAAACTTCAAGTAATATATTAAAACGCACAGTTGAGCTAATGATTGATAGAGATTCTGCTGTTATATCAACAGATGCTGCTGGGACATTCTATTTCCCTCTACCAAACTCATTATCAGACCAATATGTACAATCATATGAAGTTCAGTCTATGAATTTGTTAGGTAGTGCTATTTCAAAAGCAAGTAGTTATACAGGTCAAACTTCTATAAAAAATATATCTGAACAAGCATTAAAAAGAAGTGGTATTCAACTAGATCCTAATATCTTATCAATATATAGGTCATCAAATCCTAGGAATATAGATATGTCTTGGAACATAATACCAAAATCAAGAAAACAATATGACGCTTATGTTGCTCAAATAAGTAAATTAAAAAACTGGACAAAAGCTAAAAGGAACCCTATTACTTTAGGTAGTGTAGGAAATATAATACCTATGAACTTTTTGATTATGAAATACATTTTTTGTATAGAAATTATTTCATTACAAAATGATAAAACACCTTTAGTTTCAAACCTATTAAGTGCTTCAAGAGATATTACAGAAGGCTTCTTTATATCTTTAATAAATACTAATATAGGGTCAAGGCAATTAATGCTGAGACATGATGGTAACCCGACTGAATTTTCTCTGAGTATTCAATTTATTGAAAGGAAACCTTTATGGAGAGATGATTGGGAAAAGAAAATAAATAGCCTATATAACGATCAAGGTAAATCAGAAACTTCTTTAAAAGAAGATGATATTTATAAAGAATAGAAAGGATGCAATTTTATGAATGATACACAAACTATCCAAATATTTGATTTAATAGGTGACTCACAAGCTAGAGATTATATTGCTATAAAAGCTTATAAAATAGGAAGTGATGTATCGGGTATAAAAGATAGTATTAATGACATTTTAGATGATGATCCATCAAAAGCATTTGATAATCTTTTAAACATGGCAGAGAATAATATTTCAAATATTATAAACCCATCTAACTGGGAGGCAGGACCCAGATTAAAACCTGGTGTGCCATGTAAATATATTTGGATATTACCTATACCATCATCTTTAGCAGAAGCATTTAGCCATGAATTTAATCAAGATGAAATAGATCCAATAGGTGATATGATAGGATAATAAAATTATGGCATCTATAAGATCATTTGCGAATTTTTTTAAAAAGGGCCCTAAAAAAGTACATAATACAGAAGTACCACCACATACAATAAAACCTAACAAACCAAAACCTAATAAAATGTCTACAGTTAAAGGTAAAATTAAAAAAGGTGGTGCTATAGTTGGAATGGCAACTGGTGCAGCATTACCTTTTGGGTATAATCTACTAAAACGGAATAATATCAGGACTGACCCTCATATTATCAATACATACAATGGAACACCAAATAGGGTATTTAATTTTGAAACTATTCTTTTACCTAATAATGCAAAACATGCAGAGGATATTGTTAAGGCGTTATTACAGTTAAAATCAATAATGACTGGGACTCAATTGGGTACAGATAAAACTGGATTATTAATATCACAAGATTATGTTTTTACAATAGAATTTGGATCTAAAGATCCAACTAAAGGTGAACAGCTTAAAAAAGTATTAAATGAACTTTTACAGCTAAATCATGAAGAAAACGGAGAAACTGAATTAAACCTTAAAATGTGTAATATCAATTACATGGGTCAGGCATCTGCTTTATATGGAAACGGATTACCAAGAGATTTATCTATTGCGTTACAATTTGAAGAAAAACGACCTTTAAGAATGACATCAGATATTGTTGAAACAACTGATACATCAAATCCAAATGGGAATGAAAAAATATCAGAACCTAATATAGGACTAACAGAAGAGGAACTAAATTATAAATATTCACAAGATGAAAATAGTTAATTTATAATAAGGGCAAGTTATGAAAAATTCTGTTTTGAATAATAAAATAATGGTTGATTTCAATGGATTTTCATTATCTCCTACATATTCAGTAAATATACCAAAATTAAGAGAATTTATGAAAAATAACTTATCAATGTTTTATGTTAAAGAAATGAATGATAATGTTAGATTTGAAGTATTAGCATTAAGAGAATATAATGATTCATCTTTATGGGATATTTTAATGATTTTAAACTTTGGTGAAAATGGTATTCTTAATTTTGCTAAAGGCGATACTTGGGTAAGTGATAATGCTGAAAATCAATATAAAGAACAACAAGAATATTTTTCACCTAATTTTAAACCTGAAGATCTATATAATCAAATACTATCAAAAATACAAAAAAAGAATGAATCAAGAAGGAAAGTTATTTTTATAAAAAGGCAGTTTATACCTCAGTTTAAAGAATCTATAAAGGATATGTTAAATGTTTTCTGATTTTAAAATTATGCCTGAAGCATATTATGCAATATTTTTATATTCAAACAATAAAAAATCTGAATTACCACTAGACCCAGCTAATATATCAGATTTTACAATAATCTGGGATTATAATGATTTATGCGTTGAAGGTTATGTTATTTTTAATGATACCCAAAAAATAACAGAACTTTTACCACCACATAACGGAATATGTTTTAAAGTTTCATTAAAAGATCACTTTAATATTAAATTTGAAAGAGTATTTAAGGTAACAAAAATAGACAGAGATTTTGAAGGTCAATCTGTTGCCACTATAAAGTTTGAGTTAGTTGATGAATATTATAATATGTTTGCTAATACTTTTATTTCAAAAGGGTACAATAATGTAAAGTCAACAGATGTTATTAAAGATATTTTTAGTACAAAATCTGATTTAATTTCAACACCATTAAATATTATTATAAAAGATACACCTAAAAATACCTATGAGAATTATGTAATACAAGGTAATAAAAATCTATTATATCTTCTAAATAATATGCAAAAATTTGATGACTTACTTATTATTAATACTAGAAAAGGTATTGTTGTTATACCTACTGATAATATAGGTAAGTTATCACCTGATCTATCAAAAGTAGTAAAGTTTTCACCAACTCAAACACAAGAATACTCACCTTATTCTGTTAAAGACTTTACATTAATACAAGGTGATATGTTAACTCAAAATGCAATTTTACCACCGTCTATAACTTATCAAGTTGATTCAAAGAAAATTACTAAAGAAGAACATAATACAAAAATATCACATGGTAAAAGTGGTTTAAAAACAAGTTTAACAATAAATGACAAAGATGGCATTCAAGGTATAAAAATATTCCCATACTTACATAATATAGTTGATTCAATATATAATACTGAAATATTAGAAAGTTCTGCTATAAATATAAATGTGGCTGGTATGTTCAACCATAATTTAATGTGTAAAGTAAGTTTTGATGCAAATTCATCTATTGAAACATTAAAATCAAAAATGCCTTATGTTACTGGTGAATATTTTATAACTAAAATAGTTGATCATATATCATCTGGTAATGTTTTTACACAAACAATAACATTAGGAAGAATAGGTTCTGTATGAGAGTAAATGAAAAGAATTTTAAAATATTAACACAAACTCTACCTTTTTATAAAGGTGTAATTGAAGATGATAAAGATCCTTTAGAATCTCAAAGATATAGGGTAAGAATTATTGGTATAGATGATGAAACTATACCTACTGAAACTTTACCTTGGGCTACTTCATTGGATTTTTCTTTGTTTTCTGGCATGGGCTTTACAAGTTTTATAAAAAAAGGTGCTTATGTATTAGTTCATTTATTTCAAAATGATAGAAATCAACCTATTATAATAGGTGTTTTAAAAGGTGTTAATAATCAAAATGAAGAATTACAATCATTTAAAGATCCTACAGGTCAATATCCTTTAAATGATTATAAAAATCAACCTGATACAAACAATAAATCAAAAGGTGAAAAATACTTAAAGAATCAAGTATTTGAAACAGAATCAGGGCATTATATGGAATTTGATGATTCAAATGGAGATGAAAGAATACATATATTTCATAGAACTGGTACAGAAGTTCTAATTGATAAAGAAGGTACAGTAACAATAAATGTTGTAAAAGATAGAAACTTAAATGTTAAAGAGAACCAAACTTCTGTTATAGATAAGAATGATACAACACATATAAAAGAAAATAAAAACTTAACTGTTGATAAAGATAATACAACAAATATTAAAGGAAACAACACCATAAATATTGATAAAGACTGTAATATTACAATTAAAGGCGAATGTAATATTACAGTTACTGGAAATGCTAATATTAAAGCATCAAATATTAATTTAAATTAAATAATTTTTTAAAAAAACATTTAATTTTACAATGTTTGTGATTATGTGTTAGTTTCTCAACACTAATATTAATTTCATTTTTCTTGTCATCTATTTTTTTAATAATATCATCAACATTATCATCAACAGATATTTTTACATCTGGATTTAAATGAATTTCTTTAGCTGAATTAACAATGTAGTCTTTTGCTAAAAAAATAACATTGTTATCAGATTCTATTATTATATTCTTTTTAAACTTAATGTAAATGTTTTTTTCATCTTCTTTTACAATAATATTATCGTTTAAAACTTTTGAAAGCGGTTTATTATTATCCTCTAAAAACATTATTACTCCCTTGAGCGATTATACCTCCACAATTAACAGCATCTCCTATACCACAAGTAGCTTTTGAATTTGTAAAAACACTTGTGCTACCACTTGAACTATTTCTACCATGCGGTGGTGTATCAGGGCATGCGTGTGATTGTATTTTATCACCTAGTCTATGAACAGCTATTGAATTTGCAAAAACATTAGAACTTGCTTCTATTGTAGGTGAAGGTGGATAACAACTATGTCCTAATGCTATATCTCCTAATCTAGTTACTGGTGGCATAATATCCCTTTCCTATTCTTTATCCAAACACCTTGCCCACAATCCCATACTTTATAATACCCGTTTATACTCATATTCTCTGATTCAGTCAAGTTTGGATCAAATTTCTCTAGTTTATCTTTAAGTTTATGTTTCATAAATTGTTGTCTAGAGTGTTTAGTCCCATTCTTATAGTAGAAATAACCTGGCTTAGAAAAATGACTAAATTCGAACCCTAATTGTTTGTAAATTGATCCATCAGAGTAAAGTCTATCTGAGTAACTTATTAATGAACCTTCATTTTCTTTTTCGAAATGTTTCAATAATTTAGAAGCACCACCTATAACATTTGTGTTCTTCTTAGTACATAATCTAATTAACTCCCAGTCATACCTACCTGTAAATCTAGGTTTTCCGAATGACATTAAGCAAACTAATTCATCTTGGTAATAAAGTCCATAACACACAGTTGATCCAGTAAATCCTTGGAGATGATTTGTGTCTAAAAACTCTTTCTCTTCTGTCTTAGGTACTTCTTTTAAAATGCATTTTCTAGCCATTATCTTTTTTGATTTTCCTAGCTTATTATTAATAATACTAGTCCAAATATTTTTCTTGCTGTACCATGAATGTTCAAAAATATGGAGTAATTGTATTCCTTTTTCTAAGCATTTATTTGTTTTATCCAAATGATAATTTTTATCTTTACCCATTTGCTCAGAATGCCAGTAGTCTCCATTACATTCTATAGCTAATTTATGGTTTGGGACATAAAAATCTAATTCTTTATCACCCAAAACTGAATAATCATTGCTTATATAATTACCTAATAATTCAGACATTTCTTTTTCAAATGAGCTAATAGAAGGGCTACATATTGGACAATATACACATCCTTTTCTAAAGCTCTTTACTTCTCTGCTAAAAGTATGTCCATTTTTACATTCAAATAAGTTTTTTCCAATTACTTTATAACCTAATTCTTTTATAAATGATGTTCTTTTATCTTCAACACATTCACTACATAATGGGAATTTTTTAAAATTGTTGAATATTCTCTTGGATATGTGACCATTTTTGCACATGAGTTCTAATTCTTCTGAGTCATATTGATTTATTATGGTATAACCAAAACTAGTTATAATTTTTATCTTATCTTCTTCATTACATTTTGGGCAATTGATATATCCTTTTTTTAAATCATTATATTCTCTTTTAAAAATATGCCCGTTTTTGCATTTTATGAATAAGTCATGTGCTAAGTTTTCTGATGCTGGCTCATAACCACAACTTCTAATAAATTCAATTTTTTCTTCTTTTATACATTCATTACATGTAGTAGTTCCCTTTTTAAAGTTACCAAAATACTTTTTTATAATGTGTCCGTTTTTACATTTAAGTAATAACTTTCCTTTTTTATCCATAGTAACAACTTCATAACCTAATCCTTTTATAAACTCTAGTTTTTGCTTTTCTTCACACTTAGGACATTTTATATATCCTTTTTTGAAATCACCAAATTCTCTTTTAAAAATATGATTATCTTTACATTTTACATACAAGTTTCTAACTAAGTCTTCAGATACAACTTCATAACCTAAATTATTTAAAAACTTTATTTTATCCATTTGTTACCTGTTTAAAATAAACTTAAACCAAATGCTAAAAAATAGCCTTTAAAAATATATGATAAAGCACTTATACCTAATAATAAAACTATTAAAATTATACTACAGCAAATAAGCATAAATATACTAAGACCATACCTGTATTTTTTACTAGGATATAGATTATAACAATTTACATCATACTTATTAAATACTCTGCGTATAATTTTTGATGTGTTTTCCATAAAGAAGTATGAATCATCATTTTCTGAAAGTAATGTTTTATAGAAACCAAATTTTTTTCTAGCATATATTTTATAGTATCTTTTCTGATTAAAAAATGTTCTACCTAATTTTATTTTAATAATATCATAATCATTTATGTTTTCTATTGTATCTTTAAGTTTATCTTTCAGATCATCATTAAGTTTAATTGTAATACTTTTTTTTCTTAAAAAAGTGTTGTAATTTTTTTCCATAATTTTATCCTTTCAATATCAATTTATCAGCATTATATCATAATTTACTTAAAATAAACTTAAACCAAATTTATTTTAAAATTATTTTTATTAGGATGATTTTTCATAAACTCAACAGCATCAGTATATACTTTATCTCCGATTTTTAAAGGAAATTTTGCTTCATCTATATAATTTTTGCAAAATAAAGTGCTTATTATATCATTGTCTTGTAATATGGTAATAGTAACATCGCTTACTTCTGTTACTGTATTACTTAATCTAGAACCTCCTGAATTTGCTTGTACTGTATAAGTAAGTTTAACTTGAAAATTGAATGTAAAAGTTTGCCCATTTTTTAATATACCCAAATGTCTCCAATTACTACCATCTATTTTCATCAATTGATATTCATATATAGCATTTTTTGCTGAAGGTTGTTTACTAAGAAGTTCTATATTACCAGTTATTAAACCTGTTTGCTCATTTATGGTTAAATGTAAAGGAATATCACCTAATAATTCCCATTTTATATAACTTTCAAAATTATTAGGTGGTGTAAATTTTACTTGGTGTTTATAAGTAGATAGTTCAAAAGGTGGATTGTATCCACCTTGTGCTTCATTTCTTAACTCACCACTTTCAAGCCCCATTAAATACCTTATATAATTAAGCTATCTTTTCCCAATGTGAGTATGTAAAATCAACTGTAAATTCTTGTATAGAATTTGTTTTATCTGCTGCCACTTCTATTTCACCGACTTTTGATGGCCATACATTAAAAAACTCATAAGTTGCAACAGGCTCACCATTACAATTAACTTGATGAACCTTAGCTGTAACCATTAAACTATATGGATCACAAGTATGATAATTGTTTTTGTACACATCAATTTTATCAATCCATGTTAAAAATTTCGCTCTAATATTATGATCAGGTGTTTGATAAAATACTGGGCTCCAAGCTGCATCAAATGTTGAATCACCTGGTAATTTTAATTTCCTACCTTGGACAAATGCTTCAACTTCTCCAAGAGTTCTTTCTGGGAAACTAGCAGTTTTACATAATATAATATCCTCTTCTGTAAATGCTACTTCTGGAGCACCTAACGGAGTACCTATTTCTATAAAATATTTATCACTTTTTGCTCCACCTTTAAGAGCATTTGCTAATTTATCAACTGTATATAAAGGCATTTTAATTATCTCCATTTTTAGTAGTATTTATACTCTTTCCCAATATGTATAGGCAAATGTGACTTCTGTTGATGATATTTCTTTTCCAGAAGCACTTAATTCAACTTCAGCTATATCAATAGGGAAAGTATAACATAGTTTAAATTTAGTTTCAGTTTTACCATCAGATGATAATTGTGAAACTATTATATCACTCATATAACCAGCACCTACACTATTAAAACCAACATAGTTACCTAAGAATATTGATTGTGTAATTGTACTATCAAAACTATCAATTCTATAAATCCAATCACTAAATAATTGATGAATATCCATATCAGGTGTATTATAAAATGTTATTTTATGTGTATTATTAAATTGTGCTGCACCTCTTATAACAAATGGTTGCCCACGATGATACACTTTTACAGTACTCATAGACTTACCTGGAATAGATGTTCTATTAGCCATTATACTTAAATATTCACCTGATATATTTACTGTTTTAAAAAACGGTAGAGACCTCAATAGGGTAGGTATTTTTATGTCAATTTTATATTTTGAATTGATGGCACCCCCTTGTTTAAGGGAGCTTCTTAGTCTATCAATATTATATAAAGACATATTAGAATATTAATGTCCAAGTAATTCTTAATATAGATGAAACATCTTTACTTCTAACAGCAAAGGTTCTCATACAAAATAAATCATTACCTGCATATAAACCTGCTTCTGTATAACCAACAGCACCTGATGTTCCATTACCAGCTGTTGTTGAAAGCTCTATTCTATATGTAATTGTATTATTACTATTAGTAACTTCAACTGTTGATCCAGCACCTACATCATCTTCTGTAACAACAGCTTGTCCATCAGATTGTGGTGGTGTAAAATTAACATGATAACAAAACTCACCTTCTTCTTCAGCAAATAATTGAGTTCTAGCAGCTGTAAAGCCTTCATTAGCTGTTTTTGGCATCATAAGATTATTACCAATATGTCCTCTAGTTCCTAAAACAAGTTTATTTACTGGAGTTGTACTTCTACCAGCCATGTGTGAAGCTAGAACAGGTCTTGATCCATTTACAACTAAGTTATGTTTTTCAAAGGTATCTATAACATTTCTATCTTTATCTAATAATTCAATTTTAAAATATCCTTTTGGTGGATTAATTGATTCTACCATTATTTTTCCTTATTTTTAAAATATTTATATCAAAAGCGTCATCTAATATAACACCATTATCAATATATTCTGCTCCTATATTTATATTACCTACTTTAAACGAACCAACTGTTATTTTTATATCATCATTAACAACTTTTTCATCAAAGTTATCCAGTATAGTTGTATAAAAATTAGTTTTAAGATTTTTTGCAACAGTTTCAGAATATTCTGTTGGGATCATCTCTCTTTCAATACTAAATGAATCATCAAGGATAACACCACCTTCTGGGTTTTCAGATTGTGATCCAACTTTAAAAGATCCCACTATTATTTTATTTCCAACGGTATTACTAATACCTTTTTCATTTATAACATTATCTGTAAAATTATTAGTTGAGTATAAATCTATATCATCATGTATATGTTCAAATAAACCTCTATTTATAGCATTTGTAAGAAATAATGGCATTTTATCTGGAGTATATTTGATAGGATCATCAGGTAATGTGTAAATAGTGTTATCATCAATTTTACCAATTACAAGAGATGAATAATATTTATCAGCTACTCTAAATTTATTTACAATGGCTTCACCTATAATAGGCGTATCAAAACTGTTTAATCTATTCCATACACAATCATATACTATAAGGTTGTTTTCGGAATTATCGAATTCATCTTTTAATCTAAATTTTAGAGAAATATCATAATCTAATTTTAATATGTATGTATTATTCCAGTTTTCTATTACGCTACCATCTTTTTCATTATATGTTATAGAACCATTAAAATCTTTTATTAATTGTTTCCCATCATTAAATGTTATAACTATTCTTTCTTGGTTTTGTATATTTTTAGAGGTATAGATATCTTCTACTTTATCTTTATCAAACTCTTTTCTATAGTTTGTTGAAACAATTTCTAATGTTTTTACATTGAAGTTAATTAAATCATCTATATATTCTATAAATTCTAAAACAAGACTTATAACATAGTTATAACCAAAACCAACTGGATGTGCTATTGATTTAACACTACCTTCATATAATATAGGATCTAGTAGGCCTTCTATTCTTATAAAAAACGGCTCATCAGGGTTATCTTCTGTACCCCATTTTAAATTAAAACCACTTGAACCATTTTACATCTAAACCAGGTTGAAGTCCTGATGTAAATATAATATTATAAGCATATTCTATTGCTACATCAAGACCTTTTTTTTCTTTAAAACTTGTAAAATTAACAAAATAATCTTTTAATAATTTTTTATAAAATTCTTTTATATCAAATGGTTGGTAATTATCAGTTGTACCTATTTTTTCTTTCATTCTCTGAATTACAACTGGATTTGTCAATGCTTTTTGCATACCATAATATAATGATTCTGCATATATTTTAACAATGTTTTCTGTTATGTTATCATTAGGTCTTTTAAATATGTTATATATATCTAATGAATATGGATTTAACTCATCTAAAACTTCATATAGGGCTTCCACACTATCTTTATGCAGTTTATTTTCATTATAAATGTTGGGCAAATCAACACGATCTATCATATAACATCACTTTCACTTACAAATTTTACTGAAGATAATCTAGCTATTGTATTTTTATAAAATGATAGGTTATCATCAGAATATTTTACCCTTATATATTTTGGAGTTACATTATCAAGACTGCTTAAAACTATACTATCTGTTATTTCTATAACTATAAACCTTCTTCTATTATCATATATTATTTTATAAGTTCCTATTATTGTTCCATTTGCAAATATATTGAAACTTATATTAGTATTCTTTATAATTAATCCATCTGAAGTGACAACATTTTTACCATTGAAAACTGCTGATTGACCATTTCCTACATCAAAAGTACCTATTATAGCATTAGAACTTCCTATGACTGTAAATCCTTTTATAGGATTTTTAAAATCCACTTCTAATTTTCCACCAAAGTCATCCGAACTTATTTGTGGCAGTAAGTTAACATGTAATTCATTTTGATCATCCTGTGTTTTAGTTATTATTTGCTCAAAAGGTATAGCCAGATAAATATATAAAATATCTTTGTTTGGTTCTTTATTTCTTAAATACAAAGGTATATTCATACTAACATCTACTTGTATACCTGATAAATCATATAATTCTGTTCCTAACCTTTTTATAACACTTGAATGAAAATAAGAAGATTCAAAACTTTCTATATCTGATTTAAAATAATCTTTTAAAATATTAAATAGTTTATCCTGTGTTTCATTTTTCGAAACTACAATATTTTGTTTGATTATCCTTATTTCATAATCAAAATCCATATATATAGGATATCTATTATGTAATTCCATAGTCATTATTTTATAAGAATCTAACTCATCAAATATACCTTTATTTACTAAATATCCATTTTTATCTAATGTATTAGATCTTAACTCACTTTGTTTTAAGTAATATGAATCATTTTTGTTTACTAATGAATATGTTTGTGTTGTTTCATCTAATGAAAAATCTTGATTACGGTATTCAGGGATAAATGAAAACCAAATATGTCCTAGTTGTACAACTTGCTCTTCATCCCCACCCCACACTTGGGTTTGATATATATTTGTATATCTATTACAGATTGCAATATAATCTCTTACTGTAACTGCCCTGTTTGCTGAATTATGAAATATAGGAGCATTTTCTTTTATTGAACTATTGGTTTCTTCATCAGTGCCAACTATTTTTGTTTCAAATTTATCAATTTCCATGAGATTAAAAGGATATGTATTTTGTGAAAATGCAAAATTGTCCCCACATTTACCACTACTTCCTTTAGATTCTAAATATGTAACTTTTACGGTACTTCCTGGTAATAAATTTGTACCTATACCTGATATTGAAAAATAGATATCAACACCACTATAATCTATGTTATTTAAAACAAAATATTTTTTATTTGTATCACTATCTGCATCTATCATAAATTGATCTGACTTTTCCCAATACTCATCAACTTTACTATCTCCAGTTTCGATATCAATATAAGTTACAAAAACCTCAAGCCCATTTTCTTCTATGTTGTCCTGATATAATGATATTTTATTTGAAGATTTTATACTTCTATTTTGTTCAATAGCTTTAATAGTAAAAACTTGTGTGTCTTTATTTTTGTCCCATTTATGTAAAATTCCTTCCTTTACATCTATTTTTATAGTAGATGCTTTTCCAGTGGTTATATCTTTGTTAGATAACTCAACTTCAATATCACTACCCATATAATAGTAGGTATTTGAACCACTGTTAAACATTGTATATTTGGGTATTGAATAAATTCTTTTATCTTCGTTATCATCATCTTTTGTATCATCTTTCAAAGGTTTTATTTCCAAAGAATAAACATAAGATACTTTTCTTGATGCTTCATATCCTAATTGTCTAGCACCCATAAGTATATTTTTCCTATATTGAGCAGTTGATAATAGCATTTCACCTGCTTGAAAAGAGGTATTTACATTTATACTATAAGCTAAATAAGATAATATATCTGCTAATAGGTTTGCATTTGAACTTTTTACATCAGCATTATATCCTTTATTTTTAAGTAATTTTATTACTTCATCTTTTATATCATCATAATTATATGGAATTAAAATATTATCCGCCATTATCCAACCTTTATACTAGCTGTATCTGATATAGTTGTATCTCTAACTCTATATTTTATTTCAATATATACACTATTATCAGCGTCTCCTTTTGAAATATTTATATTATCAACTATAATACGATAATCAAATTTTTGAATTGATGTTTTTAAAGATGTCTTATAAGCATCTAATGCAACTGAGCTATATTGATCAAATAATAGCTGAGCATTATTTGAAAATTCTGGAAATCCAGCTATATCCCCAATAGTAGTGCTTACAATATTTTTTAATGACACATAAAAAGTATCAACATTTATTATATCTTTTTCAATGTTTTTTGGATTTATATCTTTGTATTGTATCACTATAAATAACCTTTTAAGGTTATTTATAGTATTATTTTACAACTTTGGATGGGATCAGGATTATAAGTGCATCATTATTTTTTGGGATTAATTTAAGCAAATATGTATCTTGCCTTGATGAATGTTTATGTACCGATACAATATAATCTGTTGTTGGTATTCTTTTTAAGTTTTTAATACTTATGAAAATATTTGCCTTTGAATTTATTACATTTGGTGTTACATTTAATGAAAATTCATTACCATTTATACCTTGTTCAGAAGTAGAAACAGTAATAATATCGTCAATATTTAATACCATGTCATCAAATCCTAATAATGTAGCAGCTTTCTTAATTTTATCCGAAACTGTCATATCTAATTCAAAAGAAGATACTAACTCAGCATTATTAACATTTTCAAGTATTGTTGGTTTTACACCACAAGCATTAGATAATGCTTCAACATTTGTAGTAAGATATTTACAACTCATCCCATCTTTTGAAATATAAATAATATTTTTATCATCCATTGTTATGTTTGCATCTTCACCAATTATTTTTAATAAATCCATAAATTCTTTAATTTTTAGAATACCAAAATCTTTAGGAAATGGTTTATTTTCAAGTTTTTCCAAGTCAATAAAAGCAATGATACTACCAGCACTGTCTTTTATACCTGTTAATTTTGATGAAAATATAATTGATTCATTAATTAGCTGTAATGAATTTACTAGCGCAATAGTTTTACTATTAAGTAACATTATATTCCTTTCTTATAAAGTAAAGTGGTATAATACCACTTTAAGATTAATTTAAATAACTTCTTTGATTAAGATGCATTACATTGCAGCTTAATGAAGCACCACTAACATAATAGCCTGATATATTTTGAACTACTAACTGTAATCCTAACTCAGAACAGATTTCATCCATAAACTCAATTTTATCTTTTTCCATTTCATATAGATCTTTATCAGATTTTTTATTCAACTCTGAAATATCAGATGGCGTGATAACTATACCACCAGGTAATAATACACTATTTGTAGTTCCTGCTAATGCAAAATCATATTGATCTGGGTCATCATGACTATCAACACCTAATGGAATTACCTCAACATGTTTTTCAAGTTCTTTAATAATATCTTTATCAAGATTATATGTATTAACCAAGCATGCCTCTGTATCTGGTCCTAATGGGAATACATTACAATCTAGATGATATAAATATTCATCAATACTAGGGAATTTTATAATTTCACAGTTGAATGTTTTTGCAATCCAATCTAAAGCTGCACCGTTAGTTCTATTACCATCAGCACCTACATACACATTACCATATAGCCATTTTAAGTCTGCTTCACCTTCAAAATACATAGGTTCACCTTTTTCATTAACATCAGGCATAATAATAGGGTCAAATCCAAGTTTTTTAAAGTACTCATAACCTACTTTTGTTTCACCTTTGCGTGGTTCTGACTTAAAATTACTAACTAATATTCTACGATCTTCATTTGGATTTAAATGTGGGAAAATCATACCTAAATTAGCAACATAAGCCAAATCCTGTAAACCTTTTTCAGCTGGTATTGTATAAATTGATGCTACCGAGCTAATTGTTTTTTGTAACTCAAAAAATTGTTTTTCAATTTTTTTAATATTTGGTGTAAATTTACCATCTTTTTTTAAATCTTCCATCCATTTGTTATTTGGTGTTGAATCAATTATACCATATGGTGCAGCCATTAAAACTGATGGGATACTACTGTTTCCTACAAAGTTCTGTAACATTTTTACTCCTTTAGTAATTTTATTTTATATTTACAAAAATTAATATAATGCAATTATACTATATTATGCTTAATTCCTCCTTAATCTGGTTGATCTATATCAAAAAATCTTGATTGTTTAAAGTTTATACCAACATACTTTTGAGATAAATTACCACTATTTCTATTTTTAGTAAATGATATAATGGCCTGACCTAATTCATCTAATTCTGGTGATCTATGCAGCATTGCAATAGTATCAGCTGTTTGAGCTATACCTAATGATTCTGCTATGGTGCTAGTATCAGCATTTGAATTATTATAAGCATTTCTATTAAGTTGTGCTGCACTTAAAACACATTTTTTACTTTCTTTAGCATAAGCATGTAGTTCTTCTGCAATTTTTTTATAATAAGAATATAAACCTACACTAGGCTGTAAAGCATACGAAGCCATAAGTGCTAAATAATCTATTATTATACAATTTAAATTTATTTCTAAAGATGACTCTACTTTTTGAACTAATGATTTTAATTGTAAAACATCAAAACTACCAGCACCATATTCTTTTACAACACATCTTCCTAAGTTTGGTAATTTTTCATAACCTTCTGAAACATTATAGTTCCTTAGTTCACTAATATCAATATTAAAAATATTACTTTCTATTCTATCCCAAATTTTTATTGAAGGCATTTCTAATGTTATATAAAGGCAGTTATATCCTTTTAACATAGCATTTGCACAAAAATGAGATAAAAACATTGATTTACCACCATGTGTAACAGAACATATGAAATTAAGTGTGCTAGGCATATAACCACCTGCTAAAACTTCATCTAGTACTTCAACACCTGTTGAAATACCAATTTTTGTTTCTCTTCTTAATATATCCCTTTCTTGTGCATCAATATCTTTCATACCTATGTCAGTATCCATTGTAAATGATATAGCTTGCCCTAACCTTTCATATATCTTGCCAATGTCCTTTTTTTCTTGTATAAGTTTTGCACCTTGTATAATACAAGATCTCATTTCAGCTTGTTTTATAAATTCTGCTGTTTCATTATTAAGAAACTCTGGAGATACATTTTGTTTATCTAACATAATTTCTTTAAATCTGTTTATACAGTTTTCTTGTTGCTCATCTTTAAAGTTATCTTTTAACTTTAAAGCTACTTCTTTAGGTGTAGGTTTTTTATTATACTCTTTTACAAGTTTTTGTATTGTTTTGTAAATATCAGAATCTACGCCAATAAAATGTTCAGGTTTTAAAATTGAATATACTTTATCAAAATATATTTCATCATTAATAAGACTTTTTAAAATTAATCCACTAATCATTATAATCCTAACATTAATTTTACTATCTGTTGTTTATTATCAATATCATTTAATATAATACAATTTTCTGTTTTAATAATATCAATTTTTAAATGAGATATTCTATCATAAATTATCTTAAGATCACCTGAAAATATTATTAACTTACCTAAATCGTCATCTAGTATATATATCTTATACTGTGATGTTACCATTTTATACACAAAGGAATTGTAATTACCTTTCATTATGTAAGTGTCATTTATTATTTTTTCTTTAATAATATTTTGCTGTAAAGAGTATTCCAATGATATAAAATTATTCTTAACAATATTATAAATGTTATTTTCTTCTGTATTATTTTTAAGCAAATCAACTAATGCTGGCAGTTTATTTTTCTTAAAATATAAATCTAAATAATATCCAAATAAAAAATCCCTTTGATTATTTTTATCCCATTTATAATATGATTTTAATGGGTTTTGTAAATATTTTGGTATGTTTTCAAAATTTATTTCAAGATTTACTATATTCTTTGGTAAATTGATAGAATCAGTATTAAATCCTATTATTTCAAATTTATATGAATCATCTTTAATATATTCATTAAGCTGATTATAACCACATATTTTAACCTCTTGCATATTAAAATCATTTCTATATAAGCTTATTATAACTGGTACTACATTATAATTACATACTATCATAATATTTCCTTTATAATTTCTATGATAGTATATCATAGAAATTCTTAAGGTTTACTTATATAAATGATGTTCCAAATAGTAGCTCTTATTTCCATCTTTATTTAAAATATCTTTTCACCTTTAGTGTTATCTATATTATTTTGGCTCTATCATTAATATAATCCTATGCATTTAATTTATATTGAACGCATATATATAAGAACTATCGTTTGTTTCAGAGTCATTATTGCTTATTTCCAAATCATTATCTATACTGCCTTCTATTTTGTCTCCATTATCATTTACATAATACCATATAGCTTTTACATCAGAAACAGATGTTTGACCATAATATCCGTCTCCTACATACAATATTTTATTAGGAATCTTTTTAGATAATAAAGTTATTTTAAGTTGTTTAACACTAGCATCAGACCATAGCGAACATTGATCAGCATTTCCAAGATATTGTTTGAATATATTAGTAACGCAATGATATGAAGGGTCATTATATATACCAGTAGTATCCACATCAACTTTTATATCTTGACTGCTAGGAGTTAAAGAACTGACTTCAGAATATCCAGAAAGGTTACCCAACCCATCTAGAGATAGCAATATTTGACCACTATTTAACCCTTTAACTATTTGTTTTGTAGAAGCATATCCGTTATCAAATCCTATTTTAACACCGCTCATACAACCACCATATTGGCCACTTCTTAATCTTACATTACAAGTAATTTCTATTTTTCTAAGGTTTGGTTTAATTTCATCTCCTGTTACTATATTTACCCATTTATTAGCACCAGAAGTATTGTCTATACACATATATACAGCTTTATTAGTTGTATCAGAGTATAGAGAACCTACTTTATTAGGGTTTAATGAAAAATTAGGTTTGCCTGACCCTGTAAGTAATTCTGCATTTTTATTAATTCTATTATTTATGTAATTTATAGAATCAAGAACAGATATTAAAAACATACCATCTTTATAATCTATATTAATATTCACAGGACTATTATTTCCAGAGCTGCCTTTAATATTGAAGGTTTTTACAATAGTATTTTCTATAAACAATTCAATTTTACAGTCTTTAGAATATAAAAAAGGATTTGTAGCACTAGTTCCAAATAATTGAAAAGATATATTATCAACTTGTTTGGAGCTATTTATATCAACTTGGTAATAAGGATTTTTTAACCCATCATTACTTAAGAATAAAGAGTATTTTTTATTATATTCTCTAAAAGGATTTGGTATATCATAAACTCCACTATAATCATAAGCTCCATTAGTTTTAACAGTTACTAAGGCGTTACTTCCACTAGAAAGATCTACACTAGATGAATTAAAATCAGAAGGTCTTGTAGATAATAAAGCATCATTATCATTATATACTGTATCATCTCCTATTAAATTTAAACCTATTTTATTATTTTCTCTATCAATAACTTCAACCCCATAAGGTTTAAGGTACTCATCATCTCCTTTAAGTTTTATCTTGAAATTACTAACTACTACTGTATCACCAGATGAATAATTAGAGCTATCAGTTGTCGCAGATATTTTTACACAAATATTTTTTGTATTTAAAGAACTAACATCATTGTAAGGTACTAATGGAGTATTACTAATATTATATGCTACATTGTCTGCAATATTTTTATCTAGGTATTCTTTATGTATTAGTTGTTTGCTGTCTGTAATTTTTTCATTGTTTATATTCATATACACTTTATTATTAAAAGTAGTTATCCCATTTATAGATTGATGTGCTTCAGATGTTAGAACTTTTAATGGTTTCAATGATTTTTCTACTAAATTATATACTGATCCACTTTCAGTCCCATCTCTTCCTGTTACATTCATACCTGTAGATACAAGGAAATTAATAACATCGTTTGTATTTTTTCTTAGGTGCATAACTAATGATCCTGCAAAAGTAGGAGCACCTATTTGTATAGTATCAGCTTTAACAGAACTTCCTATTTTGAGTAATGTTATTTTAAATGGACAATCCATATCTAGGTTTGAACCCATATAATAATCATAACATAAATCAGATACAGAACCCCAATATTCTAACATAGCTCCATACCCGTATTTAGCAGAATATTGCTTAGCAGCAGAAAATGATATTTCTAATAATATCTCATTTTCTGCTACTTCATAAGATTCTAATGTTGATACACTATCAGAATAAGTTACATTTGTTTTACTGTTATCAGAAGTTAGAACTGCAATAACTTTAGTTCCACTAGTTGTATCAAAAGCATTTGAAGATACTTTATAAGCTTTATATGTAATATTTCTTATAGTATCTTTTATATTAACATACCCACAATATCCTGTTCCATAGCTTGCACTACCACTAAATGAAACATCTATGTAATCTCCATTTTTTAGAGTTACAGGGCTCTCATCAAACATAGATTGCAACATATTATTTATTGTTTGTTTAAATTCTTTAAGTCTTACAAGTTGTAATTCCATATCTGCAGGCTTTAAAGAGCATATATTATTTTCTAACACATGTATTGATTTAATTGCTTGAGATATATTACTATACAGAATATCTCCTGCAATTTTGCTGACAGGAGTATGAATATAAGTCATATCCGCAGATTCGTATGTATTTTCTACAGGATCTAGTGTATCTGTTTTTACTGTTAATTTTTCAGAACCATTTGTAGTCATAGATATACTTACAATATCTGGAGTATTAATACCAAGTTTATCTATTTTTATAGATACTTTTCTATTATTTGTTATATCATTTTGACTTCCAGAATAATAATCATATATTAAATCTCCGTCTTTTTTATTAGCGTTTCTAGCAAACATGGCTCCATAACCATATCCACTAGAATAAACAGATATAGTATCATAAGATAGTATAACTCTAACTTCTCCTTCTTTAAGCTCATATTGTTTAAGCTCATCAACTGTTTTAGTTATATCAAACTTAACATCTATATTTTTTGTATAATCAGTTCTAGAAAGTATAACAACCATTTCCTTTGAAGGATTTTCTGTAAATGATGTTTTATCTGCCATTATAGCTTTATATTCATTGCCTACTATATCTTTTAGGAATACATTTTTTAATTGTTGTGCAGAGTACACTACTGGATTTGCATATCCAAAAGTTATTTCTGTAACAGAATTTTGTGTAAGTGCTGTATGATCAGGAAGCTTTATACCTCCAGGATTATCTAAAATGTATCCCAAATTAACTGCATGATTTCTTTCAGAAGGAACAGATTCTAGTAAAATATGATCTACATAAGTTTGATCACCTGTAAATGTATTTGATTTATTGGTTTTAGCTGTTGTTTTAAACTTATCATCTACACTATTTATAGCATTAACTAAATTATCTTTAGAAACTTCATTATTTAGTGAATTTAAATCACCAATAACAGATTCAACTTTGTCATTTATTTGTTTTGTTGTCCAGCTCAAAATAGCCACATCATCAGAATCAACAGGTGTTAATGCTTTTAATTTTCCTGTGAATTTTTTAATACCATTTATTGCTACTTGGTCTGAAGTTATATCAACAAATTTACTAGCATCAAAAGATTTACCTAAATCATACCAAGTTTTACCATTCCATATATACATATATCCAGTATCTTCAGCATACCATACATCACCTATCTTTTTATTAACAATGGCTTCTATTTCTGTATATGTAGGTTTTGATCCTTTATATGAAAATACATTAGATAGTAGATCTTTAACTTCTTTTATGTTATTGTCAAACTGTTTCTTTCTAATAACATGATTATCTAGTGTTGCATCTACTTCTACTGAAGGTGCTTCTGTAAAAGTATTAGCTTTTGTAAAAATATTAACTGCATCTTTCTTTGCATAATCAGTTAAATTAATTTCAGGTGGTACTATTTCGTCTATTTTATCATCTATCTCTTGTTTAGTATATGTTTCTTCTTTTGTAGCAAATTTATCCAAATTTAAATCTGTTATATCAGCTACAACATGTGTATGAATTTTATCTGCTTTCTTATCTAATAAACTATTTGTTTCTGGTTTTGTATAATAGTTAGATAAATCAGGACCATCTGGATCAATTGGGGGTTCAGGCTTAAATACAATATCATCCCCACCAAAAAAATCAGGATGCATCATAGCTATTTCAGCAGGATAATTGACTCCTGGTATTAATAAAATAGGATATAAGTCATCAGTACTAATCCATCTAGGTTCTTTTAATAAACATACAAAAAAATCTTGTGTAGGTTCTCTTTTTGGTTCTATCATAACACAGTCCTATAATATCTAATTTATAGATATTTATAAGACTGCTAATAATTACATCCAATCATCAAATAAAGAAATACCCATGTTACTGTTAAATGAAGCTATACTATCACTGTGTTTTTTACAATTATATTTTAAGAAAAATTTAAGAAGATTATTAAGATCTATTGTTGGTTTTTCCAAATTATACTGTTCTATAATGCTTTCTTTAATATTATCAGGTATTTCTCTAAAATCAATTAATGTTTTATTTCTGATAAAATTATCATAAACAAGTTTATTTTTTTCTAAATTTTCATTTAAGTTTTCTGAGAATTTCTTAGCCCCTACTTCACCAAAATAAGCTGGTTTAAAAGGTGATTTTTCAGACTGCTTAGAATATAAATCATATAATGTTTTTGATATTTCTAATTTATTGAAATTATTTACATCTGTTTCAAAAATACCATTAGTTTCAAGAAACTTTATAAAGTCAGGTGTGAAAGTTGTGCCTTCCATTATTGATGGAATATTATCTGCTTTGTCACCAAGTAAAATATGCATAGTTAATGTTTTTGTTATTTCTGATTCTTCTATATTTCTAAAGAACTCTTTCTTAATAGGTTTAAACAAAGTTATATGTTTGTTTATTAGCAACTGCATAAAATCTTTATCTTCAGAAACAACTAATACAGGTTTAGCAGTATGATTTGCTAATACAGCAATAATGTCATCACCTTCAGCACCTTTTACTCTTAAAACTTTATATGGTAGTGATTTTTTGATAACATCAATAATTTCATTAACAGCTGGAAACACTTCGTTTTCCCAATCAAAAACATCCGATAACTTTCTGTTTGTTTTATATTCAGGATAATATGACTTTCTCCATGAATTAGATCCTTCCAAAGCAAGGATAATTTCATTCCCATAATCTCTTGCATATTCTGTTTGAATTAATTTTAGATAATTAAATATTAAATGAACAAACATACCATGGTATTTTTCAAAACTAAGTTTCTGTTTGCTATACATATCTTTTCCAACAGCTACATATAAACTTTTAAAAGCTAAATGCATAAAATCAATTAAAACCATTTATAGCCCCTTTCTTATGTTTTTCTTTTCGTGTATATTTTGTTTTATTTTTAATAAATCTTGTCTGCAGATTTATCTCTCTCTTAAACGACTTTATAATGGATCCATCTCGTTTCATTTTATCCTACCTCCTTTAAACATATTTAAAACTTCTTCTTGTTTTTCTTTAGGTAGAATACTACAATACTGTTTAGCTACATCAAAAGATACATTATAATATTTACTAACAGCTTCTTCATATTCATTTAATTTATCTTCTTTTGGAGGTCTCCCCATATAAGTTACTTTATTCATTATTGAGCGTGCAAACCAATACTGAACATTTATAGGTATATCGGTATGATTGTTAATAAAATTAGCAAACTCAACAGAATGAATATCATTACTCATCCATCTACATAACATAAACGAATTTAATAAATTCATTTCATTTTTATTAGGTATAAAGTCTTTTTTATACGCAGAAACCATAACTTCATATTGTGAATGTGTTATATTCATTTATTTTTCCTTAAATGCTACAATTGTTTTATAATTGTAGCATTTTAAACCTTAAAGATTATTTAACCAATCATCATCCTGACTGTTTTCTTGCTTAGGTTTTTGTTGTTGAACCACTTGTTGTTGAGGTTGTGGTTTTGATTCTTGTGTTTCAAATGGTGGATTATCATTTGTTTTTCCAACCACTGATGGAACACTTGAAGTTTTAGTACCAAAAGGATTTTTAAACCTTTCTAGTTTTTCTTTTAATTCTTCATAAGAAGGAAAATACTCAGGCTTTGTAAACTCACTTAAATCATAAGTTTTGTTAAGAATTATGTCTATAATATCTTCGTTTTTTTCTAACCCGCCTAACTTTGAAGGTGATGGTGCTAAACTTGTGTTATCATAGTTAAAGAAACCTGATTGTGGATCTTTTTTAATAGTTAGCTCTATATTATAACCATTTATAGGGTTATATAGTTCTTTTTCTGTATGTCCTAGAGACCTTTGTGTTTCATCTGGATTAATCCAAGCTAGGAACTTTTCTTTTAACTTACTTCCAAATTCAAATAGAAACACTTTACCTTCATTTTCAGGATTAGCTGGATCTTTTACAACTAAAATGTTAGTATAGTATTTTACCTTTCTACCATATAGTGATCTTGCCAATTTCTCATCACCACTATTTAATACTTCAAAATATTCTTCTTGAATAGGACAAGGTAATCCAATTGTACTTGGACTATTTGCTATTAACCAGCGATCTTTGCCACCTACATTCTTTTTAGAGTTATAGTGATACACACAAACAAAAGGTACTTTATTGCGATCTGTTATTAACCTGATCATAGCAGCACCATTGCCCTCTTTGTTTTTGGACAACTTCCAAAATCTGTTATCAACATAACTTTTTTGACCAATATTTTGTGGCATTTTTTGCATTAAATCTGCACCTGAAAATCCTGTTAAAATGTCAAATTCATTCATAATAAATTTCCTTTAAAAATAGCTGAAAATAAGATTAATAAATTAATCAACAATAGCCAAATATCCCATATCTTTTAGATATACGAAATTATATAATATTTATCCTTAAAATCAACTTAATTTAATCCAAACACCCTGACCACAATCCCACACTCTATAAAATCCATTCAATTTCATATTTTCTGATTCAGTCAAGTTTGGATCAAACTTCTCTAGTTTGTCTTTGAGTTTATGCTTCATAAATTGTTGCCTTGAATATGTCTTATTATTTTTAAAATAATAGTAACCAGGACTAGAATAGTGACTAAATGTAAATCCAAGCTTCAAATATATACTTCCATCAGAATAAAGTCTATCTGAGTAGCTTATTAGGCTTCCTTTGTTATGTTTATGAAAATAGCTAAGTAATTTGGAAGCACCACCTATAACATTTGTGTTCTTCTTAGTACATAATCTAATTAACTCCCAATCATATTTGTCTGTAAACCTAGGTTTTCCAAAACTCATAAGACAAACTAGCTCATCTTGGTAACAGAGTCCATAACATACAGTTGATCCGGTAAATCCTTGGAGATGATTACTTTCTAAAAACTCTTTCTCTTCTTTTTTAGATACCTCTCTCAAAATGCATTTTCTAGCCATTATTTTCTTATACTTTCCTAGTTTATTGTTTATAATTGACTTCCATATTTCTTTTTTCTCTATCCAAGATGATTCAAAAATATGGAGTAATTGTATCCCTTTTTCCTTACATCTCTCTGTTTTATCTAAATGATAGTTCTTATCTTTTCCATTACTCTCAGAATGCCAGTAGTCTCCATTACATTCAATAGCTAAGTTATGATCTGGTAAGTAGAAGTCTAGTTCTTTATCACCTAGAATCGAGTAGTCATTTTCTATATAATCATCTAGTAAGTTAGATAATTCTTTTTCAAATGAACTAGTAGAAGGGTTGCATATAGGGCATAAAGTTATACCTTTTACAAAATTGCCAAATGTTCTCTTAAAAACATGACCTTTTGGACACATTAGTTCAAGATTATCTACTAAATCTTCTGAAACAACTTTATAACCAAAATTATTTAAATACTCTATTTTGTTGTTTATGTTACACTCAGGACAAGTTGATATACCTTGTTTAAATACTCTAAATGCTCGTTTAAAAACATGCCCATTTTTACATTTTACTTCTAAATTATTTCCTAAATTGTTTGAGATGACTTCATATCCTAAATTGTTTAAGTACTCTAGTTTCTCTTGCTTCTCACATATAGTACAAATAATAACACCACTTTCGAATACTTTATATGGTCTTTTAAAAATATGACCATTTTGGCATTCTACTGTTAAATCATTATTTAACTCTTTAGAAACAACTTTATAGCCAAGACTGTTTATAAAAAGTAGTTTTCTTTGTCTTTCACATTCATTACAAGTTAATTGACCTTTTTTAAAATTGTTTAAAGTTCGTTTAAAAGCATGCCCATTTTTGCATTTCACAGTCAAATCATTTGATAAGTTTTCTGAAATAACCTCATAACCTAATTTATTTAAATACTTAATATTTTCCTGCCGTTCACACTCAGGGCAAGCTGTTGAACCACTTTTAAACCTGCTAAAGGATCTTTTAAAAACATGCCCATTTTTACATTGTACTTCTAAGTCATGACCTAAACTATCCGATATAGTTTCATACCCAAGATTATTTAAAAATTCTATTTTATTATTAACTGTCATAATAATATTATATAATAATTATACTTAAAATCAACTTAAAATATTTTTCGATTTTTACGAATATTCTTAGATTTTGATTTTTTATAGTTTTGAATTGCTTTTGCATATAATTTATCAGCAGAATATCCACCACTAAATGATTCAGCTCTTAATCTAGAAGCCACCAACCATAAGTCTTGTGGAATTATAATACCTCTTCTTGATATTCTTTTTTTAATATATAGTCTTATAACTGGTCCTAAATGCAGTGCAGATAAAAGTGGTTTAACCATTTTATATGTTATTTTTAATTGTTTATTTTTTTGAATTGCAGCTTTATTCATTTTAAACAATATTTTTATTAAAGCTATACGAAGTGGTACTGGAGTCCAATGTAAGTTTAAACCTAAAACATAACTTCTTGATGTGCTTAATACTAAAATTAAAGGAGTCTTATCATATACTTCATCTTTAAATTTTGCATCATATTGCATAAAAATCATATTACTAAATCTAAAATCTTCTGCTTTAAAATTGCGAGTACCTTTTTTCATTAGTTGCTTAACTATATTAAGAGCAGCTTTTTCCTGCTCTTTTGTAGTTTTTTCTTTTAAAGCGTCATCAACTGTATCTTTTATTAGTTTTTTGCCAGTGTTTATATTCTTTGCTTCTTCACTTATAGATTGTGTTTCTTTTGTTTTTTTCTGATAAGATGACACAAAACCAGGTTTTGTGCTATCTACTATATTAGATTGATCAGAACCTGGCTTACTACTGGAAAAATAATTTGGCATGCTTATCCTATTCTGTTATATAACTCTTCCATTGTTATATCTTCAATAACACCTGTTTTTTTATTTCTAACTGTAATTTTTGTGTCACCAGCTACACATTCATCAATAAAAATTAAATTAATACTAAGACCCCTAAAAGCATCTGGTGTAGTTGCACTAATATATGCTTTACATCCTATTTCATTAACAAATGACTCTTTATTATAAACTTTTACGGATGGCTTTAACCATATCGGTAGATCAGCATACATGTCCATTAATCTTTGTAAGTTCTCAGCAGCCATAGTAAATTTATTAGCACAAATACCAACAATGGTATCAGGGCAAAAACATAATTTCCATAATATATATAATAAAGTTGTAACAGATTTACCACTTTGTCTTCCTGCTAATACAACATTGAATCTATTTTCATAATATTGTTGTATTAATTCTTTTTGATAATCTCTTAAGTCAGGATAAACTAAACCTTCATCAAGACTTCTTATTTTAACATAATTTTCCACAAAATAGATAATATCTACACTACATTTTTGAATCTCTATTATATGTTCTTCTTTTAAAGGTAATTTAGTATTAATATATGAAAGTTGAGGATTATTACCATAGCTAACTTTTTGATTACTAATATCTAAAAAATATCCGTTTTCATCCTGTGGCAACAGTTTATTTAAATAGCTTATTCTATCATCTTTTAACTGCTGAATATCTTCAAACATAAAATATAATCCTTATATTTTATGGTATTTATAAAGTTATCCAAATATATATTTTAATAAAGCTAACAAAGTAAATATAGGAATACATAACCAAACAGCACCCATAAAGGTTTTTGCGTGGGTTTCAGCTAATTTTTCTAACTTTCTTTCTTCTTGATAATGTTTTTGTATAAGGCTAACATTATTCCAATAACCATTTTCATTATAGTACTCAAGTCTGTTAATTATAAACCTAACTTTTCCTTTAGATAAATTTAATTTAATTTCTTTTTCAGGTTTGTCTATTGAATTAGCTCCATAATTTCTAAAATCCCAATAAACATCTTCTGATATCTTAAAAGAATATGATTTAAAATTAGTCAATTCGTCTTCTAATAATTTTCTATAGAATTTATCTTCATAGTCTATTGAAATTAAATTCATCAACACTTGTAACTCTAAATTACTCAGGTCTTTTTTAGAATGAAAAAGTATAAAATCAGCTAAATCTTTTGATTTTATTTTACTCATCATTATTCCTTTATAATACTTTTAAACAAAGTCTGCTTATGTAATTCTGGCAAAGATTCATAAACTTTATTAGCTAATATTCTTATTTCATGTAAAGCATGATTAGACGACCTTAACTCTAAGAAGTTTCTTAAACTTCTAGCATTTATAGTCCAGTATAAATTTGTTCTAAATGCTTCTGGTAAAGCATATTTTACAACATCATTACTCTTATTTTGTTTTACTAGTCTTAATAAATTATCCAAATTAGATAATATTTGTAAATTAGATTCTAAGTCTTCAGTCAAAACTACATATTTAGAAGCTCTATCAAAGTCTTGTTCATATTTGAATTCTTCTTCATTTTTTAAATGTTTTTTCAAAGTATATCTAGTACTTTCTACGCTAAGACTTGCATGTCTGTGTCTAGCTAACTCTTGGAGACACGCTCTACTAATACCTTTTATAAAAAAATTGTAATATACATGTTCTATTGTACTAAGGTGCTTATGATGATTAACAATTCTATCTAATAATGCTTTATCTTGGTTACCTAAAACTAATCTACCATTTTCATAGACACTGTCTTTTTTGCATCCACTATCCCAACAAGTCCTTATAGCGTCTATTGTTATTTCTAATGGTGTATGATGTAATAATTTTACTTCTATGTTTTTCATGATTATAATCCTTTCTTACCTTTAAAATGTAAAAAACATTCCAAATACAATTATTCCAATATTATAAAGTGATAAGTGTAATTATTTATATATGTTACTTTTTAAATTTATGTTATTGTATAATAAAACTGCTTAAAATTATCTTAAACTAACTAAGCATAATTTAAGTAAAAATTATATATAATATGGAAATTACTTGAAAGGACATTATGAATGTAACTGAAAAGTTAAAGTTTTTAAATGATTTAGGATACGAAGTTATATCAGAAAACTTGGGCAAACAACTACAGGTAAAATGTAAAAATGGTCATGTTATAACCAGACAATTCTATGAATATATTCGTGGTAATACTGGCTGTGGCGAATGTGATTATCAGGCAAAATTAAACCTGATAAAATCATATGGTTTTGAAGTTATATCTAGTAATGTTGGTAATGACATGAAGTTAAAATGTGTTAATGGTCATATATTTTCAAGGGCATATAAAGTATTTGTTAAGGGCGCTACAACTTGTCCAGAATGTAATACAAATAACATACTAGATCAATATAAACAATTAGGTGTAACATTAATCAACAAATCATCAAAACAACTTACTTTACAATGCAGCAAAGGTCACACTTACACTTGTACTACAATAACAGCACAACACAAATGCCCCATTTGTATTAGAAATGAATATTCATCTTTTATGGAAGCACTTGGTTATGAAATTATATCAGAAAAATTAGGTAATGATCTTAGAGTAAAATGTAAAAATGGTCACATATTTAGTAGAACCTTTGATAATTTTAAGAATGGCCATAATACTTGTCCAGAATGTGAAAAAATATCAAGAATACAATTTATTGAAAGTAATGGGTTTAAATTAATATCAGAAAATGTCGGTGCTAATATGGTTGTTAAATGCAAGAACGGACATACTATACATAAGAAATACACAGCGTTTAAAGCACATCCAACATGTAGTATATGTCAAAGAAATGAGAGAATGGAATTATTAAAACAATATAATTTACAACCTATTACTGATAATCTTGGTAATGAATTAATTGTTGAGTGTGAAAACGGGCATACATTTAAAAGATATTTCAACAATATCAAAAAAGGATCTACAAAATGCCCTATCTGTTATCCATATATTAGTTCATTCGAATCAGAGATTGAAAACTTGCTAAGTGACTATGTTAAAAATGATAGGAATGTATTGAATGGTAGGGAGTTAGATTTTTATATACCATCAGTAAATTTAGCAATAGAGTGTAATGGAGACTACTGGCACTCAGAAAGTAATGGTAGAGGCAAAAATTATCATTTGGCAAAAACCAATATGTGTAATTTAAAAGGTATAAATTTATTGCATATATTTGAAAGTTCATGGGAAGCTAATAAGCATATTTGGATGAGTATAATCAACAATAAGTTGGGCAAATCAGAAAAAATAATGGCTAGAAAGTGTGTTATAAAGAATGTATCTAAGTATGATGAAAGATTATTTTTAGAAAATAATCATTTACAAGGATTTGCTGGGAGTTCAATTTGTTATGGATTATATTTTAATAATGAGTTAGTTTGTTTAATGAGTTTTGGTAAACCAAGATTTACTAACAAATATGATTGGGAGTTGATCAGGCTATGTACAAAAATGGGATTAAACATTATAGGTGGTGCTAGTAAGTTACTTAGTTGTTTTCATAAAAATCACCCAGGCTCATTAATAAGTTATTCAGATAGGCTATATTCTGATGGTTCTGTTTATAAACAATTGGGATTCGAATTTAGCCACTATTCAGCACCTGGATATTTTTATGTTAAAGGTGGTAGTACTTATACTAGGTATCAATTTATGAAACATAAACTCAAAGACAAGCTAGAGAAATTTGATCCAAACTTGACTGAATCAGAGAATATGAGATTAAATGGGTATCATAAAGTATGGGATTGCGGTCAAGGTGTTTGGGTAAAGGATATTAAATGAATGATAAAATAAAGTTTTTAAATGATTTAGGATATGAAGTAGTGTCAGATGATTTGTCCAAAAATCTTATAGTTAGATGTAAAAACGGACACGAGTTTAAAAGAAGGTTTTATGATTTTCAGCGTGGCACTATAATATGTATACAATGTGATCATAACTCTAAATTATTTTATTTAAACTCATTAGGATATTCAGTAAAATCTAAACTAATAAACAATGACCTAGAAGTTATATGTAAAAATGGACATTCTTTTAAGCGTGCATGGAGTGAGTTTAAAAATGGAAATATAAAATGTGCAATGTGTTATGAACAGCACAAAATAGACTTTTTAAACAAACTTGGATACACAATACTTGATATTAATAAAATTAAAGTAAAATGTAAACATGGACATGTTTTTGATAGAGTATGGAGTCATTTTAACAGTGGAGTGGTAGAGTGTAAACAATGCAAGAATAGTATAAAAATAGAATATATGAAGCTTGCAGAGCTTGAACCAATTAGTGAAAATATAGCTGATGGTTTAGAATTAAAATGTAAAAATGGGCATGTTTTTAAAAGAACATTTAGTAATCTAAAGAAATGTAATGTATGCCCTATATGTCACTCTAATATTAGCTCATTTGAAAAAGAATTAAAAGAAATACTCCCAAAATGTATAGAAAATGATTACTCAGTACTAGGTGATAAAGAACTAGATTTTTATTTGCCAGAATATAACTTAGCAATAGAATGTAATGGTGATTACTGGCATTCTGAGCAAATGGGTAAAAATAATAGTTATCATTTGGATAAAACAGAAAAGTGTAGGGAGAAAGGAATTCAGCTTTTACAAATATTCGAGTCATCTTGGATAGAGAAAAAAGATATATGGAAGTCAATTATAAACAACAAATTAGGAAAATCAAAAAAGATAATGGCTAGAAAATGCATTTTAAAAGAAGTACCTAAGACAGAAGAGAAAGAGTTTTTAGACACAAATCATCTCCAAGGATTTACTGGATCAACTGTGTGTTATGGACTTTATTACCAAGATGAATTAGTTTGCTTAATGTCATTCGGAAAACCTAGATTTACAGGTAGGTATGACTGGGAGTTAATTAGATTATGTACTAAGAAGAACACAAATGTTATAGGTGGTGCTTCTAAATTACTTAGTTATTTCCATAAAAATAATAAAGGTAGTATTATTAGTTACTCAGATAGACTTTACTCTGATGGATCAATTTATAAACAATTAGGGTTCGAATTTAGTCATTATTCAGCACCTGGATATTTTTATTGTAAAAACAAAATAAAGTATCCAAGACAACAATTTATGAAACATAAACTCAAAGACAAGCTAGAGAAATTTGATCCAAACTTGACTGAATCAGAGAATATGAGATTAAATGGGTATCATAAAGTATGGGATTGTGGGCAAGGGGTATGGGTTAAATAGAATGAAGGATAAAAAATGACATTAGATGAGAAAATAGAATTTATTAAAAGTGTTGGGTTTGATATTATTGCACATAAGTCTAATAGTATAACATTACAATGTAATTATGGGCATGTTTTTAACAAGAAAGTAAGCAATATCATACCAAACACAAATATAATTTGTGATAAATGTGTTGTTATGTCTAAAGAAAAAACACTAAGGGAACTTGGATTTACACCTTTGTTAATAAACGGTGATAAATGCACTGTAAAATGTGATAAATGTAATCACATTTTTAATAGAACTTGGTATGCTTTTAATACTCGTAAAAACACAAAGTGCCCTGAATGTGTTGAAGCAGAAAGATGGAATAACATAAATTTCCATTTAAATAACATGAAAGTGTCATACATTTCTGATATACAAGGTAATTATACATTACAATGTAAAAATGGTCATATTTTTAAACAAGGTATAGCAGAAATCATTAAAGAAGTTGGATGTTATCAGTGTGAAGTAGAATACAGAAAAGAGTATATAAGGAATCTTAATTTTACTATTATTGAATATAATAGTAAAATATTCAATGTGAAATGCAATAAATGTAATCATGTTTTTATTAGAGACTGGAATGGCTTTTATAATAGAAAATATACAACATGTCCTAATTGTATAGAAATAGAAAAGAAAAACCTAGCTAAAAAGCATGGATTTACTCTCACTGACACAAAATGTGATAATGACACAAGAGAGTTTATATGTGATAAATGTAATACAACATTTAAAAGAGGGTGGTCAAGTTTTACATCAAGAGGGAATAAGGAATGCTATAATTGCAAGCAACTCAGTAGAATAAATTTAGCAAAGTCATATGGGTTGGATATCATAAATGAAAATATTACTTCAAAATATACTTTTAAATGTGATAAGGGACATGTTTTTGAAAGACCTTTCACTGTTGTAGAAAATAAAAATCAAACAAAATGCCCTATTTGTTACCCTAGAACCTCAAACTTTGAAATAGAGGTTAAAAATTTCTTAACAGAATTATGTATAAAATATATCCAAAATGACAGAAATATATTAGATGGATTAGAATTAGATTTTTATTTACCAGATTATAATCTAGCAATTGAATGTAATGGAGATTACTGGCATTCGGATAGTGTTATTAGTGATAAAAAATACCATTTAAATAAAACTCTGAAGTGTAATTCACAAGAAATACAATTATTACACATATTTGAAAGTAACTGGATAAAGAATAGAAACATTTGGGAATCTATTATTAAAAATAAATTAGGGTTGAGCTTTAAAATATATGCTAGAAAATGTGAAATTAAAGAAGTTAATAAAATAGAGGAAAAAGAATTTCTTAATAAAAACCATTTGCAAGGATTTACTGGTTCTGCTGTTTGTTATGGGCTATATTACCAAAATGAACTTGTTGAACTTATGTCATTTGGTAGATCAAGATTTAATAAAAACATATCATGGGAATTGATAAGGTTATGCACTAAAATAAATGTTAATGTAATAGGTGGTGCATCTAGGTTATTGAAGATATTTGAAAACAATTATCCAAACCAGACCTTATTATCTTATTCTAATAACTTATATTCTAATGGTAAAATATACAATACATTAGGGTTTGAGTTTAGTCACACATCTAGTCCAGGTTATTTTTACTATAAGAATGGTATGACTTATGACAGACAACAATTTATGAAGCATAAACTTAATAGTAAATTAGAAAAGTTTGATCCAAACTTGACTGAATCAGAAAATATGAAATTGAATGGATTTTATAGAGTGTGGGATTGTGGTCAGGGTGTTTGGGTTAAAGGTAGCATTTGAGCTACCTTTAATATTTAAATTGAGCCTATTGCTTCTTCAAAACTAATTGTAGCACCAACAGCGACGAAATTAAGTGTGATAAATTCTATTGCATAAGTCGGTTTGATTAAGAAAGATGCAATAAATTGATTATTGGATTTAACCAAAGGCGTGTTATTGCTATCATCACATACTATTTTGAATGCATCTATACCGCGACCAGCTTGAACTTGAGTTAATAACGGAGAACACATACTTACAAACATATTTTGAGTATGAGTGTCATTTTGCTCAAACACAACATATCTGGCTGAGTTAGCTATATTTCTTTCAAGATAGTTAAACAACATTCTAACATTTACTCTATCAAATGCACTAGGTTTTTGAGTACAAGTTTTTTGTCCCCATAAACAAATTCCTAAACTTGGAAAACTAACAACAGGATTTATAGCACTTTTATATAAAAGATCTCTTTGTCCATTATTAGGATTGAATGCCAGCTTGATAATATCTAAATATTGTCCTTGATTTAAACCAGCTGCAGCAAACCATGGCTGTCTTGCTTGATTTGTATAAGCTCTTAATCCTGCTGTTGCACCAGCTAAGTTGATCCATCTATATTTGTCATTATACTTATCATATATATAACCATAATTTCCTATAAATGAAAAATACTTATTATCAATATTCATTTCACCAGTGCTTCTATACTCTAAAAGATTTTTAACACAATCCTCAGCTTTTAAACCAACAACTTCACCAAATGGAACACCACCATAACCTATAACATCACCACGAGTTACACAAAAATCAGCACATTCTTTATTAGCCATTTCATTTGCAATAACAATATCAATGTCTATTTCTTCTTTTGAACTAAAATTATCTGTATAACCACTAATAATATCAGCTTTTGTTGGAGCTCCATCTTCACCAAATTTAAGTGTTATTGTTTCAGAATCCAAAGCAGATTTTGGTAAATCAGTTATTGTAGTGTTATTTTTACAATAAACATAAGATGATTTTCTATTAATAACATCTTCAATATAATTAGATTTGTTATTATAATCTTTAGCACCTTCTTTAATTGAAACCATATATGTTTCTTTTATTTCGTTGTTTTCTAATATAATTACAGCAACTTGATCTGTATCTGGAACATATTCAAAATTATCATCTAATGGAATACCTTTGATAATATTTTTATTTGCTCCAAAATCAGCTTTTGTTGCAACTGCTACTTTAATGTTATTTCCCCAAGAACCAACTGATTTAGCAATAAATTTTAATTTTGTTTCAGTGTCACTAAACTTAATAGAAGGTTCTAAAGTTTCATAAACATCATTATTAGGAATTATTTTAAGCGTTTCTTTTAGTTTAGCATCTGTTATAGTATTACTTGAACCAGTTTTTAAAACTTCACCTGTTGCATTCATTGATGGATAACAAATATAAATCTTTGAAGAGTTACCAGTACCATCACCTGTTTGTATTTCTGGAGTGAAAGTTATTTTAGTATTAGCTTGAATGCTAGCAATAGTATAAACATTAGCATCAGTTTTTTCACCAAACATAATTTGTTGTCCAACATATAAACCTGTTGTATCTGCCAAGGTTATTTCTGTTGCTTTTTCACTTAATACAGCATTTATGGTTAAACCTGAATCTTTTCTTGTAGATTTTCCAAGTTTATCAATAGCTCTTACAACATATAGACTACCTGCTCTTCTTAAAAAACAATACGCTTGAAAAAAATCATTATAATTTGAATTTGTAGGTTTTCCAAATACACTTTCAAGTGTTGGAATATCATTTATGAAAACTGCACCATCACATGGACCTTTTGGAAAAATACCACAAAACGCTCCAAAACTAGATGAAGCACTTGAAACCGTAAGAGATAAGTCAATTTCTTTAACTTCTACACCTGGACTTAGTAAAGCCATTTTCTTTCCTTTAAATAAATCTAAAAAACAGCATATTTAAAATTTTTAAGTCTATTAAAGGAAATAAAATTAAACCTATATATTACTTAGTATAACTATCATCTTCTGAAACAGTTAGCAATATATAGTTATTTTAAATAGATACTGTTTTCTAGTATCTATTTATAAAAAATTATCATAGGCAGATTCATTAATTATTTTGGGGTATGATATTGTTATGTTTAGCTTGGGTTCTTCTAAATTATATAATATATTTACTTGATATAGTCTATCAAGTTTCATCTTAATGTTTACAGAATTTTTACCCCAAGATGATATTTTTATATTTCTTGTAAAGCTAACAAGAAGTTCTGTTTTTATATCTTTTATAATTTTATCCCATGACTCTGGAGACTCTTTAGTCCATAATGATATTTCTACATTATGTTCATCTTCTATTGGATTTTGTTTAAAATAAATCCCATATTTTTTACCTATATTTAAAAGTATATTTAATAGTTTAGTTTCCATTTACCATATCCATGTTATAAGTTCTTCTACTAATTTCACCATATGATTTATGAATTGTTATGGAACTAATTGTACCAATTCCTCTTCTAAAACCACTATTAGAAGCCCATTTATTTAATGGTGCTAAATTTCTAAAACTCTCACATCTACATAATGGTGTATCTATTACTTTATCAACATGGTAATGCCCAAAATATGCATACACATGTTTAGAGTGTACAAAGTTCTCTTTATTGTCAAATGCAATAATTTGTCCTACATCTTTCATCTTTATGTTATCACCATGAGTAAAAGCCATTAATACATTTCCAAATGAGTGATATTTAATATTCATCAAAGACTCATCACAAATAACCCTTTTATTACCAGCAAAATGTTCTTTTATAATATATTGAACAGCCATAGATGGTAATATATCGTGATTACCTGGAATATTGATATAGTACACATATTTATGTTTTCCAAGTGCCTTATAGATCATGTTTATAATTGAATTATAAGCAACTGATAATATTTGTGGGAATTTTTTATCAACATCAAGTACATTCCCACTTCTTGGTGTTTTATGTGTAAAGTCATTAATATCAATTAAATCACCTAAATTACATATAATACATTCTTCTGTATTATCAGCACCACTTATTAACTCTGTTGATAATTTGTCTAATGTTTTTGATGCTATATCTAAATTCCAATCACTATCACTAGTTTCTTCTTTTAGAGCTAACATACCGAAATGCATATCAGAAATATTGTAAAGCGTTAATGAATTAGTATTTAAAGATTTTAATTTAGATACATTTTTAAGTGAATATTTTTTAAATTTTTTAGAAGCAAGTTTTATACTTTCAATAACCTCTTCAGATGGTATTGATTTTGGTACATTTTTTACCCATTGTAAAACAACCTTACCTTTGTCATTATATAATGTTGATGTATTCATATAAATCCTTTCAAGTTTATTTTATTTATATTTTGCTGATTTTTCTTGCTCTAATATTTTTTCAATACTATCTGCTTCATCTTTATCGTGTCTTAGCTCAATGAAAACAGGTAATATTAAAGAATATTTACCATTTTTTTCCATTGCTCTATGGGCTTCTACTGTAACAATTTTACCAATCATATTATTATTCCAAAAGAAATCTCTATCACTTTCTTTAAAACCAGTTCCAACACATACTTCTAACGAACCTTCATCACTTTCACATACTAAAGCTCCTAATGTATTTTCACAAGATGTACCAGATTTACCACATTGATAACCCTTTATTCTTAAATCTACTTGAAACTTAATTTTTAATTTAAGCTGGTCATTTGATGTTTTGTCACCCCAAGTTGCAAATCTATTCTTAACAATAACACCTTCTTGGTCTTGTGAAACAAGATTTTTATAATGTTCCATTATTTCTTCCATATTATTTACTATATTATATATAACTGGATATATAAACCCATTAGGTGTTTCAGTAATTTTACGAACATTGTTAAATCGTGTTTCATAAGGTATATTACATTTTCTTTCCAAATAATCACTATAAGGAATACAATCCCATGCTTTTAAAATAATTTTATTTGACTCTTCTTCTGTTATAGTTTGGTTTGTTTCGCTACTTTTGTTAATAATACCATTTCCAATTTCTCTTGGAAGTATATTACCATTTTCAGCACATAATAATTCACCCATTATTACACATTCACCAAGAGTATAATATATTAGTTGTTGTAGTTTTGAAAAATCTCTTTTAAATTTATATTCTGTTCCTGCTCTAGATACAAATTGAATACTGTTTTTAGTAACAATTACATTACAAAATTGACCATCTAGTTTTTCTTGAATGTATGCAGGATATTTTATTTTTGATGATGTTTTTTCATTTAATAACGCACATCTCATATAAGGTGGTTTTTTTACAAAATTAGGGATAGCACTATTGATTGTTTTAATACCTAAATCAGCCTGAAGGTTTTTTCTAATTACTTTTTGTAGAAGCAATTGATTTTCGTAGTCTAATTGTTTTGCAAGTTTAATTATAAAAGTTTCAGCATCATTACCCCTGTATATACCATTTTGTAAATAATCAAGTGATGATATTATATTATCTAATATGTCATTACCTGTTTCAGATGGCAATTCAAAATCTGTTATTCCTAATCTAGTTTTTGGATTATATACTATATCTAAAAGTTTAATGAAATTTTGATTATCTTTATTGTTTTTAATTATTGCAATTTTACCTGCATCTGTATTTTCATTTTTTAAGTTGTTAATTATATTTACTAACATACAATACCTTTCAATTTTATTGAAGGTATTGTATCATAAAATTCCTTAATTTTTACTTAATTTTTTTAAAGTTAAAGTTTTGGTTTGTTTATATTTTATAACTTTTGGCTTAATTTTACCTCTCTTTAATGTAAGTCTAGAAGGTGTGGTAGCTATATCACCTGAAGTTGTCATAAATTACCTTTATTTTGATTTAAAGTATCAACAAAAATAATGAATTTGTCTATGTTTTCTATAGAATTTGAATACACAACATATTTACCATTATCATTTAACTTCACTAGTATACCTATATCATCATATTTTGATTGAAACTTAAGTGATAATTTGATATTATATTTTAACTTCAATGTTTCAGACAAACTAACTGGCAGTTCTTTATTAAAATTCAAAAAAGACTCATCAAAATCTTGATCTGTTACTTCAAATTGAAGATCTAAACTTGATTCATATAAATATTTAGTATACATTATTAATTAGCTCCTTTTTATGTTTTTTTATAAATATCTCAAAATTATACGCATAATAATCTTTATATTTAAATATAAAACCTCCAAAATTATGTTTTATAAAAACAAATGGTTTTATATTATCATATTTTACAACTAGCATAGGTAATTTATTTGATATCTCACAATCAGCTTCAACTTGTAATATCCATTTATCCCATTGTGCACATTCCTGGATAATTAAAGAGTTAAAAGATGGTGCAGTTGCATAATGCTTACATTCAACAGTATATTTAAATTCGGATGGGCATATTATATCACCTGCGTAGAAAGTATGCTCATTTAAAACATTCATACCACGATAGCTGTTACTACCACCAAACACAGAACCACTAGATATATTTCTTTGAAATGATTGAGCAACATTAAATACATCAGCATAATTATCTGATAACATTTTTGCAACTGTTCGTTCAAAGGTATTACCTTTAGACTTGCTTTTATTAGCCATAAATAACCTTTTTAGATTATTTATTTTTAAAATACTTTGCAAAACCAGTATATGTATAATTAAAAAATATAGTTTCGTCTTTTGATACTAATATAAGTTTTGCATATTTTCTTAAAAATTTTGAAATCCCATCATATATTTCAGAATTACTGCCATATACTTTCTTATTGACTACATAATGTTTAATTTTAAATGATGAACATTCACCACATTTAAAAACAGCGTCCATCTCTACTCTAATAGTTGGTAATTCTTTAGAAGGTGAAGCTAAGTATATAGTACCTGAAACATCAACAACACCAGGAACTAATATTTTGCGATTTAATTTGTGTAGGTTTTTCGTAGAAACAACATTTGCTGATAACTCTTTTGAATTTATAAATTGTACTTTCATTTTCTGTCCTTTCATCTGGGATTCTTTAATCCCTAATTTTTATACTGTAATGGTACCAAAATAGACTTAAGACAACCTTAAAAGTACATGGAAAAGGTGCAAACGCACCTTTTTTACCAATTTACTTTATTTCCAAAAATATCATACCAGTCATTAGCATTTATTTCGTTATTATCAACAAATAATTTACCTTTTCGTTGGACAACATTAAACCCAAGACCATTTAGTCTAGCTCTAGTTGTTTGTGAATTATAACCTGCTAATGAATATTTTTCATCACCATTTTTATTTTTAACAGCTATTAAATTATCGTGTAATCTTACTTCTGTATTACCTTTATCATCTACACTTACTACAGTATTCCCATCTTTAATTGGTTTACTATTATAAAAATATAATCCTATTTTCTTATCAATTTTTCTACTTTCATTTATTGAGTTATCATCCAAATCATCATCTTCTAGGTCATCGTCTGAATCGTCTAAACCATCATCACCTTGATTGTCATCTACATTGTCCAAATCATCATCTATATCATCATCTAATTCAAGATTTAAAGTTTCAAAAACATCATCTATAAGAGTTTGTTCGTCTTCGGTAATATCTTCTCTTTCTATTAAGAAAGGTGTAGTACCATTTACTAATATGATGCATACTTTTTCAAAAATTGATATAACATAATCTTTTCCAACAACAGAACCCATTATATTTTCATCAGAGAATTCTTCCATATTTTCTAAAGCATCTTTTAAACCATTTACTTCTGACTCATTAATAGAAATTTTTCTCTTGATATATTTAAAATATCCTTTTTCTGCAGCTTCATTTAAAGTAATACTTTTACCTTTATTCATATTTTTAGCTTTTCTTTTAACTGCTTCATTTAATGTAGTACTTTTTTTCATTTAACATCCTTTATATTTTGATTACTTTGTCGCCTGTACCAACAAACATTATATTTGTGATAATTTGATCAATTTTATTTTTATCTTTAGTTGTTTTTATTATATCTATAATTTTTTCTAGAGATGGTGATTTATATTTTAATTCACTAATAAGTTTAAGTGTCTTTTCCCTTTTAGTTTCTAAATCATTCTCATTCCATATGTTTTTTAAATCATCTTTAGAAATTTGCTTTAATTTGGCTTCATCTAACTTATTAAAAGCATTTTCTAATATAGGGTTCTTTTCACCATCTTCTATATCTTTTGCAATTTGATCAGGTGTTCCACCGTTATATAATGCTTGTGAATTAACATCTTTCCATTCTTCAGGAGTAAGTTCTTTTTTATATTCTTTGATTACCCAAGTATCGCGATCAAATTGTTTCACATCGAAGTTGTCTTCAAGCTCTTCTAACTTGTTAAATTTAGCATCACCACCATACATCACACAATAACCATGTCTTAATAATTTTGAATACGCACTAGCTGGTGCCTTAATACCAACATCTAAACAGTTTCTGATAAGCTGTTGGATTTCCTCATATGTTACCATTATATTCCTTTTGATTAGATTTTCCAAATTATTTATAAAATTATACAACATTTTGGTTTAAATTTAACTTAACCAAAATATTTATAAATAATTATATGGATAAATTAGAATATTTAAAATCATTAGGATATAACTTATTATCTGTTGAAGGTTCTTATGTAAAAGTCGAGTGTAAAAATAAACATATATTTAGACGGGCTTTTGCATCATTTAAAATCAGAAATACACCATGTCCAGAATGTGAAATAGAAAATAGAAAACAATTTTTAGATAGCATAAATTATTCCCTTATTAGTATAAACGGTAGAAAAGTAGAAGTTAAATGCAAAACATGCAATACTATATTTTCAAAAGAATACTGCAACTTTAAGCAAGGTAAAATTACATGTAATTACTGTGAAACTAATAATAAAATAGAATATATACAATCACTAGGGTATAATGTTATTGATTTTGAGTCAAAAGGGTATATAAAGATACAATGTAAGCATAATCATATTTTCAGTAGAGCATATAACTCACTAAAAAATGGATTTATATCTTGTCCATATTGTGAACATGAGCAAAGAGAAACATTTTTTAAACTCATAAATTTAGAATTAATAACTTTTGATAAAGGTAAGATAACTGCTAAATGTAAGAAAAACCATATTTTTGATAGAACATATGGTTCATTCAAAAGAGGAAGTACATTATGCCCTATATGTTATCCAAAAAGTAGCTCATTTGAAAAGGAAGTAAAGAATATTCTACCTAAAAATGTAATTGTAAATAACAGAACTGTATTAGATGGTAAAGAACTTGATTTTTATCTGCCAGAATATAATCTAGCTATTGAGTGTAATGGAGACTATTGGCATTCTGAGCAAATGGGTAAAGACAAAAACTATCATTTAGAAAAAAGTTTAAAGTGTATCAATAAAGGAATTTATTTAATTCATATATTTGAAAGTAAATGGTATTCTAACAAACAATTTTATATAAATTTAATAAAAAATCACATTGATGGTATAATTAAAGACTATCCTAATAAAATTATATCTGATATCTCTTGTGAAAATCAACTAATGTTCCCAAAACTAGGTTACAAACTTGTTGATAATGTTGAACCTAATTTTGAAATATTTCAGAACACACTAAAAGTATACAATTGCGGATATAATATTTGGTTAAAATAGTGCTCAGTTTATAAGCACTATTATGAACATGACTCACATTCATGTTCTACACCATTATCTTTTTCAGACTTAAAATAGTATAGAGTCTTTAATCCTAACTGATGTGCATACATATGCAGCAGAGATAGTTTGTGAGAACTTTTTTGAATATAATTTAGTTCACCATTAAATGTATAAGAATACATATTTACACTTTGACTCTGATCCAAAAATAATTGACGAACAGCTGCAGCTTTTATTAACATCATAGGATCACATTCCTGAGCTAACTTATAATATTGATTATATTCTTTAAACATAGGTGCTAATGTTTTAATGTTTATATTCCCATCTTCTTTATATAAAAGCTTTTGAATAGGTTCTATACTTTCTGATGCATTAATAGATCTTCCTGATGTGTTATGTGATATACAACCATTTTCTAATAAATACTCATGAACATCAGGTACTTCAATATCCCATGTGTTACATAATACATCGGTATTATTTGATATAGATTTTATTTTAATGTTATTTGTTATAGAAACAATTTCCATACCTTTTTTTAAGTCTCTAGCTTCTATCCATTCCTCTATTCCACTGTCTAATTTAACTAGAAGTTTATGATTATATGTTAATGTTAATATTGTGTTGTCTTCAAAAGTGATGGTTTTTGTAGGTTGTTTTCCATTAAACCAAATTCTATTCACTTCTTTCAGTCCATGCCTTGTTTGGACTTTAAATGGAACTTTAAAGTCTATCCATGAAGGTATTCCATAATTTTCTATTTCATTAAAATTAATACCTTGTTCTTTCATGATATCCTTATAAGATTTAATACCATTTTCTGTTTTTATTTTTGTTTCTTTTGTTACACAAGCTGTTGGAGCAATAGCTGTTAAAGCACAATTTCGTAAACCATACTTCTTAACATCTTCCATCAGTTTATTCCATTTATTTTCATCAGGTTTAAACTGTATTAATTTTTTAGCTTTTTCATTTCCTATTAAATAAGGATATAAACCTTTGGCCCATTTTGTTTCATTAAAACCTTCTGCTCTTCCTTTTTCAATGGCTAACTGCATACTAGCTTTTACACAATTATATAATAACTCATCAAAAAGTTTTGCTTGAAACTCTAAACTTTCTTGTGAATCAATAATAATTTTATGTTTTGCTAATAAAACAGCTAAGTTAGATACACCTATTCCTAAATAACGATATTTTTTGTTAGCTGTTTGTGCATCTTTGACCATATAATAAGCCAGATCAATTGTATTATCCATTGTACTTACTATATCATATATTAGATCATATTTTTCTGTATCATTTAATAAGTCATACTCATGCAAGTTTATACTGGCAAGATTACATAATGCAATTTCACCATTTGTATAGGTTTTTACTACATTTATTTCATTCATCTCACTTCCTTTAATATTATTTATATTATATAATATTTTTACTTAAACTTTCCTTAACCCATACCCCTTGACCGCAGTCCCATATCTTACTATATCCATTAATATTCATATTCTCTGATTCAGTTAGGTTTGGATCAAACTTCTCTAGTTTGTCTTTAAGTTTGTGTTTCATAAATTGTTGTCTTGAATATTTTATTCCATTCTTAAAATAATAGTAACCTGGCTTAGAATAATGGCTAAATGTAAATCCAAGCTTTAAATATATACCTCCATCAGAGTAAAGTCTATCTGAATAACTTATTAATGAGCCTGGGTGATTTTTATGAAAATGTTTCAGTAATTTACTAGCACCACCTATTATATTATAATCCATTTTAGTACATAATCTAATTAACTCCCAATCATACTTATCTGTAAATCTAGGTTTTCCGAATGACATCAAGCATACTAATTCATCATTAAAATACAACCCATAGCATACAATTGATCCAGTAAATCCTTGGAGGTGATTTATATCAAGGAATTCTTTTTCTTCTGTTTTAGGTACTTCTTTCAAAATACATTTTCTAGCCATTATTTTGTCTGATTTTCCTAGTTTATTATTAATAATACTAGTCCAAATATTTTTCTTTTCATTCCATGATGATTCAAATATATGGAGTAATTGTATGCCTCTTTCTAGACATTTGTTAGTCTTATTGAGGTGATAATTTTTATCTTTTCCATTACTCTCAGAATGCCAATAATCTCCATTGCATTCAATAGCCAGATTATATTCTGGCAGATAAAAATCAAGTTCTTTGCCATCTAGTATGTTTCTGTCATTTTTGTTATAGTTTATTAATAACTCTGATATTTCTTTTTCAAATGAGCTAGTAGAAGGATTGCATACTGGGCATAATGTGCATTTCTTAAAATTACAATATTCACGCTCAAAAACATGCCCTTTACTACATTGTAATTGTAACCTATTACCGTCTTTTAATAATTTAATACCAAAGGACTCTATAAAAAGTTTTCTTTTCTCTTTGTCACAAATAGGACATGTTGTATTAACTTTTAATGTATTGAAGGCCCTGGTAAAAATGTGATCACTTTGACATTTTAGTTTTATACTCTTACCTAATGATACCAGTTGTAAACCATTTGATTCTATAAAATTCAATATATTTTCCTTTTGGCATGTAGGACAGGCGATACTACCATTAACAAAATCGGAATAACTTCTATTGAAAACATGACCTTTGGAACATTTTACAACATTTGTTTTAATCAGAGTAAATCCTATTGACTTTAAATATTCCTCTTTCATATTAATAATACACTCTGGACAATTTACACTACCTCTTTTGATATCACAATATCTTCTAACAAAAGTATGCCCTTTGGAGCACTGTAGTGTCATTTTATCTCCATCTGATTTTATTTGTTTTAATCCCACACTGTTTAAGAATAGTGTTTTTTCATCATTTTTACACTCAGGGCAAAATATTATATTTTTTGACCTGAAGCTAGAATATACTCTATTAAAAACATGACCTTTTTGACATTCTACTGTAAAATTATCTCCTTTAATGTCTTTTATAATATATCCTAAACCTTTAATAAACTCTTGTTTTTCGTTGTCTATACATATTGGACAAGTAGTAGCACCATTTTTAAACTCACTGAATCGTCTTTTAAAAATGTGTCCTTTTAGACATTTTACATTATATAAATCAACAGCTTCAAACCCAATACTTTTAAGATAGTTTAGTCTTTCTATATTTTGACAATTAGGACAATCTACTGAACCATTTTTAAATGTATAAAATGATCTTTTAAAAGTATTGTTACATTTATGACATAATACTTCAAGATTGTTTGTTAAATTAGATGATACAGGTGTATATCCAAGTGATTTAAGATATTCTATTTTATCCATTAATAAAGTGATCTCCAAAATATTTTAGGAATGATACAAAAATATAGCTTAAGAAAGGCTTAATTTAACCCAAACACCTTGTCCACAGTCCCATATTTTACTGTATCCGTTTATATTCATATTCTCTGATTCAGTTAAGTTTGGATCAAATTTCTCTAATTTATCTTTGAGTTTATGCTTCATAAATTGTTGTCTTGAATACACTTGATTATTTTTGAAGTAGGAATATCCTGGTTCTGAATAATGACTAAATGTGAATCCTAACTGCTTGTATATTCCACCATCAGAATATAATCTATCTGAGTAACTTATTAGGCTTCCTTTGTTATGTTTATGAAAATAATTAAGTAGTTTAGAAGCACCACCTATAACATTTAGTCCCATTTTAGTACATAGTCTTATCAATTCCCAATCATACTTACCTGTGAATCTAGGTTTTCCAAAACTCATAAGACAAACTAGCTCATCTTGATAGTAGAGTCCATAGCAAATAGAACTGCCAGTGAAGCCTTGGAGATGATTTTTGTTTAGAAACTCTTTCTCTTCTACTTTAGGTACTTCTTTAATAGCACATTTTCTAGCCATTATTTTTTCTGATTTACCTAGTTTATTGTTTATAATTGATTTCCAAATATCTTTTTTCTCTGCCCAAGAATGCTCAAAGATGTGAAGCAACTGTATGTCTTTCTTTTTACACTTTTCTGTTTTATTTAAGTGATAATTTTTATCTTTAAACTTATCTGAGTGCCAATAAACACCATTACATTCAATAGCTAGTTTATGACTTGGAATATAAAAGTCAAGCTCTTTATCTCCCAAAACAGAGTAATCTTTTTCTATATAGTTATCTAGTAAGTCAGATATTTCTTTTTCAAATGAGCTAATAGAAGGGCTACATATTGGGCATATTTTAGCACCTTTTTTGAAGTTATGATAAGACCGTTTTATAATATGACCTTTTTTGCATATAACTTCTAAATCATCAGCTGTATTATCTGAAATTATTGAAAATCCAATATTGTCCAAATAGTTTGATTTATTTTGCTCACTACACATAACACATATTGAAATACCATTTTTAAAATGCTCATATCTTCTTTTAAAAGTATGTCCATTTTTACACATTACTTCCAAATTGTTACCTAAATTACTCGATATAGGTGTATAACCAAGACTATTTAAAAATGATATTTTTTCTTGCTTTTCACATTCTGGACAGTGTATAGTACCTCGCTGAAAATTGCCAAGACTTCGTTTGAATTTGTGCCCATTTTTGCATTGTACTTCTAAATTACCTGCTAAATTAGATGATACAGGTGTATATCCAAGTGATTTAAGATATTCTATTTTATCCATTAATAATCCATTATAATTTTTGGGGAGTATATAATAATGTAGCTTAAGAGAGGCTTAATTAATGTGACTCGGACTTACAAAGTCCGAGTTATCTACTAAGAGATTATGTAGTTATTTAAATTAACAGCAAATGTTCTGATGAATGCTTCTGGGTGTAATGGAGTAGCAACAACATCATATCTGTTATTTAAAATCATAGCAGGTTGCCCACTTACTGGATCTGTTAAATTTTGTTGTAATGTAATGTTATATGGTGCAAAGAAAATACCAGCATCAAAGTTTGATGCTCCTTTGTAAGCAACAGTACAATAATCAAATTCAGCAAAGTTATCAACAATTACATCGTAACGATTATCGAATTTGCCAACATTTGGTTTAATACCACTGTTAATAGCATCAATTTTACTTCCTGCTGGAGATAAAACAAATGATCCAATTTCATCAAGAATTGTAGCAACTTTTGGAGAAACGATTAATTTATTACCACCACCTTTTCTAGTTTGGCGACCGATTTCTCTAGCTTCATTGCTAATTCTCATACTTAAACCTCTTGCTTTTTCAATAAACCATCTACCATCTGCACTATTAACATCGAAATCAGTACATACAGTAGCAACTTCATTTGCTTTTTCAATAATAGTTCTGTCAATTTCAAGAGCAACTTCTGCACTTAAAATGTCAGCTAGTTCTTTTTCAGCATTTATTCCGTGTTGTGCTTTTAAGTCTTGTAACATTTCAATAGTATAAGTACCTTTTACTTTTCTGGTTTTAGCTTCAGCTAACACTCTTTGAACACTGATACCCATTTCTTTCATGTCTTTTCCAAGTTTTTCACCTGCAGCAGTTGCATAAGGACCAGTATAATTTTTAAGAACTTTTAACCATAAAGCTTCGTTTGTATATACAGCTTCAATAGTTGCTTTTTTAGTAGCAAATGAAGCTGCTTTATCAATTTCATCACCAATAGCAACAGAACCAGTTGAGTTAGATTCTAAGCGAAGTAATACATTTACCACATCATCTGTACCTGCTTGTTTCTCACTATATACTATTTTACCTTTAACAGTTGTAGCTGTTTTAAATGAAACTTCAATAGGAGTTCCAGTATAATTAAAGTCATCTTTATTTCCAGATTCTGTTTTAAGTTTTAAAACAATTGCATTTTTTGTTGGACTAACACTATTATTACCATCACCTACATAGTGTGGAACCATTGCATACAAATAAGCAGTTGGAGTTTTAAGTGCTTGAACACCAGCTATTTCAGTACCAATTAGACTAGGTAATGCTCTACGAATTACTGGAACTAAGATCGGTGTAAATTGTGCAATATCACCAGTTACAGTGCTTTCCATAAGCATTTTTACTTCTTTACCTTGATTTTCAAGCACAGTTCTCATTATATTTTTCTCAGATTCATTGAGATTAGGATATAAGTTGCTTGTAATAAATTTTTCTTTTGTTGATTCATCTAACAAATATTTGTCAGCCATAGTATTTCTCCTTTGGTTAATATGTATTATTTATAAAAAATTACCATAAGTGGTATTATTTTGTGACTCAGAAAGCTGTTGCTTTCCACCTGTACTTTTTCTACTAATATTTTTTGATTTTAATTCTAGTTTATTAGCAATAGATCTGAGGTTTGATTCATAAGAAATGGCACCAGTATATGCTACACTTTCAGCAAGTGTATCAAACATGTCTCTATTCCCAATGCTTACTGTATTTCTTATATTGTTATATATATTATTTTTTTGAGCCTCTTCTAGTTTCATCTGAAGTTTTTTATTTTTTTCTTCTAACTTTTTAACGTTTTTTTCTTTTTTAACACTTTCATTAATTCTTTTCAATGCATTTATAGGACCACCTACTTTATCAGCGGTTTTAGCACATGCATCAACTACTTCTTTGTTACTACTTTCAACTAGTATTTCAAGGTTCATTGATCCTTTTTTAACAAATTCATCAACTTTATCCTTAATAATATTTTCAACTAGCTTATTGTAATGTTTTTTTACTCTATTAATGGCATTATGCATAACTTTTTGGTTATTTTTATTAACCTGTTGTTTATACATTTCAGCACTCTCTTTTAACATTTTAACTTGTTTTTCATAATGTTTATCAACTTCAATTGCGTGAATATCAGCAATTTTTAAAGCAGCTTCAACTTTATTATCAACAGCTGCTTCAAATAATTCTTTTATTTCACCAACAACTTCAGGTGTAAAAACATTTTTATCAAGTTTACTTAAAAGTTCTTCCATGATAATTCCTTTATAATTGTGAAAATAAATCGACAAACTGAGAAGTTATACTCTTGTTATTTATATTACTTTCATCTGCCTCTACAAGTATACCATTTTTATCTTTAATATAATTTTTATCTTTTAATATACCATTATCAAAAGATTCATTTAGACCTTTAGTATGTGCATTTCTATCAGACGGATTTGGCACTATATCAAATGTAATTAATTCATATTCTGTAACTGTTCCATTCATTAGTTCGCCACAACCCCTGCTAGAAACACCTATTGATATACCTTCATCAATTAGGTTCTTTAGTTGATTTGCTTTTGGGTTATCAAGCAATTTTGCTTTCCCCATAACATAATCACCTTCAATTCTAAGATCTACTATTTTTGCTACAGCTTCAAGTGGATCAACATATTGTCTATTTGGATGTTGATATTCCATTAAAGAACTTGTAGTAGGGGTAGTTATATGATGCTGGTATGAATTAACAGCACTTTCCCAAATAGGTCTTGGATATACTCTACCATTTATATTTTGCTGATTTATAGTTGCAAATATACCTTGTATATAATAATTTTTTTCACCTCTAGACTCGTTTAGTTCTACTGAACCTTTTATTTTTACCGGTTCTTCTATAATTAGTTTCATTTATACTCCTTTAATACTTTAATTAAAGCTTCATTTTTCTTAATAGTTTCAATGTGATTTACAACTTTTGGATGATTATTATATTCTTGTTGAAGCTTTTTTTGAATTACATTAGAAAGTCCATCCATGTCTTTTCTTTCAACATATTTTACATAATTATACATTTATTCTCCTTTTGATAATTTTGTTGCTTTTTTAATTTTTTGATTTATAATATTTTTAGGTATACCTAATTTGGTAGCTTTTTTAACTATATTTCTTTTATTATCAGATATATCATCTTTAATTTTTAAGTCTTTATTTTCTATATTATCTAGAGAGTTATCTTCAGATTCATCTTCAATATCATTGTTAAAATTATCTTCATCGTCTGTAATGTCTTCATCGTCTGTGATTTCATTACCAAATTCATCTTCACCTGGAGTTGTTTGACTACCTTCTTGGAGAATTTCCTCTCTCATTTGGTCTATTTCCTCATCAGTCATTTTTAAAACATTTTTTAGTAAATATGATCTACTAAATATATCACCTTCATATTCTTTAAATTCAGTATAAAGATCTAGTCTCTGTTTTAATATATCTAAGTTTTGTCTTTCTAGGAAATTAGATTCTTTTTCCCAACCTATAAAAATATATTTTGAATAGTTATCAAATTCATCTTCTGTAAGAATATTATTTGTTATGGCATATCGTTTCATAATTTCAATTAATAAAACATTAAATCTTTGTCTTAATCTATTAATAAAAGCAAAAAACTTAATCTCGGTTGATTCTATTGATGTTGAGCTAAAGTCAAATACAGTTTTATTTTCACCCATTAATCGTGATGTTGGAACTTTTAAAGCATTATATAGTTTATTTTTAAAATAATCTAAATCTCCAGTTTCACCTAAATTTCCAGTTTCATCTAAAACATCTACTTGTGTTCCTTTTGTACCACCTCTATTTGGAAAATAATAATCCTCTACCATAGACTGGATTGATGCACCATTTGATATACTACCGGTTTCTGTATTATAATATTTTTTATATTTAAATTTATTTTTAATATCTTCAACGGCTGCAATTGCTTTTTCGTACCCAAGATTACCGACATCAATATTAAATACTCTACGAGACACAGATCTTGAATATCTTAACGGTATCATAAGGTCTTCTAATGTTTGTAGTTGATTTACGATTTTTATAACACTATGCAAATGAGATAATATTAAATTATCAGAGTATAATCCTGAATCAATTCTTATAATTTCTTCTGGGTCATATACTTCAGAAGTGTCATCTGTTACTCCATAATTATTGCTATTATTAAAATACTGCCATTTGTTTGTTGATTTGTTAAAATATAACCCTGATGGGTTCATTATAACTGCATCAAGTATATTATTGTTATCATCGTAAGATAAACCTATTATTAGTTGCCCATCTATATAGAATCTTCTACACAAAACATCTATGTTTTCATTTAACTGCAATATTTCACATGACATATCAAATAACGATTGGAATGCTTCTTTCAAATTATCAGATAATATATTATCTTTGAACCCTAAATAGCAACAATCAATATTATTAGGTACAAATGACATTTCATTCGTTATTTCATCAATAGCATCTGCAACTTCAGGATATGCTGCTATTCTTCTGTATTCTTTTATTAAGCTTGCTTGTTTTGATACATCACTAATTATATCCGTCTCAAAATTATTATATCTATAATTCCCTTCATCAAAATAACCTAATACAATATCATCTCTTGTAAGGTTGGCTTCTTTATGTGGGTCATCTGATTTAATAGAACCTTCCTGATTTTCTATTTTTAGAAAGGTTTTTTTGACAGATTCAACTAGACCATTAAACATATTTGCCATCAATTTCCTTTATAAATAATATCAAATATTTATAAAGGATACTCATGACTAATATACCAAAACAAAATAAATTCGCTTATACAGAAGATAAACCTAAATATATGGATATTAATGGTACAACTAACTATATTTTACCTGGATTTGAATATCCATCAGATGTAGCAGTTAAATTTCCACAGTTTTTTGGTGGTAAAGATAATGTTTTTTACCCAGACTTACAAGTAACTTTAACACCTGATAGTTTAACTTTTGAAAATAGTAAAAAGTCACAAGCAATAACTTATACAGCTACCGATGGGTCATCAATTACATCAGCTGTTGTAACAATAGAACCAAGTGATTTAGCTACATGGAATGAAGGTGATAAAACATTTACAGGAAATGAAGAAGGTTCAGGTAAAGCTATATTTGAACTTACAGATGATAAAGGTAGAACAGCTATGAAAGAATTACCTTTAACTGTTACAAAAGCAACAGTAGTAACAACTTTAACTCTTTCACCTAATAATTTAACTTTTGCTAATGCAAGTGCTCCAATGCAAGAAGTAACAGTTACAACTAATGCTTCAGATTTTACATTAGAATTTAATAATCAAAATATACAAGCTGTTAAATCAGGTAATAAAATTCAAGTAACTCCAAAAACAGGTAAAACTGGATCATTTACAATCACAGTTAAAGCACAAGCTAGTGGTGGAAATCAAGTATCAAAAACTCTTAATATAACTGTTAATACAGGTGGTTGATAATGGCTACTAGACAAAGCCTCAAAGATTATATTTTTGGAATGTTAGGTTCCCCAGTTATTACTGTGGAACTTACTGATTTCCAAATAGATGAGAATATTAATTTTACTATACAAAAGTTTTCTGAGTTTGCTATGTATGGTAAATTAAAAGGCACACTATTAATTGACCTACCTAAAGGTGTGAGAAAAATTAAATTAGACCCTAAAATTTCTGAGGTTATAACATTACGAATATATCCAAGTGGCGGAGGTTTTTTAGGGTTAAGTATTCCAGGTGGTTTAGTAATAACACCAACTGAAATGCAAGCAATGCTATTTGGTGGAACAGTACAAGGTAACTTCAGCATGCAAAATGTATATTCTGTATTAGCAAATATGTCTATACTTGATACATATTTTACAATAATACCAAATTATGCTTTTAATCCATTTACAAATATGTTAGAGTTTTTTGAAGATATAACTTCTGAAAAAGTTTTATTAGAAGTTAGATATAAGTATATACCAGAAGAAGAAGATGGGATATACGAGCAACCATGGGTTAAAGAATACGCTTTAAACTTATGTAAAAGAACTTGGGGATCAAATATAGGAAAATATGATGCACCATTAATAGGTGGGATTAAAGCTAATTATGAAAGAATTATACAAGAAGCAAATACTGAATTAGAAAGATTAGAAACAGTATTACTAGAAAACTATTGTGAACCACTTCCATTATTAAGAGGTTAATCCTCTTAATATGATAAAGGAGAAACATGTATGAAGTACTAACACCAAATGGATTTAGTGATTTTGATGATATATCAAGAGAAAAAAAAGATGTATATAAAGTAATAACAGAAGATGATTTTATAAAAGTAACAAAAGGTCATAAATTTGAAACACCTAATGGTTTTAAACAATTAAAACATCTTAAAATTAATGATTTAATAAAATATAAAAATAAGTTTTCAAAAATTGTTTCAATAGATTATATTGGGGTAGAATATGTATATGATTTAATTAATGTACATAAAAATAACGAGTATTATACAAATAATTTTGTTTCACACAATTGTGCGTTTATAGATAAATGGTCAGAATTTAGTAACTCTGTAATACCTACAATATCCGCATCTAAAAAATCACAAATAATAGCAGCTTCTACACCAGTGGGGTTAAATCATTGGTATAAAATGTGGTCAGATGCTGTTGAAGGCAAGAGCTCATATAAACCTTTTAAAGTTGAATGGTGGAAAGTACCAGGTAGAGATGAAAATTATAAAGAGCTTATGATAAAAACTCTCGAGGGAGGTATTAGAACCTGGAACCAAGAGTATGCATGTGAATTTATAGGAAGTTCTGATACTCTTGTTGATATGACTGTTTTATCTAATATTAAATTTGGAAATACTTTAAGAGAACCAAATTTTGGTGAAACAATAAGAGTATATGAAGCCCCACAAGAGAATCACAAATATATGGTTCTAGCTGATGCTGCAAAAGGTGCGATAGATGGTTTTGTATTTCATGTGATAGATGTAACAAATATTCCTTTTAAACAAGTAGCGTCAGGAAAAATACCAGAATCTTATTTGATGGCACCACCTATTTTTTATAATATTTTAAGAACATACAATGAGGCTATGTTTGTATGTGAAAATAATGAGGGTGCTGGTACAAGCGTGGTTGATTTACTATTCCAAATGTATGAATATGAAAACATATACCAAGAGCCAGATAAAAAATGGTTAGGAGTCAGGACAACTAAAAGCAATAGAAGTAAAAATCTTAGTAACATGAAACTTTTTATTGAAAATAACAAATTGATATTACAAGATGAACCAACTGTTAAAGAACTGCTGACATTTTGTAATGTTAATGGAAAATACCAAGCACAAAATTCAAAAGCCCATGATGATTATGTTATGGCATTAAGTCTTTTGTTTGTACCTTTATTAGATTTAAATAATATAGTTGATTACGATGTATTTTTAAATAAAATAAACGGTGATTCTGAAACAACTGATGGTGATGTAAAATATTTACAAATGGGATTTTTTGATGATGGTACTTCATCATTTTATGGTATTTTTGATGATTAATATAAATATCTTAAAAAAGGATTATTAAGATGCCACCTATTAAACATATGAATGTAGCTGATAGAATAGCACAAAAAAGATATAGAAAACAACCAAAAGTTAGAAGAAAACTAAAAATAAGAGCTAAAAAAAATGCAAAAGCTCCTTCCGAAAATATGTCATGGTCTTCTAAAAAGAGAGGATATGTTAGAAAAGATCCAAAATTAAGAAGAACCATGAAATTAGTAGCTAAATTAAGAAGAAAGTCATAATAATGGGCTTAAACAAGTTTGATTCTGTTGATTATATTTTAAGTTCTGGACAAAGACCTTTTAGATATAAAGTATCATTAACTTTACCTACTAAAATAGCAAAAATATCAGGTGCTTTATATGATAATGCAGTTAATATATTGTGCAAAGGTACTACCTTACCAGCACCTTCTATATTAACTACACCTGTTGGTTTAGATGGTAGAACTATAAACATACCAACATTAATGAAACTTGATAATACTACAAATATGATATTTTTTATAGATGAAAAATCAAGTGTAAGGCGTATATTAGAATATTGGCATTTTTGTATAGATTCAGGTATAACCGCAAATGAAGAAACACCATCAGTTCCTGGTGCTGGTGTTGCTAATATTGTAGGATCAGTTGCTAATATTGGAGCAGGTTTTATATCTGATATTACAAGTGATATACCAATTGTTGGTAATGCTGTTAATAGTTTCCTAGGTATAAATAAAGGTATAAGTGGTAATACTGATATTAATATGACTGGTGAATTGAAATTAACATTATTAAATTATAGTGGCAATGCTGTTGGAAGTTATACATATAAAAATATATTTCCTATTGATGTGACCGGAAGTGATATGCAAGATGATCAAACAGAAACAATTAATGAATTTAGCGTAACATTTGGATATACACATTATGTATACAAAAAAGAAACAGAATCTATTATAGATGCTGTTACAGGAATAGTGGGGTTATGATTTAACCCATACCCCTTGTCCACAATCCCATACTTTATGATACCCATTTAGTCTCATATTCTCTGATTCAGTTAAATTTGGATCAAATTTCTCTAACTTATCTTTGAGTTTGTGTTTCATAAATTGTTGTCTATTGAGCGTTCTACCATTTTTTGTATACATGTAGCCAGGTTTAGAAAAATGACTAAATGTAAATCCTAACTGCTTATATATTTCACCATTAGAATATAATCTATCTGAGTAGCTTATTAATGACCCTGGGTTATGTTTATGAAAATAACTAAGTAACTTACTAGCACCACCTATAACATTTGTGTTCTTCTTAGTACATAGCCTAATTAACTCCCAGTCATATTTATTAGTAAATCTAGGTTTTCCAAAACTCATTAAACAAACTAGCTCATCTTGGTAATAGAGTCCATAACAAATTGAGCTACCAGTGAAGCCTTGAAGATGATTTTTGTTTAGAAACTCTTTCTCTTCTACTTTAGGTACTTCTTTAATAACACATTTTCTAGCCATTATCTTGTCTGATTTACCTAGTTTATTGTTTATAATTGATTTCCAAATATCTTTATTTTCAATCCAAGATGACTCTAATATTTGTAAAAGTTGAATTCCTTTCTCCTTACACTTTTCTGTTTTATTTAAGTGATAATTTTTATCTTTAAATTTATCTGAGTGCCAATAAACACCATTACATTCTATTGCTAAATTATGTTCTGGTAAATAGAAATCTAGTTCTTTATCACCTAGTATTGAGTAGTCATTTTCTATACATTTTGGTAGTATTTCTTTTAATTCTTTTTCAAACATTGTATTATTTGGATAACACTCAGGACATAAATTGTTTGATTTTATCAAATTATCGTAAGTTCTATAAAATATATGTCCTTTGTTACATTTAAAGATATTTTTATCAACTATCTCTAAATTTATATTATTCAATAACGATTTCTTATTATTTTCATCACAAAACTTACAAAATGTTATCCCACTTTTTAGAGTCGGGTAACTCTTTTTAACTATATTATTGCATTTGTTACATCTCATATGATTTACATCAATTTTTGTAAAACCACATGATTTGATAAATTCTAGTTTTTCTAATTCATCACATTCTGGGCATGATATTACACCCCTTTTAAAGTCTGCTTTATTTCTATTAAATATATGGTTATTTCTACATTGTATCTCTAATTTAGATAATCGTATATCAGTTACAGTATAACCTAAATTATTTAATTCTAATAGTAATTTATTATCATCACATGATAAACATTTATTATATTTAAGCATTTGGTTCCAACTTCTTTTTATATTAGAACCACATTTATCACATTTTACTTCTAACCCATAATTTAAATTAGAAGAAATGGGGGTAAATCCCCATTCTTTTAACATATTAATTTTATTTTGGTTCAACTCTAACAAGTTCATCAATACCAGCCTCTACATGGAAACTAGGTTCTAAAATAGGGATATAATTCCACTTTTTACTAAATGGTATTACTATTGTGCATTGACTACCTTTTCTAATATTCCCAAAAATATCCCCTTGTTGATATAAATGGGTATTTGGTTCCCCTCTTGCTGGAACCCATGCTGTTTGGATACAATTGATTTGCTCGTCAGCTATTTGGACTACAGCATATTTTTCTTGCAATATGGGTGAATATATAATATTTAATAATCTTTCATTACAAAACATATAACCTAACTCTGTTAGTGCTTTTTTAAAGTTATTTGCAAATAAACCTTCTTCAACAGCTAACATACTTTCATTATTATAACTTTCTGTTGGTAATAATTTTTCGTATGTTAAAAAACCATCTGTTGGAATACGATTATAATGAACATCATAATAAGTCATAAACACATCAATAACTAACGCACCACCACGCTCTTTTATTAAATCAAGCATTTCTTCGTTATTTCCTAACGCATTTCGTAAGGTATATTTTTTCCCTTTTATTTTAAGAACTTCATCATCAATATCATTTACTTGGGTTTGATTAATTATAACACCATCAGCTGGGCTTTTAAAGGTACTTGAATCCTTTATAATTGCTCTATGTGGATTCCTATAAAACTGAGTTCTAAAAATTTCAAAATCTTCAAAACTATCAGCCATGTTTTTTACATGTGTTCTGCACCATTCTCTTAATGATTTAGCCATTATTACTCCTTTACCTTAATATTCCCATTAAAGACTCATCACGAATAAGCATATATTTTACTTTATCGTTTTTGTGTAAGTCAATACCATGTTGTTTTCCAAAAATAACTGTATCACCTATTTCAATGTCTTTAACTTCTGATCCTATTTGCAATACTTTTCCTTGTGTTTGTCTATCATCAATAAGTGATGGATGGACAGTTACAATAATGCCACTTTCTGATTTTATCTCAGATGGATATGCAACTTCTAACAAAACATCATGTGGATGAACAATTTTAAATGAATTTACATCAAAGTTATCCATAATCTTCCTTTCATTAATTTTGCGTAAGTGTATAACACTTACGCTTAAGAACACCTTAATCTATTTCTTTTATTTCAAAAACTATATTTTCAATACCTAATTCTTTTATTTTTGTAAATAACTCATTTGTTATATCTACACTACTACCAATTGTACCATTATTTAAATCAGAACCTGGTAATATACAACCTTCAGTATGTTGTGGTGCATTTCCTGTATGGATACGAATAAGTCTATCATTAAATCCTTCTACCTCATCAGAAACAACCCATATTGCAATATTTGATCCATTATCTGCTTTCCATTCTGGATATTTTTTAGCTAATAATCCATTTTTACTTGAATTGCACCATTTTAATTTATACTCTCTAGCTACTATTCTCTTATCAGTTCCAGATTCATCAGTACTAGGACCTATATTTTCACAACTAGCACACTTAAAAATAACATTACCGTTATCATCTAGTAATAATAATTCACCAATTGTAGAATCTTCTATTTTATCACTATTTTGCCATTTTATATCTTTATATTCTTTATTTCTTTGTAATATTAATTTTGCCATGTTTAATCCTTATTATTTGTTATTTCACTATCAAAATCATCTTTTATATCTTCTAATTTATCCATAAATCCATTTAATTGAATTATATTCATGGTATCATCAGAAGTATTTTCTAATATATCAACATCATTATCTTCGTTTATAAATTTAATAGGAATTACTCCTAAATTAACACTAGTATCACCTAGTGAACAATTTAACTTTATGAAATTACCACTATATTCTGCGTTGATTCCGCTTATTTTTGGACACCAAAATTGAATATAAAATTTATCCTGCTGTGGAAAATTATTTGAAAACTTTGGGTCTGTTTTTACTTCATGATAATCTTTAATAGTCGAAATTGTTATGATGCTATTATTATAAACTATTTCAAGATCATCTATTGAATAACCATAAGCAACAAATCTAATATAGACATTTGATTTAGACTTTTTTACATTATATGTAAAACCAGGAATAACTTCATTTAGTGGAAATACAACATTACCATAATACATTAATATCCTTGTAAGCTAGGATATTATTCCTAGCTATTTTTTAATTATTTCATCTTTTACTGATTCTATTTTATCACCAATTTCAGAAGCTTTTTCCTTATTGTTATGATAAACAAAATATCCAGCAACAAAACCTATTAATCCGCCTGCAAAAAATGAAATCATAATTTCTACCATATTTTCTCCTTAATGTTTTATACGAAATATTTATATCTTACTTAAATGTTTAATATATTGTAATGGCAGATAATAATTACCATTCATTTTTTTATATCCTAGTTCTTTTAGAAAATTTGTAAATGAAAAGTAATCTGTTGTATATTTTATATTTTGTATGTCATTATATGTAAAAATATCTTTTAATCTAATATCTGGATATGTTACACAATATTTTAGAAACTTAGCTCTATGAGATAATTCAAGCAAATTAGATGGATTATTCAGCAAATAGTTTTCCAGAAATTCATTTTTATTTTTATTTAGCGTATAAAACTTAAAATTGCGAATATAATTTAAATAATTTTTATCCTTTTTGATAGCACAAATCAATTCATCTTTAATTTTACTGTTTTCAAATTCATTTAACTCTATTTCCTTAGATATATCAGCTTGAACTATATTATAATTTACAATACTATCAACTATGTTTATATTACTAAACTGATCTTGTAATAATAAACAAAATGACATCTTATGGTTTAATTCAATAGTTTCATAATAATAACATAATTTGTTATAAAACTCACTTAAATATTCTAAGTCATCGATTTCAAAAGAATCAATAATATTTTTTTCAACTTCAAGTGGAGTAATCATATTTGTAGAACCTTCAACAAAAATATGAATATTCGATGCTAATCTTGATCTTTTTACCATTTGAATAGATGTGATAGCATCTATACTAGCACTATTATCAAAGTGAAAATGATGACTTATGTTATTCATAATAGAAACACCTACTGTAATGCTAGGCGAAAATAAAATACAATCATAATTAACATATTTCTTTTTAAAATATTCTGTAAATATATTATCTCTAATAAATCTGTTTGTATTACTGTTTATAGATATTACTTTTAAATTACTTTTAATTAAAAGACTCTCAACCGTTTTAAACTCAGATAATGTAGAAAATGACATTGTAACAACTTCATTTCTATTTTTGTTTTTACAAACATATTCTAATACTGAAAAGAATGTATTCTTTTTTGTATAAAGGCTAACATTTGTTTGGTCTTTATAGTGGTTTTTTATTCTGCATACATTACTTAAAATATTAGAATGATCACTTAAAAATGCATCTAATATTAAAAGGTATTTTGAGTTTAATATATTGTAGAATTTTCTAAGTATATTTAACGCATATGGTGAATCCTCTATACTAGTTACAATATACATTAATAATGTTTCAAACTCATCTAATATTACATAATCAAAGTAGTCTAGATTTATTTTATGTAACGAGTTTATTTGGCATACATAATTTTCACCATATAATATTTTTTTATCTTCTAGATAATATTTACATCCATATTTTAATGATATATCTTTTGCAAGAGTTTGCCTAACACTAATGAATAATATTTTTGATTTATCTTTAATATATTGATTTATTATATTTGATTTACCACTACCCATAGGTGATTTAACACAAACTACTCTAGTATCAGGAATATCAATATTTTTTATAAATTTTTGGTTTATGTGTATATCAGGTGTGTATTTAAGTGATGATAATATTATTTTACTTTGTTTTTCTTGTAGAAATGCTTTACCATCTTTTGTTTTCAAATACTCTTGTAATATGTTTATATTTTTTGATGGGTTTGGATGAAATATAACAAAAGGGTTTGTTTCATACAAACAATATGAATATTTTGACTTTTTTTCTGAAGGCAAATTTATTGAATAATAACCAACATACTCTTTTATATTTCCTTTTAACTTAGTTTTTATATAATTTAAACACCATTCTACTTGTTTATTGGAACAGTTTATTGATGTTGTTTTAGATTGTGATTTTGGTAGAATTGAAAATGGGATACCTATATCGTTTTCATTCTTGTAAAATACTGATACTTTTAAAGATGGTGCTTGATAACTAGAATGTCTTGTGGCTGATTCATCTATTGAACATAATCCTTTTAACTGTTCTTTAAAAAATAATAAAGTGTTTCTGATGTTTTCATCAGTAGATTTGTAGTCTATCTTGCATATAACTTTTAAATTAAAATTATCAACAAAATTATATGACCTTGAATTACAAATTAAACACTCCCATTTTGTATTCTTAAAATAATCAATTATTTTTTGAAAATTACCTTTAGTAACTCTATCAAGATCGAGTATAATATACCCACAGTCGTGCAAGTAATCCATGTTTTCTCGTTTTCTTTCAAACAATCCATTTGAATGAATAGGGCGACTTAGAATAAAATTTGACTCAATAAGTTGTGCAAATGAGTTTATAGAAGGGCATATAACATTTCTAAAATTAACTTTATTATCAATATCAGTTTTTAACACTTTAGTTTTTGATGTATTGTCAATTACTGTAAATATATACTTCATAAATGTCCCTTTTATAATTGTTATTATACAATATTGTAGCTTAGATGTAACTTAATTATATATTAACAATTACCTCGTCTATAACATATTGATTTTCATTGTAATATTTTAATCTCTCTTCATAATGTTTAAACATATAGTTTTTCTTTGCATATCTTCCTCTAGCGTCATCAACTATATCATACAAATATACAATATTATTTTTTGTTTCATGTTTTCGTAGCATTCTCCCTATACTTTGATTAATTTTAATATAACTTTTACCAGGCATTGTGGATACAAGATTTTTTAATTTTCTAATATTAACCCCAGTACTCATAATAGAAGTAGTGCCAAAAATGATAGCATCATCACAACTTTCCATAATCTGTCTTATAGCCTCTCTATCACTAGCTTTTGTTTCACCACTTACAAAAAATATATTATATTTGTTTAATTTTCGTAATTCACTAATTTCAACATCAACACCATGTTTTAATTTACACACTTTTCTAGCTAAGTTTTCACCATTAGAAACTCTTGTAAATAACACTATACTATTTCCTTTTTGTGAAACTTTGCATATCAGTTTGGCTATAATGTCATCTCTTTCAGGTATTCCAAGAAAAAATGATACTTCTTGCTGGTAATTTTTAACGGTTCTAACTATAGAGCTTGTAGCATCATTATATTTTAGTATTATAGGTTTAATCTCCATTTCAGTAGCTAATCCCATATCAATTAACTCTCTTGGTGTAACATATGTTTTAGCAGTACCTAAAACAGCCATTAAAGATAATTTATCACAATAATTTTGAGGTAATGTCCCCGTAAATCCAAATCTGTATTTTGCGTTTGTAGCGGATGGAAATATTATACTTTCATGAACATCACTGGCAGCTGTATGACATTCATCTTCAATTATAACAGTTATATCTTTAAACAATGAAACATTTCTATACAAACTTTGCCATGTTGATATGTTTAACTTTTTTACAAAGGATACTACTTTGAAATCACCACCCAGTCTATCAACATATTTGTCTATATCTGTAAAACCATATTCTTTGAAATCAGAATACATTTGATTTAATAACACTACTGATGGAACTATTATAAGAATTTTATCATCTGTATTTTTATATTTTTCAATGAACCATCTACATAAAATGTAAATAGTTAATGATTTGCCACTACCAGTTGCCATTACACATATATTGTTTCCAGTATTAATACTATCAAAAGCAGCTTTTAATTGAAAATCATAAGGTTCAAAAGGTAGTTTAAGTGATTTTACAAACTTATTAAACTCTTCTTCAGTAATTTTTTCTATTTCATCATCAAAAGATAATTCAAGTTTATATTTTTCATTTAATCGTTTTATAATACCCTTTATGAAACCTTTAGGGACAATTAGATAATCTCCACAATCTTTATAAAAATATTTAACACCATCAGAATATCCCATCCTTACAGCTGGTAAGAATTGGGCATTTGGTATTTTAGCTGAGCATAGTTGTTTTATTTCATCTAAATATAATTGTGTTTCAGAAATTATTTTGTAAGCTGATTCGTTTAGTTTTTCTATTTTTATCAATTCAAATCCTTTCAATTTTAAATAATTATATTCTTTAATTTACCCTTTACCATTTAAAAATTTTTCTATTTCAATATAATTTGATAAATCATATCTTGTTTTGTTTAAATTATCTACACATTTTTCAATATACTCCATTATTAATATAGCTGTTGATTTTTTTACACGAATATTACATAATTCATTGTCTTTAGAAATTAAATCTTTAATTTCTGTAACTGTGTAATTAATATTGGAGTTTTCTCTATAATGTGAATAAAGCATCATATATTTTTCATTATATTCTTCATCTATTTGTATTACAATATGTTTTAATCTACTCCAATAATTTAAATATTTAGCAATTGTACCTGATAATGTTGTTAAATGATGCTTTATAGTTGATGGATTCCAGTTTGAATCCATGTCATATTCTTCTATTATTTTTTTATGAAAACTTTTCAAATCATCTATTGTCATATCATTTACCTATTAGTTCAACTTTACAGCTTGTGTTAAAATACGGTGTTAAATCACCCCATATTTTTCCTTTAACTATTAAAGGTCTTTTATAATCTTTTATTTCAAAATTATATATAAATTCATTATCAGAATTTGTTACTTCACATATTATATTAATATAATAGTTTTCTTTTGTTTGTGCATACAAATATTTTGGTACTTCCACAAATGTTTCGTGACTATTTTTAATTTGTTCAGGTTTTATAATAATATTTTCTTTTATTTCGTTTTCAAGATTTTGTCTAATTTCATTTTCAACTTCATTTTTTGTAGATGTGTTTTTAGTTATAAAACCATTAAAATATGATTCATATTTATTATTTACAGATGTTTTAATATCATCATGTTTTATTTTATACAAAGCTGTTGCTATATAGCATCCATTAGTAGAAGTTGGCACAAATGTAACAATTGGTTTGTTATATTTTACATTTTTACCTTTATTGAAAACATATTGTTTTCCTCTGTATTGATAAACTTCAGATTTAACTTGTTGCTGTTCTAGACCATCAATTTGATTATTAAAATGATCGATAATATATTCTTTTTCTGAATCAAGATCCTTAGTACAGAATGATAGTTCTATAACAATATTACCTTTATCTTCAATTACAGTTGAATCCATATAATTATATGCAAATAAACTTGAAGCTAGAGTTACTATAAAACATAATTTTTTTAACATTTTAATCCTTTAATTTATTAGAGGAATTATATCATAATGTATCTTAAGATAAACTTAACTATAACCCATCTTTGAGGTTTGAGCTACGAGGAAGCTCTTAGGTCTATAACCATTCTAGATTACATTTACCGTTGTCTTAACTATCAATCCCCTCAAAAATAGGCAATATTATTAAAAGTCATATCGTTCTTTATTTATAGTTTCAAACATTATTTTTTCAGGGTTTAAATCATTAGTTAATAAACCTTTTACTATTGAAGGACTAAACCCTGATATTAAACAAGTTCCATTTTCATCTTTTTTCACAGGTACATTTCCACTTCTACCATTAATATTCCAAAAAATTAATTCAGGCATTTTATAACCACTATTTTTAAAAGAATCTCTTATGTATTCAAAATTTGTTTTACCTTGTTGAGCTTCGTCAAATTCCATATCACTTAAAACAACTAGAGCATCAGGTAAATCTTCTTGTGACAAATTATCAGCTTTTGCTTTATTTAGAATTAAATCAAAAGTTTCACAAAAATTAGTATTCATACCCCAATTAGATTTTTTTATGGATTTATATTTTTCTTTTAAATCATTTCCTTCTATCTTTACCATTTCAGGATTTGCGGAAAAAGTTATAAAATAATCTTTAAAATCTTTACCATTTCTTTCACTTAAATACATACCTAAAGAAATTGCTATATTTAAAACAGTTGTACTTCCTTGAACTTCTGTATACATGCTTGCAGAAACATCAATTATAGGGAATAGAGTTTTCTTAGAATCTTCCATCCAATCCTTTTGATTTTTCCACATTTCATTTGCTAAAATATCATTTTTAAACATTAATTTAATTATTTCATAAGGATATATTGCGGAAGTATTTACTTTTGATTCACCTTTTATCAATGATTCTTGATAATTTTCAAATCTTTCCCTATCATTTCTTTCAAAAGCATCATTATACTTAGCCATTGCTTTTGAAGGAATTTTTTCATATTCTATTAAGTTCCATTCTTTAGAACACATTTTATTTTCAACAACACAAGTATTAGAAGACAATAACTTTCTATAATCTTTAGCATTTAATTTTAATAATTTCATCAATTTTTTGGCTAATTTAGATTTACTTGATTTTTCTCTAGGCATCCACTTAGCACATAATTGATTATTAAAATCTAGTATTTTAATTAATTCATTTCCTACTAAATCTAATTGTTTATAAGTTATTAAATCATCAAATCTACCTAATTCAGGAACTTTTCTAATTATTCTTTTATAAATTTCCTTATCATTTTCTGCAATGAAATCTAAAAATCTTTTAAATATTTCTCTTCTTCCTGCACCTTCTCTTGCATCTCTTGTCCATAACAATATTCTAGAAGTTAATTCCTTATCAATATTAAATGATTCTTTTACTTTTTCAAAAACATTGTCAATATTATTTTCATTAGTTGTTCCTATAATAAAAAATAAATCTAGAGCTACATTTAATGAAGAGCTTAATGTTAAAGCACCATTTTCTGTATAAGATAAGTTTGATAGAGAATTAACAAATTTCATTTTCTTTCCTTTATAAAAATCAGGGTATTTAAAAATTCAGATATACTGAAATCACTAGGCACATAAAATCATAAAATATTAATTTGCTGTAAATACCCTTTTTAATCATGGTACTTTTAGAGAATTCATCATTATCAGTAATGTCCTTAAAACTTTGCTGTTAGTACCATTTAAATGTGTTTATTTTAAACACATTTAAGTCTTCATTGAAAACTTAAATGTGTTTAAGATGGTGTAGAAGGATGGACTTGAACCATCAATGCCAAAAGACGCCAGATTTACAGTCTGGTGGATTACCAATTATCCTACTTCTACATTTATTATAATTATAAATGGCTGCAGATAGAGGATTCGAACCTCTGACTCATCGATTAACAGTCGATTGCACTACCGCTGTGCTAATCTGCAATAATTATGTTTATCAACCACAACTTCAATATATTAGAGTTATTGAACAGGATTTGTAATCCTGTACTCTACCAATTAAGCTATAGTCATATATGGTGGGCGAAACAGGAATCGAACCTATAACCAACCGGTTATGAGCCGGTTGCTCTACCATTGAGCTACTCGCCCTTACTTAATTTTTATATTCGTAATCGTATCATAATAACCTTAAATTAACCTTAAAACTATTATTGATACATAAGAGATAAGACAAGCTCTCTCTGTTAGGTTTGACTACCTAAACCGTCTTATCTCTTATATACCCAATTTTTATACCGTAATCGTATCACAATAACCTTAAGATTTTCTTAAATTATTGTTTTATTTGAAATTTAAGAGGATAATATGTACCATCTTCACTAAATGGTAAATCCCTTGTTTTAAATTTCATTTTATCTGTAACAAATACCTTATTATTTAAGTATAATTCTATTTCACCAACTTTGTTAAATTGTGTTTTTTTAGTCTTTTCAAGTAAAATATAATGTCCAAATACAAAGTTTCTTATCATTTTGTTAAAAGTGAAAGCTATATTCCATTCTCTTACTTTTTTTGGTAAAATATAAACTTTTATACCTAATGTTTCCGTGATCTTATTTATCTCAGAGATACTTTTATACCTAAATACACAAAAATATTCAGCATCTTTTGCTTTTTTAAATATATTTGGACTTACATATCTTTCAAAATCACTAGGTGTTTTTGGTATTCTTCTTAAATAATTTTCATCGCTCGGAGTTAATTCTTTAATTTTTGGAAGCATAAATCTCAAATCTGTTGAGTTAGCTTCATTAAACTTTAAAAAAACCGGTTTATATTTATCTGCAACTTCATAGAACCAATAATAAGGTGATCTTGCTAAAATATATGTGTTAAAGTTTATTTTATTTTCTTTTAAATTTTTTATAAACTCATTACTTTCTTTTATATCATAGTAAGGATCAAATGTTAGTATCATCATGTTCCTTATTTAGGTATTCAAAATCTCCACCACCTTGCCATTGTACTTCTTTACTAATACCACCTTGCTCACCTTCTATAACTTTTTTAAGTCTTTCTTTTGTGATAGTTTCTATATAATCCATTTGTTCTATACCTATCCATTTGCGTTTCATTTTATGTGCTACTGCTAAAGTAGTGCCACTTCCTGCAAAAAAGTCCATTACAAGATCATTTTCATTTGTAGAAAGATCCAATATTATTTTTAATAAGTATTCAGGTTTTTGCCCATTTTTAAAAGTTGTTTTCAGTCCTTCTTTACATATGCCAATTGTAGATATGTTTGTCCATAAATCACCTAAAGAATAATCAAGATTTTCATGTAAAAACAAAACTTTCATAATTACACTATTATTCATATAATAATAGTTTGTTTTACCTTTTGAATTTATTATTTTTTCAAAAGTCCCTTCTTCCATATTAATATTAATGTTATTATCAGGTTTTACTAAATATATCAAGTTTTTAAAATAATCTTGTTTATTTAATTTTGGATCAAAATATTTTATTTCCCATTCTTTATAATCGTTTTCAATGTTTGTAATATATTTGTTATAATATTTAATATATGATGATAATTCATTTTGTGTTTTTTTTAATCTAATTTGTTTTAATATAGATTTATTATCTTGTTTTTTATAAAGTAGAATGTATTCTTTATTTTTCGGTAATTTTTTATGACAATTAGCATTTTTTAATCCTTTAGATTCGTTCATCTTGACTACAATACAATTAACAAAATTCTCTCTACCAAATATCTCATCCATAAGTACTTTTAAATATGCTTGCTCGTTATCGTCACATTGAACGAATATAACACCATCATCTTTTAAAAATTCTCTAGCTACTTCTAATCTTTCTTTCATAAATTTTAACCAAACTTTAGAACCTATGAATTTATCTTGTGATTTTATTTTTTTAGCTTCTTCTTCATCTACATTAAAATATTTTATAATCAAATCTATAGATTCAAAACTATCATTATAGTGGAAATTTTTATTTCCAGTATTATAAGGAGGATCAATATAAATTAATTTCACTTTACCTTTATAAAAAGGTAAAATACTATTCATTACTTCTAAGTTGTCACCTTTAATTAAATAGTTTTTATCAATATTCATATAATTTACTCCCTATTATAACTACTATTTTTAAAACTATCACACATTGATTTAAATTCACACCAGTTACATAATATACCTGGATTAGCTATAAATGCTTTTTCATTTTCAATACTCATTATATCTTGAGCAAATTGCTTTTTTAAAGGCACTAAATCATCACTTGTATAAGTGTAAGTATGAAAATCATTAGTTTCAACATATACAAACTGACATATTATTTTATCTACATTTAAGACTTTTTCAGCCCATATTGCATATAATGCTAGTTGATTTGCATCTGGTATATATTTTTTGTCTTTTGTTTTACCTGTTTTCCAATCTATTATTATTGCACATCTATTTTTTATAGCAATATAATCAATAGTTCCTCTTATAACATAATCATTACCATAATAATTAGTTGGATTTAGCTTACTATCTAAAGCCCAATTTACTTCATTTCCTAAAGCTGGTAAATCTTTTATATTTTTATATTTTTCTGTTTCTTTAAACTTTTCAAATATTTCATTATATTCTTTATATTGATCTGCATTTATTAAAGGATTATGATATGATTTACTTACTTCGATAGGTTCTTCTTTAAAACTTTGCTCTATTAACCAATGTATATAACTTCCTTTAATAAGTGCAGTTTGATCTTTAGGTATAGATATTTTATCAATATAAGAATATTTAAACTTTAATTTACATTGTCTAAAACACTCTAATCTTGAATAAGAATATCTATACTTCACAATTTACCCTTAATCGTTAATTTGATCTTTTAAGTTTTGTAATAGTTCTTTATCGGATACTATCGAGTTATACATGCTTATATTAGCACTTAAACTATCGATACTCATTTTAAGTTCATTTTTTAATGTAGATAGAACCCTGTTAAATTCTGTTATATTTATACCATCTTTGGATAATTTTGTTTTAATATCCCTTATTTCAACATCAATTTCTCTTTTTTGTTTCTCTAAATCAAAAATTTGTTTCATAGCATTTTTGACTAGCTCATCTTCATTAATACTATTTTTTTCAATAAAATCAGTAACATTTAGTTTCTGACTTTTTAATTCTATAAATTCATCAATATTTTCCATTTTCAGTCCTTTCAATTTTGATACCGTAACGGTATCAAAATCTACTTAATTTAAACTTAATCTATAATTTTATAGTCAAATTCTTTGAAATTAAGATTTTCATCTCTTAAAAGCTTCCATCGATTTTTTGTATTTAACTGTCTGAACATAATCTTTTTACCTAATTTATATGCTTTAGTAATATACCTTTCATTACTTATATCATTCCTTATGGATTTTGAATAATCAGCTTTATACCATTTCTTTACTCTTATTTGTTTACCATTAACCAAAAAATACCAGAACTCTCTATGATCTCCATCAAGAGTAACATCTTCTTTTCTACAATTGTAATTTTTTACTACTTCATCTAGTGCTTCTTCATAAGTATAAGCACCCATATGTTTTTTAAACTTTCTTTCACTTTCTGAATACTCACCTGTTCTTTCTTCAATTTCTTTTAAACACTCATCCATACATATTTTTGGATTATATCCATCTTGATATAAACTGTTAATTAAGAATACAATACAATCACATCTCCAATCTATACTTTCATGTTCACTATCCCTTTTTTTGATACCTTCATCTATCTCTTCATGTAGATAACCTAACAAAGTTAAATGATCATATTCTTTTTTATCTAAATGTCTTTCTTTCAACCATTTTTCTAATTTCTCAAATAGTTTCATAATTTTAACCTTTCATTTATAGTTTTAATGTCGTTTTCATAGTCTTTACAATTTAAATAACCATTTAATGTTTCATAATTTCGTGCCTCCTAATTATTTTTAATAGAAATATTACTACAGTTTTTCTTCAAATCATAATGATTATATTTTTAAGCCAATAACTTCAATTAAGCCGTTCTTAAGAAATTACTTTTTAAGCTGATCTTTTATTTCATTTAGTTTTTGTTTCTTAGTTAAATCATCATTTTTTCCTTTTACTATATAAAAATGATGTAACATTAACTGATACTATAACTAATACTGCCACAATTGCTATAAATGTTCCCACAACAGATGTATTTGTCTCCATTTTATTTCCTTTCTGTAATTAAATTATAACCATTCATCTAAGGTATTTGCAAAAATATTTTTATAATCAAATCCTATATGTTTACTCATAATATCTAATTTTTGTATAAAATATTTTTCAAACATAGTTTCATAATCAACAAATTCACTAATACTTGGTATTTCTCTTACAATTTCATCATCAGGAATACATATGACATTATCACCAGTGATGGTATTTGGTGTTTTCAGATAGACAATATATACTTTTTCACCTTCCATTATTTTTTTAAGTTTATACTTGTTTGTAAGATTATTATAATGGATTGAACCTCTAGATTGAATAGGACAAGGATTACCATTTATAGATGAAACCCATTTATCATTTGATACAACATATGATAAGCTACTTACACTTTTATTCATACAAATATCGCTTAGAAGCTGTTGTTTAAATTCATCCTTTATGTGATTAATAAATTGCCTTAACCCATGTAGATCACTATCAAGTATTAAATCTAAGCATTCATTTAATTTTAGTTTTGTCCATTTTGGAGTTGTTTTATCAATCATAGGAAGACCAGTTATTTTAAATCCTCTATTTGATTTCTTTTTATTAAAATATCTCCCAACATATCTTTTACGAGCACAACTAATTAATCTATCACATATTGTTTCCTGTTCCATTCCAAGATTGCTATTTTTGTCTAAACCATTGATAGCTGTTACAGCTTCACTTATAGCATCATCTATAACAGGTGATATTGTAGTTTCACAATAACTTTTCAAAAATTTGGCATTTTCTTGTAAATCTTTAGGTGTTTCTAGAAATTTAAACTCAAAATAGTTAGAATCTGTATCACATTGAATACTTAAAGGCCTACTATTAACATCAATATTTAAATTATATGTTTCATTACAAAACTTATTAACTCTATATGAAACCCACATGTTTAAAAATCTGCCAGTTGTTGTAATTGACTCACTCATTTTTTTACCAAAACTAAAAGGATTTATTGCTAGTGATGTTGAACCATAAGCAGAATTCATAAGAATTTTAAACATATATTGCATAAGATCATGGTAATCTATTTCAGAAGCGGTTAAATTATCATTCTTTAAAAAATCCTTATGCTTTAATCTATCTTTGAAAAAGTTTTCTATTAATTCAGAAAATAATGAAGTACCATCTGAAAAATATAAACATCCATTTGGAGTAACATTAACACCATATTTTTTACATATATATCTTATGTGGTCTTTATTATCAATAATATTTTTAAAGTAATAAAATTCCTCCATACTATCATTGTTAGTTTTATCATAGGTTTCTGAATAGAAATAAAAATATTTGTTTAACATATCTTTAAGGTCTTCTGGTAATGATGTAGAAATAACTTCATTTGGTGCCTCATTCATAAACCTTGCTCTATTTTCTTCAAGCATTTTAGCTTTCTCATATGGGATGCTACTAACTGGAATATAATTATCCAAACCTATTTTAAATTCGATAATAATGTTTGGATATAGAGATGTAAAGTCATATGAACATACATTTTTGTGCAACCCTTCAATAACTCTAACCCATCCTCCAGGGTATGGTGGATCATAGTTTATTATTTTTAATTGTCTTAAAGGTAATATAACATTTTGTGATAAAGCATAATTATACATTAATGACGCCCATTGCATAAGGGTACCTGAAACTTCATCAGCATTTACACCACACTTATATGCTACTAATTGGCATACTTTTAACAGTTTTAATTTTCGCTCTAATTTTATAAGTAACTCAACATCCTTTAAACCATAAGAAACAAACTTATTAAAATCTTTATACAAGTCTTCTATTGAACCATCATAATTTACTTTAGTATCACCTAATTCAAGTTTGGATATTTCATCTAATGAAAATCTACTTGGTTTTTGAGTTGTGTATTTGATATATAAATCTCTCAAATCTAATTGAATTATACCTTCTATCTTAACACCATCATACTCTATATCATCATTAGTTTTCATTCTTTTATGTGTTATAGCTTTTATAGGTGATAATTCAACATAATCATCTATTCCAAGATGGATCATTCTATTTACAATATAAGGGATATCAAATAAATTAGAGTTGAAACCAGCTATAATAGTAGGATTTGTTTTAACTACAAATGTTAAATATTTTTTTAACATTTGTATTTCATTATCGCATTTTTTGTAAATCACTTCCCCTATATCTGATTGTAAATCAATATTTAAGTCTTTAGTACCAAAAATTATGAACTTATTTAAATAGTTATCATAAACTTGTATTAAAGATATTTCTTCTGTTGGGTTTGATGGTTTTGCATAACCATTTATTGCTCTAGTTTCTATATCTAGATATTGTGTTCTGAATTCATGATTACAATCTATATCTTTGAAGTTTTCACGAATATATTTTTGAGGTCTGTTTATGTTACCATACAATGGTGTAGAAGGTGATACATTTTTTAAATACTGATATATCTCATATGTTGCTTTAAATGTTTTCTTTTTTAAATACCCATGTGTATAGAAATCCTTATATTCTGTTTTCTCATTAGTTCTAATAAATAATTCTGGGACATATTCAGTTGATTTATATTCTTTTATAATTGAGTTTTTTGTAACTTCATCATATAGTCTGGCATATAACTTAAAATTATGTTCAAAAACATATTCGTATTTAAACATTAATACCCCTTATATCTTTTTGGGTATTATATCAAAAATTATCTTAAAGGTGGCTTAAAATATAGTACCTCTTTAGCATATTCTTCACCATTAAAATGAGGTACTCTTTTGGTGTATGTTTCTTTAAGTCCTTCTACATTTGAAGAATATTCACTTAGAAATATTGGAAATTGCTTAAATTTGTCAAATAGTAATGGCAGGCTGTTAGAATCAAACTTAGAATAACTTTTAGAAGTTCCCCTACCATTATATGGTGGATCAAAATATAATACAGTAGTCTCAGGATCATACTTGGATAAATCAAGATCAAACGCATCTTTATTGCTTATTTCCATTTTTGAAAAATCAATATATTTGTGGTTCCTTAAGCATGTTATCCTTTCAATAGGGAATGCTCTAAATACTTTATCCACAAGTGCAAATTGGTCTTTTGTGAGTTTATTTTGTATTTGTTTAAATGGAATTTTTTGTAATTCGTTTAATGATAGGTTAAAAAACTCATCTATATTATATTTTGATGTTGTTAATATTTTTTTAAGAACAGGCATCACATAGCTATATCTGTCTATAATAAATCCATCTACATTAAATAATCTATCTAAAACTGTATGGAAGCCCTTATCCACATACGGATATAAAATAGATGCATCACAATCTTCTTTTAATAAAAACTTCATAATTGATTTTTTTACTTGCTCAAACTCATCATTTGGTATTACATATGAACTACCACTACCAACAAAACCATACATAAATACTGTTTTAAAACAATCAGCGTCAGACTCTATTTGTCCTTTCATATTTTTATAATAGTCTTCACGAAGCATAAACTTTTCCAAATCAGTAAAATCACCATTAACTAAATATCTCACTGCTCTGGCAACTCTTTCTGTTTTTTCATTATATAGTGCATTCAATCCCATCTGAATAGCAGTGATAGATATTGCCCCTGATCCTCCAAATGCATCTACTATGGTTTTAGTATTTGAATACATTTCTTTTATTTTACTTATAATATCAACAGCTAGGGATCTTTTACACCCAAGATAAGTTGGATAACAATTATATACTTTCATATAACTCTTTTATATTTTAATGGTTCTGGTTGGAACCATTTATTTTTACAATAGTTAGTATAATATTTATCAGACTCTAAAATGCTTATTTCATTAGTTAGCATATTCCTGAAAGTTGTGTATTGAACATGATTATAAAAAGAGTTATCTTCAACCTTTGTTACAATATCAGAATCATTTATCCACATTGATCCTAGTATCAACTCAAATAACTTATTATTTAATTCCCAATTTTCATTATTAATATGTTCTGAACTAAGTAAAACATCATTATCTTTTGAATCAACAATTTTTAACTTGTCATTATCTTTATATATTTTAATATAATCATTTTCTAAAGATAAAGAACCTATTGAATTATTTTTTCCTAATAATATTTGCATACATTCAATAAATTTCATAGTTTATTCCATATGTCTTTAAAGAACTTTGCAAGTGGTTTATAAACTATACCATAAACTCTAACCCAAGCCCATACAACATATCTTTTTACAACATTTACACCAAGTAATTTCATAGCATCCAAAAATAGTTCATCAGCAAGAGCTCTAGGAATATCACCTTTATTTGATTTTCCACATAAAAAATCATGTAATACATAAGCTTTAGTAGGTTTGCCAACTGGTGATATTATTGATTGAAACAATTGTGGAACACTACCAAAATCAGTCCTAAATCCTTTTGGTATTCTTATAATATTATTTCCAACTAAATATTTTTCTAATTTAAATCCTTTAGAAGTTACATCAAAGTCAAAAATAAAATAAAAATCATTGTATAATTCAAAGTTATTACCATATCTGTAAATTGTTATAAGGTCTTTACTTATATTTTCCATACTAACCCTTTAATTGTAATTTACAAGTAGAACATAGTATTGTATAATCATCTCCAATACATATCTCACCTGTATTCGAAATATTATGATTACCATATTCAGATCCGCATTTTTCACAAATTGAGCTTAATTTATAAATTCTATCTGCATATGGTAAAATATTTATAATGTTTTCAAATAGTTTTGATTCATAATTTATACTTAATCCACATAATATCCAGTTTTTACTAATATTATCAATTATAATATTAGTAATTGAGTTATCAAAAAATTGGAATTCATCCAGTAATATATAATCATACTCATTTACAATTGCATTTATATTATTTGTTTTTATTACATTTAAATTATGCAATGTTTTATAACTTCTTGATATAAATTCTCTATCATCAATTTCTGGTCTAATTAAAATGTATTGTTTTCTACCAAAATGAAGTTTTTCAGCTTCTCTTAATAACTCCAAACTTTTCCCTGATCTCATAGGACCAATTATAAGTTTTATCATGATATAAACTTTTCAAATTTATTTGCTAAATACATGCTTATAAACATTAATGTAGCTGTTACTGGTATACCTATTGTTAAATCATAATATAAAACACCTAATGATATTATTAAAAGCAATATAACATAAATTTTTAACATTATTGCTGATATCAGCAATATTAATATACTTTTAAATGTATCCATTTACCACATCCTCAATTTACATTCGGCTATTAATCCATCAAAAGTATGCTCTTTTATAAAGTTTTCAATATTAACACCACTTTGATAAATTTCGTTTATATCTTTATATTTTTTAAATTTTTCATCATCACACCATACAACAAATTTATGATTTGGATTATTTGTATGTTTTAACATTTCCTTTCTACCAGTTTCATCATTATCGCAACACCATATTATATATGGTATAACTTTCATTCCTTTTGGCAAAGTTGCACCCAGCATAGCTATTTTATTTTTAAATGGGGTACATAACATATCAAATAAACCTTCAAATACATATACCTCTTTTAGTGGGTCAATATTGAAATAGTTCATAACTTTAAAACCATCATCTGAGTTAAATATATAGAATATTTTATCATTTATACTACGACTATAAAAACTAAAAGCATTATCATTTACAGTATTTAGATATATTATAAAATTTGGTAGTTTAAATGTTTTATTATTTATTACAAATGATTCTTTACAATAATAAAAGTCATCAGGGTTTCCACCTCTTTTCAAAATGTATTCTTTTGCCTCTTTTATTTCACTAGCTTTTGGTAGATTTAAACTAAAAAATTCTTTAGGTTTTTGTGGTTCTTTTTTAGTTAGTGTTATGTTTTGAATATTTAAATCATCTATGTATTTTTCACCTATTTCATTTAAGTAGTTATTAAGGTATATTGGATGAAAAGTTTTAATGTAAGAATACATGGTAGCTGTATAACCACAATTAAAACATTTTATAGAATCATCTGTATAGGAATCTTTTCTATACAGATGTAATCTTTTCTTATTTTTATATTTTGAATCACCACAAACATCACATTTGCAGTTATAATCATCAGATTTTTTTATTCCTAAATCTTCTTTATTATGAATAATTTCCCAATATTTTACATTAATTGGATTTAACATTACCAACTCTTCTATCTAGTTCATCAAATAATGACTCACTATCATCATTTTTTATAATTTCTAATAAATTAGTACTATATGCTTCAATTTTTACAAATAGCTCACCATCATCTGCAACATAAGTATCAACTACTTTTACATTTTTTACTAATGACGAACTAACTTGTACTGAAACTTGGCTATTATTAGTCTTAACAATCCCTTTATTTTGGTAATATTGTTTAATCATACTATCAACTTTTGAAGATAGTTTTTGGGTTAAGTTCATTTTAGCTACTGCAATAGCTTCTGTTTGTTGTTGAATATAATTTTGACCTATATACATTGCTGAACCAACAGCTGTATTAATATCTCCATATTCTTTAACCCAACTAGGTAAATCATCATATTTTTCTAACATAGGTTTAGCAAATTGTTGTTGTGGAGTAGTTGTTGAACAACCTACAAACATTAAACCTGCAACCATAACCGCACTACATAAAACTTTTTTCATTTTCTTTCCTTTCATTTTGTGGTTTTATATAAAACCCTTAATTTTCTGATACCGTAATGGTACCAGAAAAACCTTAAATCAAACTTAATTATAATCTATATTTTTTTATTGCATTACCTAATTCATCAAAATTACTAATGTTTAGTTTTGCAAGATTAACCTTCATAATACAAGTTGAGAATCTATCAGGTATTCCGTCTTCACTATCTGTATCTGTTACATTGCCTTGTAAATCTATATCTGATTTACCAGTAGGATTACTCAATATAATATATATGTCTTTCTCATCACTATTGTCTGAAAAATATGAGCAAAACACAGTTGTATCAGCTTCTGAAATATCATCATATTCCCAAACACCATTTTTTGAATTAGTTGATAGAAACTCTAATGTTTCTTTAAGACTAAAATACATAATTTTCCTTTAAAAGTTTAATTTGAAATATTATACCATATTTATCTTAATTAATACTTAAATAAATAATGTAAAAAGGTATAATATGAACTTTAGAAATATTGCTTTAAACTCAAATATAGTTTTTAGGACATTATTATTTTCTGATGATACTCAATATTATTGTCAAAAAGTTAAATTGCCTAGAATATCTTTAGAAGGACAAAAAGTAGGGCATTCAACTGGTACTTTAACATTAGGTGGTGAAGTAGCAAAATTTGATTCAATAACATTGACGCTGTTAGTAGATGAGAATTTAGAAGTGTGGAAAAACTTTGTCAATTTAATTAATAAATATAATAAAGTTTCTACAAATACTGGATGTGGCATTGAAGCTACATCGTGGTTAGAAATACATGATTCTAAAAATAAGTATTTGTTTAGAGTTGAATTTTACAAAAGCAAGTTAGATGAGGTAGGTGAATTGGAATATTCTACAACTGATAATAATATCATAACCTTAGACATAACACTTAATTTTGATTATATGAAAATCATATAATCATTTTTTTAAATGTATAAATTCTTTAATAAGTGACATTGCTTTATCTATACCTAAGTATGTAATGGCACTTGCTATACCTATTTTTGTAAGATATGGCAATTCTAATGAAGTTAAAATACAATAAATTATAGTACATAAAACAGCACTGTTAAAAATGTATTTTAGAATACATTTTATATGTTTTCCAGCACAAGTATCTTCTTCATCAGACAAATAATTTGATAAGCCACAAATTAATCCAACAATAAAAATAGGACTTAACTCTAGGAGGTAATTCATTTAAGTCCTATCAGCTCACACCATGTATAAATCACACAGAATAGAATGTTTAACCATAATATTCTGTGTGATATTTTATAATACTTTTTGTATCTCTGTGGAATATCACAGTGATATTTGCCAATTAAAAACCATCTAAATATGAAAAAATAGTATTTTATTTTATCTGAAAAACTTTTCATGTATTATCTTTTCTTTTGTGTTGTTTTAACTGAATCATCCCATTGTATTTTTTCAAGTTCCTCAATTGTTTTAGCTGCTTCTATTTTTGCTTTTAAAACATTGGCTTTAAAAGTAATCTCTTGTGTGTTATATGCAACCATTGAGGTAAAGTTTAAAAATTCCTGTGGGTTAAAAGTTACTTTTTCATCATTTATGTCAATCCAAATGATTTCAGAAACTGAATTAGTTCCACTTTGTATATCAAGCATTAAATTAGTTACAGCTCCATTGATATTTAGTTTATCTTTTTCCCTTGTTTGGAAAGTATGACCATTATATACAATTCCATTTTCTAGAGCTTTATCTCTATTTGATTGGATCTCATACCTTTTCTTCTCTTTTAAGATATCTAATTTATTACTTTCCTGAGTAGTTGCTATTAAAAAATCATAATATATATCCATAATATTATTTGATATACAATATTCTTTAATTGCTTGTTTTCCAGCCTCAATTTCTTCAGGTGTAATGTCATCAACATATTCAACCATCATATTCTCTGAATTTTGCCTAACTGTCATAGGTCTATTTAGTAATGCTAACTCTGATCCTATATCAATTGCCCATAATATAACATTTTTGTTCAATTGACCTTGATCAGCTAGAGTTTTTTTAGATATTATCATATTTTATAGTTCTCCTTATTTTTATATTATTTATAATTATTTATAATTATTTCCAAATAGTTCCATTTGTAGTTGGTGTATTATAACTTATATTACAATCTGTAGTATTGCCAGCAAAAGTAACACCTTGTGCTACAACTTCTGAACCATTATAAACAGCTATGCCAGTTCCACAATTTTTAATATTTACATGGGAATCTAAACAAGTATCTGATTTCCTAAATGCATATAATCCATATTCACAATTATCTAAAGTTAATCCTGGGGTAAATAAATATGAACATGCATGTCTAATACCATTATAAAAATTCTTTATAGTTAAGTTATTTTCTACAATTGTATGTGAAGCAAATATGGATCCATGATAATTAGTAAATGCTATACCAAAACTCCTGTTATTTGTATTTTCAACAGTTAGATTTTTAATTACAGGGTAAATAGACATATCACCATTAAATACAGTATCATATTGTGAATTACAATTTTTTGATATTGTAAATCCATTCCCATCAAGTATTAAATTTCTAAAATCTGTCTGTGCAATGTTAATAGTATAATTAATAGTAAGATTATTTAATAATTTTAAAGTTATTGCATAATTAGGATAATTAATATATCTTTTACAGTAATTAAGTGCGTCTTGTATATTTGTAAAATTTCCACCATTACCTATAGTTAACTCCAAGTTATAAGCAAATTCAGGAGTATTATCTATAATATCTTTAAATTTTGTTTGTCCATATGTTTTCATTAATAATTCCTTTAAATACAAAATATAAATACATTTATATTTTGTATTTAAAGGAATTATAGTTTCAATTTCCTATATTTCAATATATTTTATTATTTGTTGTAAAGTTATTTAATTTTGTATGATGTTGTAATTGTTTAAATTTCAGTTTTAATATATAATATTAAAACTGAAAAATAGATTTTTGTAATTTGTATTGAAGTAGTTTAGCTGTATTTAAGCTGAAATATATCCATTTTTAGTCCAAGTACCCACAACTTGAGACTTACCAGTTATGCTTCCTGAAAATGTTGTATTAAAATTATCTATTATTCCAGAAGTTTCAACACTTTGGCTTAACGCTCCTGAATTTTGAGTAAATTTACAAGTATGAAATAATAATCTGCTTCCTACAGATAATATTCCTTTTGAAAAGTATCCACTGCTACCTGCACTTAATTCACAAGTTGAATTAAATACATAAGCTTCTGAATTAATAGATAAAGCAAATGCGTTACCCAAACAATTTAATATCCCTTTCATATCGTCAAAACAACAGAATGAATTTCTTTGTAATAAAACTGCTGTATTGATACTTTTATTATTACAATTTATTTTTAATTTACTAATACCTCCTAAGATTGAATTATACATGGAAAATCCAATATCATAGGAAGCATTATTTAATGTAATAGAATAACCATTAAAATCTATATTTAAAAATGGGGAATGTATATTCACAATATTAATAAATTCATTTATAACTAAGTCACTAATTAATTTTATAGTTATACTTTTATTACTATAATTTATATACTTATTGGCTTCATTGATAGCAGTTTGCAAGTCTTCGAACTTGCCCCCCCCCTGTTCCAACTGTCCATTCTAAATTAGAAGTTAAAAGTTTTGTAGAGTTATCAATAATATCTTTTATACTGGAACTACCATATTCTAGCATTATAAATCCTTTATTAATTTTGATGGGATTTATAATAAATACCATCAAAATTAAGCATGAATTATTCCATTGGCTGTAACAGTATTGGTAGCAAATGGTAATTCATATCTACTCCATGTACAATTAGTTACATTTCTACCTGTTATATTTGTATGAGCACCATTATAACATAATAATAAATTTGCTGCTTTTGAACCTGTAAAATTAGGATATTGTAGATTCATATAAGAATTGTTATTATTTAATATATTAGCAGCAGATTTATTATTTGTAATTGATGAATTAGTTAATGTCATTTTAGAACCATATCCACAATAATATAACCATCCATTACAGTTTTCACTACCATTATTATCTAATTTTAAATCAAATCCCGTTAATTCACCTTGATCATTACAATATAATAATGATTGCTCTTGTGTTCCATCTAAATTGTTACCATTGTTGGTAAAGCTATATTTGGATATAGCAATTTTAGAAGCTAATGATAAAACTGCATTTTTATAACAATTTTTAATACCATATTTGTATGCATTAGATGTTGAAGGAACCATAGTAACAGAACTTTCTCTAAAATACCATCCTTTTGCTTTAGTTCCTACAGCATTAATCATAATTTTAATATTAGGTGCTTTGCAACCATAAAACATAAAGATATACTTTTCGGCATCAAAATTATTAAGCAATATTTCATCATCTTCTGATAATATATTTATATGATTTGCTAATGCATTTCTTAAGATAATTTGTTCGTTTAATTTATATCCTGATTTTAATATAATATTTATGTTGCAATTATTTTTAACTGAAATATATTCGAGTGCTTTTGCTAAAGCATCTGATAATTTGGAGAACCCCCCCCCCCTTCCTACTGTATAAGTTTTGCTCTCTGTTAATATTTTAACACTACCATCAATTATTTCTTTTATATTTGAATTTCCATAATTTATCATATTTTTATAATTCCTTTCTAATATAAGCATATATAACCACTAGGTGAAAAAAAATTTGCAGTAATATTAGTTTTATTAAAACCAGATACAACTATATTACTATTACATGAAATACGCCCACCCAAACCAACACATAAAGCATATGAATTACTGTTTGAAATATTTTTAAATATAGGGGTATTAAATCCTAATTCAGATGCAATATGCGAAACACCACAATTAGCAGCTACATTATTATATGTTCCATCAAATGTAACATTTCCAGCATATATTTTACTTGAATCAGCACTCCATAGTATATTTCCACTGCAAGTTTTAAATGTATTATTTTCCCACACATTTAATATACTACCATTGTCTGCTACTACACCCGATTCAGTACAATTTTCAAATGTACTGTTTTGTACTAATCCTATACATCCAACACTACCAACACCCCATTGTGCATTATATACACCAGAATTATAAAGCTTAAAATTAGTTTGTAAGAATCCAAATGCCATCGAAAATATAGTAGGTACTGAACTAAATCTAAGTTTAAACGATATTGTTGGAGATATTCCAAATGTAAATGAAACTGCAATAGGAGTTGTTGCGTATTGATTTATAAAAGCGGGATTAGGTGTCATAGTTCCATCAAAATCAACATAATCATCTTCTGATGTTAAAACAACATGTCCTAAATTTGCATTATTGATATGAAGACTTTCAGTTAATTTATACGATGACTTCATTGTTATAGTAATTTTATAATTTGTCACAGATATATATTTTGAAGCTTCTTGTAATGCATCTACTAAATTTGAAAATGTTCCATTTGTACCAACAGTCCATTCAAGATTCTCTGTTAATAGTTTAGGTAAACTACTTAAACTTAATTGACTGCTTTTTGTTTTTGAATAAATTATCTTTTTTATAGGAATTGTATCATTATCAGTATATATTACTACATTATTATTTTTAATAATGTAGTCAAAAGGTACTGCATCTATTGATGAGTTTGCAGTATTTTCTATATATAATCCCAGAACTTGAATTATTGTATCAGGTTCAATTGCTATTTTGAACATTTTTTTACCTTTACTGATATTATCAGTTGTGGTAAATTCTGGATCATTTATTACTTTGATACTACTATCAACTACACCTAAATTGCCATTACTTGATAATGATACAATACTATTATTAAGAATTGCTTCATTTACAGTTGATGTAGCTGTCAATCCACCTTCTTGTTTTTTTAAATATAATTTATTTTCACTTTTTAGCAATATTATTTTATTGACTGGAACCTTATCTATGCCAGTTTGTGAATCATCTACAAATGACCATACATTATCTATACCATATGCCATTTAACTGATCTCCCTTTTTAACATTATTTATATTCTATTTCAGAAAACTTACCATCATTAATAATATTAACAGTAGATGTAAAATAATCTAATTGATTTTTAATTTCACTATTATGACTTATAACATACATGCTCATTAAGTCAGTATTCCTTGTTAATATTTTTAATAATTCATTTTTACCTACACTATCTAAAGAACTATCTAAAACTTCATCAAGTATAAGTAAATTACATTTTACATCAAACTTATTTCTACAAATATCTAAAAAAGCTAACATTATAGAAAATGTTAGTCTTAAAGCTTCACCATTACTCATAGATTTATATTCAAATGGTTTATTATCTTTAGTAATTGTTTCTTTCAAGTTTGAATCTAACAAAAATGTAAAATTAAACTCATCAAACATATTTATATATTTGTTTATAGTTTTGTTTATAAATGGTAAGTGCATATTTAAAAATGCACCTTTTAAATTGTTATTATTCAATAGGATTTCAAGTTGATTTAAATTAGAAATATATGTATTGATCTCATTATACTCATTTGAAACTTCTTGTAATTCCTTTTCATTTAAAATAATATCATCATTAGATGGTTTTTCTATGTGTTCTACTTTGCTTTTTTCTAATAAGTCTTCATATATTTTTTTATTTTCTATTGATGGTTTTAATTCTAACATTTTTATATATATATCATCTTTATTTTTAATATATACTTCATTTTCATTTTGTAATACTTCTAATTGTTTTAATAAATCATCATGATTAGAGACATCAATGTTGCTTGGAATAATTTGTTTTAACTTCTCACAACCTTTACACATTTTATATTTTTCCATTAATTGTAAAGCTGATTTTTGCTCATTGATAGTTTTTAACAAATCATTTATTCTATTAGAAGGGTCCTGTGTTAATATACTGTCATATTGTGTTTTTAACTCTTTTAATTTTTCAATTTTTTTAGATTCTTCTTTAATTTTATTTTCAATCTCATTAATATTATTATTTTTATTTTCTATATAGTCATTATAAGCTTTTAAATCATATTCGTATTTTATTTTTGCTTTTGATATAACATCTTGCAAAGTGTTTATTTTAAATAATGTATTTGTTTGTATAGTAGTTTTTTCTTTTTTTAAAAGTTTTATTTTTTCAGTAAGTTCTAAAAATGTAGCAGTATCAGAAAGTATAGCAAATACATCTTCTTTTTCTTTTTTAGATAACCTTACAAATGATTGACTTAACAAATCTCCACCTAAATATATAAGGTTTCTAAAAGCTTGTTCTGTAAATTTTAATATATTATTTTCTAAAAATTCTTGATACGCTGAATTTGTGCTTAATAATGGTATTAATTCATTATTTTTGTATATTTCAAAAATGCTAGGATTAGTCCCTCTTTTAATTGTGAACTCATCTCCATTAATATTCATTTCAACTTCAACATACATTCCTTTTTTATTGATATTATTAACAAGTGATCCTATTGTTTTACCATTATATGTTTTACCAAAAAGACAATAATGTAATGCTAAAAATAAGCTTGATTTTCCAGCACCATTCTTACCTGTTACCAAATGAATACCATTAGTAAATTCAAATTTTGTTTTTTTGTTTCCATATTTCATAAAATTTTGTAGTGTTATAGATTTAAAATTAATGTTATTCAAATTCTCTCCTTCTCTCCTTAAAAAATGAGTGGTTTAATCACTCATTTTATTTTTACATATCTCTAAATACATAATAATCATCATCTTCATAGACTAAGACACCATCATCTACAGCTCTTTGTTTTGCATCATCTAAATCTGAATCGTCATCTTCAATATCAAAATAACCTTTGTCTTCTAATATATCTTTTAATTCATTTTCACCTTCTGCAACTGAAAAATCAGACATAATAGCAATTGGATCAAATTCAATTTGCTCACCAATATCATTTTCTAGTTGTTCTATATAGTCGAAAAGAATATCTGAAGCACCATAACTTAGTCCTTGTTTTTGCATTCTTTCTTGGAACATATTTTTACTAACATTAATAACCATTGTTTCTCCTTTAATTTATAAAATTATACCATAGTTTTCTTAATTTAAGCTTAATTATTTATAACATCATTCAATACTGACTCTAAATGCTTGTGTTCTTTCAAAATATATTCTTTTATAAAATCTAATGACTCGGCAACAGAGTTATTTAAACTAACAGATTTATATAACTTTTCTTCTTCATATTTGTAGAATACCTTGCTTATTCTTGCCCTAGCACCAAAATATTCTAATATTTTATCCTCTTTTTCATTTTTTTCTTCAAGTATTATTTTCCCTACTTTACAAAAATCAGGAAAGTTGCCAGTAAATAACTCAGGTTCATCTTTATACTGCAAGATTATTTTATCTTTTAAAACAGTAACAGTAAAATGTCGCCTATCCCAAGTATTTTCTACAAACTCTTCTTCTAAGTTTTCATTTAACAAAATTATACCAGGTACAGAATTAATTTCATTAAAAGTCATTTGATAAGGTGTTCCTATATAAACATTATTTTGGTTAAAATGATAATGTCCCATATAAACTTTTTTATATTTTGAATTATCAATGTTTAATCCTTCTTCAGCAATACTTGTATGATTATATTTAAATCCTTTTAATTCAGCATGACCTAGTAATATATCACATTCTTTTAGTAACTCTTCATCACCACATAACCATGGAGATATTCCTATTTTGTATTTACCAAAAATATGATATGATGGTTCTTTAATATATTTTATTCCAAGTAAATCAGCAAATAACTCACTTGAAACAATATCTCTATTACCTCTGTTATACATATCATGATTTCCAGCAAATGTATAAAAATTAAACCCTTCAAATATATTTCTAAATCTAGTTGATAAGGTATGTAATAATTTTAAATCAATTAGCTTTCTATTATCAAACATATCACCTAATTGATATATTGTACTACAATTTTTTTCTTTTAAGATATCTCTATATTTTTCTAGAGAATTTAGTTGTACTTCAAGAATATCATGATCAAAATTTTTACACCCAAAATGTAAATCCCCTATTAAAGCTATTAATTTTCCCATATATCTAACTCACTTTCTACTGTCTTTTTCTCTTTTTTAGGAAAACTAGGAATATATGTGTTCCTAAACTTCATAATATCTAATGTTTTAAAGTTTTTCCCAGTAATTTTGTTATACTCATCAGTTTTTAATAAATAATCATGATGGTATATCATTCTTACTGTTTTATTGTTATCAATATTTTTCAAAATATCCCATAGTGTATTAGATTGAATAATATCTTCATTTACAATAAAATACCTTTTTGAAATATCAAGATTTAAATCAGTTTCAACTTTTTTATTAATATCTTCTACAATATACAATTTATCATCTATAACAACGATAGGATATATTTCTACATCATATTCTATATTTTCATCATCAGTTTTATAACAGCATGTATATTCTTTCTGTTCCAATCGTAATTCTAATTCTGTGTAATCAGTATAATAGTTTTTTAATAGTTCCTGCTCAGCTTTTCTTTCATTTATTACTTGTAATATACTATTAACTATTATTTGAGTACAATATGCAAAAGCTTTAACTGGTTCTTTGGATATTTTTGAAACCTTATTAGCATCAAAATTAGGAATTACATACAACATTAACTTTTCAGTAGCATTTGAATAAAAATCATCTTTATATGTATATCCGCTAAATTTTGGCATTGTTAATATTCGTTTTATTAGAAGCAAACACATTTCACCAAATTTTGTTTTTTTATAATGTTCAGATATCCCTTCTTCTCTTAATTTCTCTATTTGTTGAATATCATCATCTGTTTTATCTTCTATTTTTAGTAATTCTTTTAGTTTTTCAACCTTTTGTAATTTTATAATCTCATCTCTTAAATCTTCTTCCTTCAAATAATCCATATAATTCCTTTTTATTTTATTATAACATATAATAACTTAAAGTCATCTTAATAAATATAAATAACATAATATACTTAAATAAAGGAAAGATATGAGTAAGGTTATAAATGAATCAACCACAACAGTTGATATTGCTGGTGTTGAATTAAAACTTGCAAAATTAATATATCGTATATACACTGAATCTTTGTTAAATAGAATAGGAGCAAGAATAAATGTAGCAGTTCCTAATGGTAGTATTTTTGCTTTTAAGGGAAAATATTTAACAGATTATACTGGAACTAATAAAAGCAGCACCCCTTATGCTACTATTTTACCTGATTTTGCTGGAAATAGAGATAATAATCAGGAAACTGATGTAAAAGCTGAAATGAATTATAAAATTGTAAAAAGAACAATAAACTGTCAAACTAAAAAAATAAGATCAAAATGGTCAATAGAAGCTATTACCGATTTAGTTGCTCTTACTGGTAAAACAACTGTTGAAGATATATTAGAAAGAGAACTTTTAACAGAAATTATCCAAGAAATTGACTTTTCAGCTTTAAAAATGATGACAACTAAAGCAACAAAAACACAATTAACATTAAAAGCACCTAATGATCCATTAGTTGGTATAGAATTATTTAATGCAGCTCAGAAAAAAATATTGGAAATGGCTGCTTCAACCAAAAGAGCTATAACTATGTGTATTACAGCACCATATGAAACTTGCGCTAAATTGATGTCACATCCTAATTTTAAGGCAAATGAAGATTTCACAAACTCATATTTCATGGGATCCATAGGTGCAACAGAAATATATTGTGATTATTATAATACTTTAAATAAAGAATATATGCTAATTTCTTATAAGCATAGAAATAAAGAAGTCGAAATAGCTGATGGTTCTACTTGCTTTGCATTTTATAGTTATAATATAACAAAAGCTTTTGACGCTACAAGTGGTGCTGAATCATATTTTCATTTTTTAAGGTATGATGTAGTTCAACATCCACTAGATAATACTAATGATGGACAATCTATTTTCTTACATTGTATTGAAATACAATAGGTAAAATATGGCTTGGAACTTAAATAATAGACAAAATGAGTATCAATTATTTGGTACTCTATCAGCAGAAATAATAGATATGTATGGGTTTCAATTAACATATATAAAAACAACAAGATTAGGACACGATAAAGTTCTAGATGATATAATAAATTATGGGACCGAAGCAACATATCAGATATTTGCATTACCAGAAAATGCAGAAATGTTTGATGAAAGAGGGGATATATTAAATAAATTTGGTATATTTACAATGGATTCTATGAATCTTTTTGTTAGTGCTAATACAATGAAAAGGATATTTCAAGATGAGTCTAAAATACCATCTGCTGTTGGTGATTTATTATTGCTTCCAAGTGGGAAATATATTGAAATAACAAGTATTGAACATCAAGTACCTGGTGCTAATAACCAATTTACTTATTCAAACTCAAAAAATGTTTATATGCTAAGATGTAAATCATTTAATTATAATCATGATAATATACCAACTTTAGAAGAAGTTAATAATGAAGAAGTTAATGAATCTTTAGATGAAATTTTTAATTTAGTTGGAAGTGCAGAAAACTCAAAAGATAAAATAAAAGAAGAGCAAGATAAAGAAAGTCCTTTAGTTAAAGGAACTGATAGTGTGTTTGGTTATTTAGATAGTTAATCTTTTACCCAAACACCTTGACCACAATCCCATACTCTATTATATCCATTTAATAACATGTTTTCATACTCAGTTAAGTTTGGATCAAATCTTTCTAGTTTGTCTTTTAGTTTATGCTTCATAAATTGTTGTCTTGAATATTTGTTATTACCTTTAATGTAAAAATATCCAGGTGCTGAATAATGACTAAAAGAAAACCCTAATTGTTTGTATATTGATCCATCAGAGTAAAGTCTATCCGAGTAACTTATTAATGACCCAGGGTTATTTTTATGAAAATGTTTTAATAATCTAGAGGCACCACCTACAATATTCAATCCCATCTTAGTGCATAATCTGATTAATTCCCAATCATAACTATTAGTGAATCTTGGTTTACCAAAGCTCATTAGGCACATCAACTCATCTTTGTAATACAACCCATAGCAGATAGAACTACCAGTAAATCCTTGGAGATGATTACTTTCTAAAAACTCTTTCTCTTCTGCTTTAGATACTTGTTTTAGGATACATTTTCTAGCCATTATTTTGTCTGATTTTCCTAGTTTATTGTTTATAATTGACTTCCATATTTCTTTTTTCTCTATCCAAGATGATTCAAAAATATGTAAAAGCTGAATACCTTTTTCTTTACACTTTTCTGTTTTATTTAAATGGTAGTTTTTGTCTTTACCCATTTGCTCAGAATGCCAATAGTCTCCATTACATTCTATCGCTAAATTATACCCTGGTAAATAGAAGTCTAGTTCTTTATCACCTAGAATTGAATAATCATTTTCTATATAGTTATCTAGTAAATCAGATACTTCTTTTTCAAATGAGCTAGTAGAAGGGTTGCATGTAGGACATAAAATATTTCCTCTTTTGAAATGTCCGAAACTTCTTTGAAAAATATGGCCTTCTGGGCATTCAACGGTTAAATATTTTGCTAAGTTTTCTGATGTAATTTTATAACCTAATTCATTTATAATTAATACTTTTTCATCATCTTTGCATTTTGGACAATATGTTACATTTTTACCAAAAAAGTTGCTAAATGATCTTTGAAAAAATATGTCCTTTTGTACATTTAACTTCTAAACTATGTCCTAAAGACTCAGACTGAATTGTAAATCCCAACTTACTTAAATACATTTCTTTTTTATTTTTATCACATTCAGGACATATAACTGTACCTTTCTCAAAGGTATAATATGTCCTTTTAAAAATATGTCCTTTTGGGCATTTAACCATTAAATTATAGGTTAAATCATCAGAAACAGCTTTATAACCACATTTCTTCAGAAAATCTAGTTTATTCTGTTTATTACAATCTGGGCATATAACATGACCATTAGCAAATTTACTAAATTGTCGCTTAAAAGTGTGCCCATTTGGACATTCTACTAAATTATCAGATTTATATTTAAATCCTAAATTATGAAGATGGTTTATCTTATTTTTAAGTTCACATTTTGGGCATGAATGTGTTCCTTTTTTAAAAACACTAAGTGCTCTTTTAAAAACATGTCCATGTTTACATTCCACTTCAAAACAATCATTTTTATCTTTTGATATTATTTTATATCCCAAATTATGTAAAAACTGCATTTTTGCTTCGTCTTTACATTTTGGACATGTAGTACAACCTTTTTCAAAAACACTAAATGCTCTTTTAAAAGTATGTCCTTTAAAACATTTAACCTCTAAATTAACTGATAGATTTTTAGATATAACTTCATATCCTAAATTATTCAAATATGTTATTTTATCGTTATTATCCATATAATTATATCCTAAATATTTTAATACTATTATAACATAAACTATATTAAATCAACCTTAACTTATAAATAAATGGATAACATAATAACTTATGAAGGGTGAAATTAAATGGAGTTTTTCTTTTTCGAAACAACTAAGAAGTACTGTAAAGGGTTACTCGATATATTCAATAGTATACAAGTTAAAAAGAAAATAGATGAAAAAACAGATAAGTATGTCACAGTACCTATTAGTTTTGGAAGTAAAGATGCTGCTTCTGTTTTTAGTGATACAGAATTAGATCAATTATTAAATGGTAATTTTAACATATTACCTAGAATGTCTTTAGCTTTAATGAGTATGGAAAGAGATGATCAAAGAGCTACAAGTAGATTTCAAATACCTATAAAAGATATTGACGGAAAAAATATAACTTTTCAACATAACTGTGTTCCTTATTCTTTTGATTTTGTATTAAGTATAGCTACAAGATCTTTAACTGACTTAACTTCTATATTAGAGCAAATTTTACCTTTCTTTAACCCAAACATCAATTTAAGGGTTAGAGAGTTAGAATGGTTAACAGAACCTACAACTATACAAGTTGAATTAATTAGTGTAGATTATGAATTACCTGATGAAAATGATGGAGCTGATATAAGAATTTGTAGTGCTAATGTTACAATGAGGCTTCACGGGAATATATATCCCCCTATTAAAAATGGTGCTGTTATTCAACAGGTTAAACTATACTTATCACCAGTGGTAGATTTCTCTGAAGATAGTAAAGAAATAGTGCATAAGTTTAATGTTAATGAAAATACACATATGATGGATATAGATTCATTTGTTAGAATAGATTATGGTGAAGAATGGAATAAAGTAAAACCAGTTATAGATGGTGTAAAGGGTGAAGTTAAAAACTTACCTATTCAAGAAAATATAAAATATAGGATATTATACACAGATGATACTGATGATAATATTAAGTTTATTATAAATGTATTAGAAGATAATGGTGTTAATCCTATTATATCAAAACAATTAAATTATTTTACTGTGTTTGCTAAAAATAAAGGTACCTTAAAGTTAAGTATTCAAGCAGTAAATTCATTTGATTTACAAAGTAATATTTATGAAATGGAGTTAGAATTCTCATGAAAGAAAAAGCAGAAGCATTAGGAAAAAAATTAGATAAAATAAATGATATTTTTAATATAACAGAAAAAACAATAGTTGAAGTTGAAAAATCAGATTTAGTAAAATCTAATCCAGAAGAAAATCTAAAGTTCACATATTTAAAAGAAGATTTTAACTTAATGAGAGAATCTTTAGTTAATACTATTAAAAGAGGACAAGATATATTAGAAGTTATTTCGAATAATATATTAGCTGATCCTTTATCTTCTAATCAAGCTGTTATGGCTTATTCAACATTAGTTGATACTATAAACAATAGTACAAAATTACTTACTGATATCTACAAAAATATAGTTGATATTCAAATTAAGATAGCTCCAAAAGAAGCTGAAAAAGGTAGTGGTAAGCAAGAAATAATGACTATTGCTCAAATTACAAAAATGATTAGCAAAAATCAACAAAGCCAAAGTTAGGCTTTGTTTAATTCTATTAAAAATAATTTGTATTAATATCCTCAGACATTTTTATTACTTTTAATTATATTTTCAATTCTTTCTACAATATAACAACCAGTAATTACAATAACAGTTATAACATTACTTAAACTAATTTCACCATCTATTATTACTAGCAGAAGTATTAGATATAACAACAAAATACAAGCACAAAAATTATTTATAAACCAATTTAATACTTTTTTAAACATTTTATCTCCTTTTTAATTATTTATCAAGATTCCAATTGATATTCTCTAAAATCACAAAGCTCTCCTACTTTATCTTCTATTTCTTTTTTGTGGTTTGGACATAATTCTATAATATCACATAATAATTTTATTGAAAAGAAAAATAATTCAGTTTCTTTATCAATTTTTTCAATAGGTATATTGTAGTTTAAACTTATAAACTCTTTTACAACACTATATTTTGATTTTTCCATTTTGTAATTTTCCTGTACTAATGCAGATTTAGTATTAATGCAGTGATATTTCTTATTAATCTTACACATTTTAAAATTACTTAATTTCATTGTTTTTCCTTTTTAAAATATTTTTATCTATATCTTCTTTTATACTGTTTTCATCATCTTTTATATTTAATCCATGTTCATTTAATTCTTGTTTAAGTTTTTCATAATTATAAAATTCTTTTTTACTTGTGTAGCAATTAAAATATTCTAGCATTTTATTTCCTCTATTAAATTATCTTCATTATTCATACTGTAACATACTAGTCTTAAATTAAGCTTATTGTGTGTTATATGATAATTAATATCTTTTATCCTAACATATAAAGTCTTCAAGTGCATTTTCAAGTAGATTTTTATAATTATTTCTATCAGCAAAATAATATTTACCATCTTTAAACAAATAAATGTATTTTATATCACAATAATGGTCATCAAATACTATATTCTTAAATGCTTCCAAATTCATTTTTACATCATGATTATAATTATGTTCATATTCAAAGAAATTGCATAAATCAATGCGGTTTGATAAAAAACGAATATCTTTACCTATATCTAATAATTCACACAATTTATTATAATTATAATTTTGTAAAAGTATTCTACCAGCTAATTCTATATTACCATCATACATACAAAACGAGTATTTCACATTATTATTGTTTTCTAATATACCTATAAAACATCTATTTGTCATTTTAATCCTCTGTGTAGTTAATAAAACTTAGTTTTATTAACTACAAAATATCATCATAAATTGAGTAATCATATTTCCACAGATAATTTATTTTAGTTTCCTTCTTTATTAAATACAGCTAATGAAACATTATCTGGGCAACCTTTTTGTAGTTTTTCCTTTAAAAAAGTTATAATTGAGTACAAATTAATAATATTTTCAAAATAATCATCATTATATGAATATCTTCCATTTGTACCATAATACACAACCTTATATCCAATGCTATAGACATCTCCGATATAATTAAGAAGATAACACCAAGAAATTGTTCCATAAGTTTTGTTTTCATCAAGAGTTTCTATTTCTCTACAATCTTTTAATATTTCCTCAACTTTTTTAATATTCTCTTTAGTTGTTATTTCAGGAAATTTTAGTTTAATACATTCTAACATTAAATCATATATTTGTAGTTTTTGTTTATCATCGCTTTTTTGTAGTTCCAAAAAGAGCAATAAGCAATCATTATAAACACTTTTGTAATTTTCCATTTTTATCCTTTTTGGTTAAATAATTTTCTTTACTTTTATAATTGTAACACATTAGTCTTAAAATAATTTTAAATCACAACTATTATCACGATATTGAGTTACTATGTCAATATATCTAAAAGTTTATTTTTACTTTTTAAATTCTTTTATTAATTTACTTCTCCCAACCTTCAAACATACAACTTTCATAATCAGCTTTATACCATTTTGCTTTAGCCTCATCTGAAGTATCTTTGATAAACTTCTTTAACTTCTCATCATAATACCCTGTTCTACTTTCAATTTCTTTAATTTTTTCTAGCATACATTTATAGAAATCAAAATCAAAATCTAAGTCTGAAACTTGTTTCTCTATATTAGAAAGTATATAACTTACAATTTCATAATAATCAATTTTACTCATTCCATAATTTACCTCATTATTTAATGCTAAAGAATTTTTATCAATTAAATAACTATTTAGACATATTGATAAACTCATTCTTGAATTACCATAAAAATCATATTCAATATCAAAAGCATTAAAACAAAATACCGCTATATCACAAAGTGCGTCAACTCTTTCTAAATCATCTTTTGCTCTAAAATACTCACTTACTTTTTTAAAAACATTACCTAAAAATTCTGCTTGCTGATTTTCATAGGTTAAATGTCTTTCTTCACGCCATTGTGTCAATCTTTCTTTAATTTTATTAAATTGTGTTTTTGTCATTTTGTTCCCCTTAATTTTAAGTATGTAAATCTACATAGTATGTCATTTAGAAACTGTTCAGATTTCAAATCCAGAACCCTCTTATCACTTTCCACAAATACAAGGATATAATTCATTAAGTAATTTTCAAGTTCTTCTTTTACATTTTCAACATCAATATCACTACAGTCTTCTTTCACAGCTAACATAATTAGTGTGGTTGATGTATTGTTAACAAGGTTTCCTGTCCATTCATAGAAACAACATTCCACATAACCCTCTGAATAATATGCACTGATTATCACTTTAGAAAATAAATTCAGATGTATTAAAACATTCTCACTAGTCCTGATTAACTTCATACCACTTCCTCACATTCAATATATCTTAATAGGTTCTCATTTTCATGTATATTGCCAATAATATACATTTCTTCTATTGTATTGTTTTATCATTTTAATTCCCTACTATATTTAACTAATTCTATATCACTTTCTAATTCATTTTCGACATATTCTGATATAGAATTAACACATAAATTGCCACTCCATCTAATGTTTGTTTTATCATCTTTATTAAATTTAAATCTAACGAAAATATTGCAATCCTTATTAACTTCTAAGTGAAACTTTAAATTATCTATACTTGCGCACTTATCGCAATTTTCATCATCATTCCAATCACAAGTTTTTATAAAATTTTCGACTATAAACTCAGCATCCTTTCTAGTGACAACTTCTACATAATCATTTTCAAATACTGTTGATACCATTACCTTTTCCTTTCAATTTACATAAGTTATATTATTATAAACTTAGTTATTATCCATCCATTCTACTATTCTTAAAGCATCCTTATAATTTTCAGCAAATAATGCTCCGCCTTTATCACCGAAAACATAATACTTGTTGAATTTAAATTTATATGATATATAATAATTATCTTTTGCGGTGCTTTTTATTTTTATAGGATAGAACATACACATTAATTCTATAGTCCATTGTTTAATTTTATTCATTATTACCTTCCTTTATTGCAATTTTTATAAAATAATAATTCTTCACTAGGACCTATATATTTTACATATAATTTGTAAAATTCATCATTTAGTATTATTTCTGGTGACTTTTTAACAACATTTGAAATATCTCTTGTTATTTCGATTTTCATTTTATGGTTATCATATTTTAAATAACAGTAAATTATTCCTGACAGAATAATTAATCCTATAAATATAATTACATTCCCATTCATTTACAACTCCCTTCAAGCATTTTATCATTTATTTGGTGAATCATTAATATCTTCATTATAACTCCCCCAATTATTTCTTTTGGGGTAAGTCTTATGCTAATATATTTCCACTAATTTTTAATATTTTTCTACTTCATCACTGTGATAGAGCGATTTTTTCAACTATTTTATATAATCTTTTATATTCGTCTATAATAGATTCTATATTGGTTTCTAGATTTTTATTACTAATGTGAGAAACAGAAGCATAATCGGCTTTTAGCTCTCTCATAGCTTGCTTAATATCATCCATATAATCACGGATGTTTTCTTGGTATATTTTCAATTTTGGTGATTTGAGTTCATCCCTATACCAAGGCATATCGTTTTTATAGATAACTAGATATTGATTTATATTCCATAATTCGTTCAGCAAGTCACTATAAATGTTATAATATTGTTTGGAATCATATCCACCCCTTGCAAGCTTGTGTAGAATTTTCAAAGCTTTCTTCCCACGCGATTCTATATTATTATAATCTTCTTTAAAATCCAGACCTGTTTTGCTGTTGGTTACATAAACCTCACTGAGCATATCATTAACAACTTCATTAATAAATTTTACAAATGGCATTTGTTATCCTTTTTAATCGTTTAATTTTTATACCATAATTATATCAGATTAGCCTTAAAATAAACTTATCTTACTCTAAATTCTACATTGAAAATAGGATATAATGTAAGTTCTTTACCACAATTCATACATTCATAACAATTGTAAGTCATTTAAAATATCTTGATCTATTTCAATATTTTGCTTACAACAAGGACATTTTACAATGTTATTTACCATAACTTACTCCTTCAACAAATCTTCGTTTTCATAAATGTTACCAACTACTTCAAAAGTATTTAAATACTCACATTTATCAATGTCAAATTCGCCACATAAAGTTTCATGAAAATCATATACATATTTCCATTTACCTTTAAGTGCAACAAATTTATTTTCACTATCACGCCAATCTATTATTACTAATTCTTCATAATTTGGTGCTTTAACTTTTACAATATCACCTTCATAAACTTTTTTTCCATTAATATCTTTATAATTTGTGCATAAATTAATAATAGTATTTTCATCAAATTCTGATAATCTTGTTTTTGCTTCATCACCATAAATGAATTTTGTTTGATGACATTTACATAATTTATCACTACATCCAACAAATTTTTCATCATATATTCTAAAAATAAAGTTTTTAAGTTTCATGTTGTTTCCTTATTATCAACTATCCAATCTATCCACTCTTTCATAATAGAATCAACATATCCATCACTTGTACTACAACTCCAAGTGTGGTTAGTATCTATTCCAAAATATATTTCATTATCTTTTTGACCTTCAAACTCTTTATCACCTAATTTTCTATTCTGTATCCAAGTTATAGCACCATCATTAGATAATGTATGGTTATCATACCAATAAAGTCCCAGATCTTTAAATAAATTTTCATCTATTAGCAAATATCCACATCTCCATGATTTATTAGGTAAAACAACATATCTAAAACCTTTGTATTCTCTGAAATCAACTTTTACTTTCATTTGTTTCCTCCAATAAATCTTTAATCACATTAATATTTCCAACAATTTCCATATATTTGCTTGATGGTATGGATTTGAAAAAACTTATATCTGCATTTTTCTTATATTTGTAAAGTTGCCCTTTAATATTTTTTCGATATATTGCTATTTCAAGAATATTATAAACAATATCATTTCTTGTAATAAGATAAAATTCTTCAAATTCTTTATTTTCTAAAATATCACCTTCATAAATCTTTTTGCCATTTTTGTCATAAAATCCTGTAAATAATTCTATTTCATAATCTATAGTAGGTTTTTCATAGGTTAATTGATTAAATACGCTAGTTATAAAACCCAACGACTCTATTATACTTCCTGCTTCATATGTTTTAGAATTATTATTCCAAACCCTAAAATCAAAATCTTTTAATTTCATTCTTCATCCTTTAACAAATTCATATTTTCGTGGATATTACCAGAAAGCCACATTTCTTTTATTTTCTTATTTTTATCATCCATAAAATGTTCAAAATACCACCCACAACATCCATCAGATAACCTTGAATAAAGTCCGTCTTTTATATCAAAACAAACAATTTCATAAATCAATTCTTCATGTGCTTCATCCTCCATATATTCTTCAACCCATGTTAAGTGTTCTAAAATATCTCCAGCATATATTTTATTTCCATTTTCATCAATATATCCAGTAAAAAGTTCTACATCACCATCAATAGGATTTTCATTGTAGTAAAATTTTTTGTTTTTATCGTCCCATACTCTATAATTAAGTTTCATTTTCTTTCCTTTCAAATTTTAATTTTTACAATTATAACAAAATATACTTAAACTAAACTTAAATTATAGAACTAAATAAAAATTGAAACAAACTTTCACTAAATTCATCATTATTAATATCACTTACAAATCTATCTGATATATCTTCACCTAAAATAGATAAGAATCTATAATTTCCTTGATCATTCAAATGAAAGTCAGTAATATTTTTTAATACATCTTCATCTTTATTTGTTTTAAAGTCTATTGTAATATCAATAGTTCCGTAATTTTTTAAAAATGATGTTTTAATATTAAAATAAAATTTTCCATTAATACTAAATTCAGACTTAAAATCATTTTTAGTTTTCATTCTAGTTCTTAGCGTTTCAAAGTTTTTAATACAAAAATCTTTTACTTGTCTATTTTCTCTTATTTGTTGTAAGGTGCAATCTAACATACTTTGTGTAATCATTTTTCTTTCATCTTCATTTATTATGTAATACGGTACTTTATCTTCTCTAAAAAAGAATTGAATAAACTTAGTTATTTCATTGTTTTCTCCCATGAAATAATATTTTTTATCTGTGTTATTTTTATAACATAACTCAAAAACATTTTCTAATAAATCATGTTCATAAAATAAAAATAAAACATCATCAATATATACTGATTCGTGATTTTTCTTTGGAAGTACTATTGATTTTCTTTCAAATAAATCACCAACATCTAAACAATCCATGTCTTTTAATTCAAATTCTTTTTTAATTGATTCGGTAAAGTTTATAATTAAAATATTTTTCATTTATAAACCTTTAAGAGTTTATGCTCTTTACTAATTCTTCCCACTCTTCTTGACTTTTAAAATCTTCTTTTAATTTACAAACAATTTTGTAAGATTCATCTAATGGTAAATTATATAAAATATTTTGTATCTTTTCAAGTGGATCAAACATAGACATATCATCAATATTTATCATATTAACTTCTCTTAAAAAATTTACTTTTTCATCACATGATAATTCAGAATATAGCTCTATTAAATCATATTCATCAAAATTCTCTATATCACTTGGATATATTTTAACATTTACATTCATTTGTTACTCCTTTATTATAATATATTTTAAATCTTAATATTCAGTAATAAATTTATCATCAGGTTCCTGATAAGGACTTTCATATTCAATAAACATACGACGATGAATAGGTTCATTAAATACTTTTAAAGCATCTTCATAATCACTTATTGAAATTAAATCTTTTTCACCATAAAAATAAACATTGTCTGGTGAAATTAAGCAATTTCTAAAGTCTTTTAATAAATGCCAATGTTTTCCATCTATTAAACAAAACTTTTGGATGTTTTGATATTTATCATTATATAACTCAACTGAAATTTTATAAAGTGCCATATATGATAATTTCATTAATAAATCATCCAAAAACATTATACAATTAGTTTTATTATCAAAATGCTTGAAAATATGCGTTAGAAAATCAAGTTTATCTTTGTACTCATAAGAATTAAACTCTATTGTATTTTTTTCAAATTGCTTAACTTTTTCAAGTGCTTTTTTCTCAGAAGGTTTTAATTTTGTATTTTCATTTATAGTTTTAGCACAATCAGAGTTTTCATCCTTTAGATACAAATCTAAGTAAACTAAATCAGTTGTTTGGATAATTTCAGACTCCGTAATTTTCAAAATGTAATCAATTAAAAAATCATCTTGTCTATAAGTGAGTGTAATAACACCATAATCTTTTGTTATTTCATTGCAAAGACTTTTGTCTCTTTTAATTGCTTTTAAAATATATTTTGGTAAATCACAATCAACAAAAAATAATGATTTTAAAGGGTTACATTTACACTTTACTTTTCTAAAAGTTTTCTTAAAATAATCGGGGCTATAAACTGTATCAAAATTAATTTCAACCCTATCTTGCCTACAAAATTTAAAGTTTTCAAATACAACTTCAAGTAACATTTCTTACTCCTTTCAAAATTTTCATAATTATAATAAACTTAAATATCTTTATTATAATGTTTATTTGAATTATTATGCGGTAGATCAACAAACAAATTACTTTCTATACAATTACAAATATAACCACTACTAAAGCTACTCGTATTTCCATCAAAGCTAACTTTTTTATTTGGTATTATGAAATTTATAGGTTTTTGTAAGTTTGCTAATCTTAATGTTTCACTAAAATCTTGATAATTTATGCTCATTAAGTTCATTAATAATATAAAATCAATATTCTCTTGAGTTAAAAGTCTTATGATTTCATTTTTCTTACTAAAAGGTGGGTTGCTTATTAAAATATCAAAATCATAATCAAGCCACCATTTGCTAAAAAAGTCTTTACCTTGATTAATATGTCCATAAATTACATCAAAACCATAGTGTTTGAAAACTTTAACATAATTAGAACTCTCATCATCAAAAGGACAAAGTATTTTAATAATATTCTTTTCATACAAACAAGGTATTAAAAATTCAATTAACATTTTTGGTGTGTAATACTCATCTTTCAAATCAAAAGTATTATTGTAACTCTTCATATTTTAAGCTCCTATCATTTTTATTTTTTAATACCATACCTATTTAATTCTTCAATAACTTCTTTTTCAAATAATAACGCATTTTCTATATTGCTATCTATAACTAAATCAATATTAATGCAATAGTTTTCATAATCAATTTTACCGTCTAATAGTAATTTTACATAATTATGAGTATTTTGAAACCATTTAAATCTTGAATTATTTGATAAATCAAAATTATCATTTATAGACTTAATTATATTACCCATACACTCTAATATAGATGGTAAATATTTTAATAAAGTTTTTTCATCTATAATATCATCTATTATTTTCAGTAACCAATCTGAATGAAGATCATAAAAAATAAATTCGTCTAAATTTTTTCCATTTTTAATAGCTTTATTTAATTCATTTCTAAAATGTCCCAAAATAAATGTAATTTCATAAAGTAAATCATGTCTAACTCTATCAATATATCTAATTTTATTCAAAATAGCTATATCTTTCATCGTTGGATCTAATTTTTTAAATTCTTCTAATATATGATCATAAATTGGTTTTTCAATAAATTCAGAGTATCCTGAAACATCCCATACTTGATATCCAAATCTCATGTTTTTAAAATCTAATTTGCGTTTAATAATAAATTTTGACTCTATCATATTCCTAACCTTTCAGACATCTCTTTAATTTTCTCTTTTGAAGCCTTTTTAAAATTTTTATCCTTTATCTTTTAATTCTTTATAAATTTCTTTAACTCTTCATCTTCAATTGTAGGTACTAGAATGCTTAATAACTCATCTTTCTCCATTTTCCTTTCCTGTATCCATATCAAGTTCAAAACTGAATAATGTTGATTTAAATGACCCAAGTTCTTTTAAAAATTCCTTTTCAGCTTTTTTATCAGGAATATTATCTCCAAACGATTGACAATGAATTATCTTATATTCTAAACAGTCTATTAAATCATTTATAATACTCATATAGTCTTTAATTGTAAAATCATCAGTATGAGCTAATGAGTTTAAACCTTGTATTGCATTCATTTTAATGCTTAATTTGCTATGTTCTTCTCTAAGCTCTGATATTTTTTTATCTACAATTGATCTAATTCCAAGATTTGTGGGACGACTACCACATTCTAATAAAGCATCAATTTCTTCTTGACTTAAAATCATTGCCATAATTATACTCCTTTATAAAATATTTAATTATTATCCTCTAAATTTTTTGCTCCGATATCACATTCATCTAAAAGTTATCAAATTATTCATCTGTCATCATATTTGAGTGAAACAACATAACTTCTTTAGAATTGATGTATTTAATGAGTTGTATATTATTATTTTTATTATAATATTCACATTCTTTTGATTTTAAAATATCTAGCAATTCTTTTTCAACTTCTGATATTTTTTTAATTTTACCTATAACTCCATATTTACTGAGGTATTCATCAAGTTTTGAAGGAGATGCAATACTTAAATTATAAGAAAACATTCTTATAGTTCCACATTTAGGACATTCCGCAATAATCCACCTTAAGCCATTTTCTTCCAACTTTAAATACAAAACATTATCTTTAAATGATTTTTTAAACTCTCCAAAACTATAACTTTCACAGTTACAAAAATACTTTTTATAAAAATTAAACATAATAACTCCTCTTAATTTTCTCTTATCTCTCGTCCTATACTATAAACACCTATAAATAGTATTACAATAAGTAATGATAGTATAATATGAGGAAAGTATGTAACTAATATAGATAGTAATATTATAACTAATATAGATAGTAATATTATACCACCGATTACAAGTACTCCAGTACAAAAGTTTTTAATATGTTCTAACATCTTAATCCCTTGTTTTATATTTTTCATCTATAATATAATTTACTGTTAAGTTCTTCTGACTTTTTGAGAATTTGTTTTACTAATTCATTATCACCATAGTCTTTAATGTGTAGTAATAAATAATCTTTTAGTAACATATACTCTGTGTCTTTATGTTCTTTCTGAGTATCAGTATGTGCATAACGGAATATATGGCTACCTAGTCTGTTAATTAACATTTCAATATCCACATTTTTATCATTTATTTCTAAGTATTTTATACTATTTTCCATACAGCTTATGAAGTTGGTAATTCTTTTAAATTCATCATCTGAAAGATTACACATATATTTAACATTGTAGAACTCATCATCATAATAACATATGCAATTGTTTAAAAATGCTAGTTGCTTAGTTTCAAATTTAAAAGATATCACAGTTGCGTTATTCATATTATTCCTTTCAAATATTTATGGTATTATACCATAAACAATCTTAAAGATTACTTAAATAATTCATTTTCAGTTAATACCATAAATTCCATATTATTTATTCTACAGAACTCTCTTGCAGCTTCCCATTTTGCTTGGTTTTTTGAAACTGTTAATGCTTGTTCTACTACTCTTTTTTTATTTTTTTCTGTGATTATTTTTGGTTTTTTAAATATAGCGTCTTTTTGTGGTTTAATTTCAATAAGATATTTTTTTATGTTATTGTCTTTATCTTTTACTTCAATATAAAAATCAGGAAAATATCTATGTTTTTTACCTAGAAACTCATAAGGTATAATTATTGACTCACTAGCCCATTTAAGAACACCAGCATTATTATCGCACCATAACATAAATTTATATTCCCATGAACTACGATAGATGATGTTTGTTACATCATCTATATATTTTTCTGGGTTAATAGGTTTATAAAAACCTTGTTTGAATTCTGGCATTAGTATTTAGGTTGTATTATTATATAAGCGTTTTGAATATAATCAGATGGATCATCAGGGTCTATATACACTCCACTATCTATTAAAATATTATATTTTGAAATATCATCATATTTTTTAAGATCTTCTTCTATAATTTCAACTATTTTATTATTTATTTCATCAGAGATTCTCATAGCATCTTCAATACCTGTAACTATATATCTTAATTCAATAATATTACAATGCATTTTTAATAACAACTCTTCATTATCGCCATCAAACTCTGAATTCACAGAATCATATGTTATTTTTATTTTAAAATCATCAGTTTCTACTATACTTTCTTTACCATCTATATGTTTATAAAATCCATTTACATCAAGCCCATAGTCAGCTAAAGATGATTCATTGATTTTTTTGGCTAGATCCTTTTGAGGTTCCACTTCCTCATTTAAAAAAATGCTGTAAATATTCATTAATTCTCCTTTAATTTTGTATTTTGTGTTATTTATAAAACGATGTTATTTTATCATAAATATCTTTTTTAACTTCTATATAACTATTAAATGTTAATTCTAAAGTCCAATCTAAAAATATTAGATATATAACTCTCACCACATCAAGTAAATCATTAAGTTTTTCATTTTACATTCTTTGTATTACATGTTTGTGTAATTACACCAAAATTTAGAAAGCTACATATTGCTTGTCCAAATGATTTTTTACAAATCTTCTTGTTAGAAACAATAATTTCTATTTCATAAGGTTCTTGTGATGTTTCATCAATATTAAAAGTTGATTTAAAACTTTTAATATTTTTATTGTTTACAATATCAACAAGCTTTTCTACTTGCTTATTTATATCATAACTTTGCATGTATTCCTCCATTTTAATATAGTGATGAATATATGGCCTAAATACTCTATAGTGATACATTTTACATCCTTTTAAACTTAATAATATTTTTAGTTATTAAAGAATCATTATTTTCTTCAATTATTTCTAGTAATTCCCTTACTTTTGTTTCTGTATTATATCTTTTTAATAAAAGATTTTTAACATAGTCATTTATATCACCTATTTTTATTTTGTTTTTATGTAAAGCCATTAAAGTATTGAACTCAATAGTTTTAACATTAGCATCTTTCAAAAGAAACACATATTCTTTTGTGTTTTCTTTATTTAAAGAATAATAATGTTCTATTGTGTTTAAAATAACATTAAGCTTTTTAACAATTAAATCCACAACATCTATGACAAAATCATATTTTTCTTTAATAGGTTTTATTAATGGTATAACATCATCTAATTTTTCTGTTAAAGCTAATTCAAATATGTTTTTATAACTTAACACTTCTGCTAAAGTTTTGTGTAATTCAATATATTTGTCTGTTTTTAATTTATAAACTTTTCCAGTAGTCTTGTTTTGTAAAATTACACCTTCAAAATTATCAATGGTATTAATATACTCTCTTAATTCTTTTAAAGTTTTAAAATTACTATATTTAGAAGGTTCTTTATCAAATATGACTAAACCTTTATCTGTATTCATAGCAATTTTAATTAAATCTGTTTTTTCATAATCAACCACTACTCTATTTAAAGGCGACACTAATTCCATAAAAACTTGATTTTCATGTAAATAATTTTCTAAATCTTTATTTTCTTTTAAAAACTTTGTTGCTAATAATACTTGATCATTATCAACAGACATTTTAGTTCTTAAATATAATTTACCATCTAATAAAAATGGTATAATTAAACTACCATCATACTTGTCTGTTATAATATAATCATCTAAAAGCTCATCATCACTTAAAACCCAATCTTCATTTTCATTTACATTAAAGAATTTTTGTAAAGGATAAGAAATTTCTTTATTATCTATAACCATTAGACCTCTCATGAAGAATGAGTCATCTTCTTTAAACCTTTCATAATCATTAATAATATAAGTATAAAAATCTAACTTATGTCCATTAAAATAAGTAGTAGTTTTTCTATAATTATCTTTATTAGCAACAAGATATTCAGCCTTGTCTATAAGTTGTTTAGTCATTCTTGTATAACCCCTTTACATCTTCTAAAACTTGAATAATTGCTTCAGATTTTTTCATACCATCATCAACAACTAAAATATCAACATTAGCGTTAAATATTTCACAAAAATATTTTCCATTATCTTTACCTTCTAAAGATTCTTTTTTATCCATTTTCTTTCCTTTTAAAACTTAATTTAAGGATATTATATCAAAATATCCTTAAATTAAGCTTAAAGGTCAAATTTGGAAACTTTATCTAATAATTCTTCTTGTATTTTTTAAAGCCCATAGCTTGTTATTAGCTAAATCATGAAAATATTTAATTGTATCATATTTTTCTGGAGTTTCTAATATTATTTCAAATTTATCAAAGAATCGTTTTTGGTTCTTACATAAAAATTAACACCATCTGTATAAAATATCATTACTTCATCAGTTGTTTTATTTAATACGGGTTTAAAATATGTATATTCCTTGCCACTTTCTTTATGGATAACTTTTTCCATTTGCAACTACTCCTCTGCTGGGCAACTACAAGCTTGTGGTTTCATACCTTCTTCAAATACTTGAGTCACTGAGTAACTATAATCTGTTTCTCCAGGAAAATTTCTTACAAATAATTTTTTATCGATACAAATAAATACAATGGAATTATCAAATACTAAAACGCCCCTTTTTAATGGTTTTGTAAAAGAGCAAACCTCTATACTAAAAGCCATACTAGCTAATATCAATAAACTAATTATAAGTTTCATTTAAACTCCTTTAACATATTGTTTGCTTTTTGAATACCCTCATTTACAATAGATTCAACATATTCTCTTTCTTTTCTTATTTCTTCTAATCTCTCATCAGTATATTCTTTTTCCTTTTCTTTTAAAACTTTTTCAAAGATTTCTTGTATTTTTTCAGGTGTCATTTCACAAACCTCCTATAATTTAGAGTAAGCATTATTACGCATAGTTTTTTGTTAAAGCTAAAAAGATAAATCTTACAATAAAACAGATAATACTAAACAAAAAGTTACAAAAATATTTTTATAATATTAAGGGAATTATACCATTAATCCCCTTAAATGTACCTTAACACAAATTATCTTCAACTTTATCCCTGTTAAAATTTCTATAAATAATTAACTGATAAACAAAAAATATAAAAAATATAAATATTGATATAAACTCTACTATCATATTTTCATATTCTCTATTATCAATGTCATTAAATATAACACAAGTAATAGAAGAAAATATTACATAACTGCAAAGCAAATTAAATTGTATCATTATGTTCCTTCATATCATTTGGTACATAATATTTATATTGACCATTTAAAAGCAATTTCATCAAACTCTTCTAATGTAGGTAAACACATAGATTTTATGAAATTATCCACAATATTTTTTGATATCTCTTTACCTGTTTCTAGTGATCTTTTTTCAATTCTTTCTAGTATTGTGTTATAGGGGCATAACATAACTATTGCAACTTTGTTGTAATTTTTAATCAAACTTGATGAATTTAACAAAGACTTTCTTGACTTCATTGAAGTATTTGTTTTATCAATTACAATATCTTTACCTTGTTGTAGTAGTCTATTTAACTTAAACTTAAAGATGTTATCTATCTCTTTTTGGTCATCTTGAGATAATTTACTCCATATTTCTGAGTATGTATTTAAATTAAATTTTGTTTTACCATAACTCATCAATACATCATCTCTTGAAACTACATTTTCATATTGATTACATAAAGTTGATTTTCCAACTCCAGGAACTCCTATTAACATTGTTATAGTAGGTTTTGAATTATCAATACTTTTTGTTTCATAATATTCTAATGATTTTATTTGTTTATATATGTCAGTTGATTTTGGTGTATGAGTTGCTCTGCCTAATGAATCACATATTGAAAACTTGTATAATAATTGCAAATCATCATAAGTGAATTTTCGTTTTAATTTATCTATATCATATTTATAGATATCATGATAAGCAACTATTTTTATTATTTTTATTATCTCCTCTTCACTTAAATTAAACTTAGATAAAACATCACAAGTATAATATACTCCAACATTTTCATGATTAAGAAATCTTACTTTTACTGTTCCATCATCTTTTGTTACTACTTCTCTTGTAAATACCTTACCTAAATCATGTAAGGCTGCACCAAACATTAAAACTTTATAATCTTTATCATTTTTAAATAAATCTTCAACCTTATTTAATACCATTATTGTGTGATCTAATACAGTTTTTTCCAAATGATATGGGTTATCAACAGTTTCAGTTCCATTTAAACATTTATGTAATATTTCTGAATACATATGATTTATTAATTCTTTTTTGTTTATCATTATACTGTTCCTTTCAAAAACTTATAAGATGATTATATTAATCATTTTATATTATTTTATCCAAAGAGAATACTTATAGTTTTCTTTGGATAAGATATTATTTGTTTTAAACCATTAACTTCATCTTTAACCCCTTTTTTAATTAGTATTTTAACTATTTATAAGGGAATTATGCCATTAATCCCCTTAAATATGACTTAATCACATATAATGTACTATTTTTTCATCTTTTTTATAAGGTGCTGATGTTGGTAAAACTATCTCACAACATAAATTACTTTGTGTAACAGTTCTATTTAGCATACCTTGTTTATTTACATTATCTGTAAAGAAAATGTAAATATTTCCTGTTTCAACTCTATACTTTAAAATTTCATCAAATAACTCTCTAGCATTTATTGATTTTTTCCTAATGTTTGATTTCTGTTCATATTCTAAATAATATTTTTCAAAATCATCACCAAAACTATCTAGCAATTTTTGAGTATCTTTTGGATCAAATAATGTATAATTTTCATTATTATACCATCTTTTTACAAACACATCATCTATTTTAATAGCATACTGCAAGTTTCTTGCTCTAGTAGATTCAGTTCCACCATTATCTTTTAACATTATCAAGTTTTGAACATCCATATGCCATGTTGGGTAATAAACACAGCAACTACCTTTTCTGGTAGAACCTTGATTCCATGCAGATATTGTAGAATCTAATAATTTTATAAATGGAATAGGTCCTGATGAAACACCAACACCATCTATAATAGAACCAGTAGCTCTTAAAGCTGAAATATCACAAGCAGTACCACCTTTATTTTTGCTATATATTGCAAGATTATCATTTGTAGCTAATATTGAATGTGAATCATCACCCATTTTAGCTAATACACAAGATGATAACTGGCCTTTATTAATACCAGAGTTCAGCATTATAGGTGTAGCGTATGTAAATTTATGAGTTGAGATTAAATCATATATTCTTTTAATTTTTTCAACTCTGTTATTTTCATTTATACAAATAAACATAGCAACTCTCATATAAGTTATTTGAGGTGTTTCCAATTTTATTGTTTTTGTTCTATTTAAACAGTACTTTGTATAAAACATACTAATAGCTTTGTAGTTTTGAAACAAATAATCTCTATTATTATCAATATATTTATTTAATTCTTGTATTTCATTTTCTGAAAAACTATTAACAAAGTCACTAGAATATATCCCTGATGAAAGGCCAAGTCTTAAAACATTGCCAAGAGATATTTCATCTCCCATGTTTTTTCGATATTTAATGATATATAATTTAGCTGCAAACTTTTCATACATTGGATATAACATACTTATTTCATTCACAGTAGTAGATAATATTTCATCATAAAGATCTTGTATTCTAATATTATCTCTTAGTTTTATTTTTGATTTTGATAAAATGTTTATTGCATATGATTCTTTATTATCACACACTTTTAATAAAAACTTATACATTTTATCTGGACTGTATTTTTCAACAGTCCCATTTCTTTTAATAACATTTATATTAATGTCATTTAATTCTGTTAATGTTTTAACTGGCAACATTTCCAATCTCTCCATTCAATATTTTTTCTAACTCATTTTTTAGTGTTTCACCATTATATATTTCTAGTTTTGTATCTTTTTTCATAACACCTTTTGAATAAGTGATACTATCAACTTCTTGAAGCATTTGATTTTCACTGCTTATATTTTTTATTTCTTGAAATTCTTTGACTAAGTCTGTTTTTGGTGCATTCCATATAGGTTGAAAGCCACATTTTTTTAGTCTATCATCAACAAAAAACTTTAGAAAACCATCAATATTTTCAATAGTCAATCCTGGAATAGGACCCATAGATAGTAAATATTTAGCCCATTCTAATTCATCTTGGTAAACTTTTTTTGCTATTTTTCTAGCTTTCCGTGACAAACTATCATCAAAAAGGTGTGAAAATCCCTGATGCTGCTCACTTCTAAGAGTTTTAAGTATAAAACTAAAAATTACAAGGTGAATATCTTCATCATTATTTATTAATTTTATAATTTTAGTTAAATTTGGTATTTTGTTACCACCAGCTGAATATTTATTAATCATATAAGTTGTTAAAAAACTTACATAAAATTTAACACCTTCTAAAAACTGAATTCTTAAACAAGCTTCTAATATTTTTAATTTATTTTCATCGTTCTCTTCTAAACTACCTTCTAGTGATTCATAAGTGTCTATTTCATCATTAATTCTAGTTTTTATTTCAGGATATTCACAATATTCATCAAAAACATCAGTAGGATTTGGAAATACGCTTTTTATGATATGTGAATAAGATCTTGAATGAATATACTCAAAATAAGCTTGTGTTTTTAAACAACCTTCTAATCCTGATGATGTTACTAGTGGTATTAATATATTGTCCAAACCTCTATTTTGGCCAGAATCCATTAATGTTTGAAAAGTTAAATTTGCTTTTATTTGTCTTTGATTATGCTCAGGCAATTCTATAAATGACTTTGGTTCATGAATCATACTAATTTCTTCTGGAAACCATAATTGTGCTTGTTGTTTTCTATCTAAACTTTCTAATTGATTGTGTGAATACCAGTCATATCTTTGAAAACCTGAGTATTCTCCAAAGAAAAATTTTTCTTTGGATCTATCTGTCACTAAATTGGTTTTACTTAATAACATATTGTAATATCCTTACTCATTAACATCAAAAAACTGTTCAACATATATTAAGTTATACATGCTATATAACTCAATACAATTTGAAATGAAGTCATACATAATATATGTAATTGAAAGACTTACAACTATATTATATAATTTAGTTGTATATTTATTTGTAACAAGTAATAACATACAACAAATTATTATAAATGACCATATGAGCATATCTGTATATGTCTCAAACAACATTGTAACATATTCTTTTGGATTTTCAAAATGTACTCCAACTCTGTCAAACACTTCAAAAGCAACAGGCAAACTAATAAAATTGATAATAATTGAAAGTACACAATAACATATAATTGCATAAATTCCTAACTGTTTATTCATTTTCTTTCTCCTTATAGTAAATTATTTTATAATTTATTTTTTGTCATCTAAAATAGAAATCATATTCTTTGAACCTTTTGAAATTCCATCCCAAAAAATAATAGCCATATCTGTTTCTTTATTTAAACTATCTGCCATCAATTTATTTCTTATAGGTCCTGCTGATTTTCCATATAGATTCCAGTTTGGTTTATATTTTTCTATCTTAAGAGAGTTATCAATACCATATTGATAACCTAACATATCAGCACCACGGGCCATACCACATACAATTGTTGATGGTTGTATGTTTAATTCAAGTATTTTATTTTTCAATAGATTATAATCATTAAAATCCCTACTACCAGCTACCAATAATTTCATTTGCTACTCTTTACCATTGTACCAACATAACTGCCATCACTTATTTTGCAAATACATCCACCTTCATCTACAAAGAAAAAGTCACCACTATATTTCATTCCATTTTGCCCTTCAATTATAAACTGCCTATCTGTAGTTATAAATTTCTGTAGAGTTTTAAAATTCACAAACTTACATATTAATTCTTTAATTTTCACAAACATTTCTTCATCCTTTTTATTTATATTATATAATATTTTAACTTAGATTACCCTTAACCCATACTCCTTGCCCACAATCCCACACTCTATTATACCCATTTACTTTCATATTCTCTGATTCAGTTAAGTTTGGATCAAATTTTCCTAGTTTGTCTTTAAGTTTGTGTTTCATAAATTGTTGTCTAGAGTATTTAGTCCCATTTTTAAAATAATAGTAACCTGGCTTAGAATAATGGCTAAATGTAAATCCTAGTTTCAAATATATTTTACCATCAGAATATAATCTGTCAGAATAACTTATTAATGAACCTTCATTTTCTTTTTCGAAATATTTTAATAATTTAGATGCACCACCTACAACATTCACACCCATTTTTGTGCATAATCTAATCAATTCCCAGTCGCATTTATCTGTAAATCTAGGCTTACCAAAACTCATAAGACAAACTAACTCATTATTAAAGTATAGCCCATAACAAATAGAACTACCAGTAAATCCTTGGATATGATTATTGTCTAAAAACTCTTTTTCTTCTACTTTAGGTACTTCTTTTAAAATGCATTTTCTAGCCATTATCTTGTCTGATTTTCCTAATTTGTTGTTTATAATACTAGTCCATATTTCTTTCTTATTGTACCATGAATGTTCAAAAATGTGTAGAAGATGAATACCTTTACTCTCACATTTTAGTGTTTTATCTAAATGATAGTCTTTACCTTTTCCATTACTTTCAGAATGCCAGTAGTCTCCATTACACTCTATTGCTAAGTTATACTTTGGTAAATAAAAATCAAGTTCTTTATCACCTAATACTGAGTAGTCATTTTCTATATAGTTATCTAGTAAATTAGATACTTCTTTTTCAAATGAGCTAGTAGAAGGGTTGCATGTAGGACATATTATTTTACCTTGTTTAAAGTTACCATAAGTTCTATTAAAAATATGTCCTTGTATACATCTTACTTTTAATTCATCAGCTAAATTATTTGAAATTATTTCATATCCTAGATTGTTTATATAATTTACTTTATTAGTATCTTTACATTTTGGACAAGTTGTAAAACCATCTTTGAACTTCCCAAATGCTCTTTTAAAAACATGTCCATTTGAGCATCTTACTTCTAATCCCTTAGATAGATTTTCTGAAACAACCTCATATCCCAAATTATTTAAATAATCTAATTTATTTCGAATATCACATTTAGGACAATTAATTTTGCCATTTTTAAAATCACCAAATGCTCTTTTAAAAATATGACCTTTTGGGCATTCTACATGTAAACTATCTGCTAAGTTTTCTGAAACCGCTTTATAACCTAAATTATTTAAATAGTTTAATTTTCCTAGTCTATCACATTCAGGACAATTTACAGAACCTCTTTTAAAATCATCAAACATCCTTCCAAAAATATGGCCATGTTTACATTCAACTTTTAAACTTTTGGATAAGTTTTCAGAAATAGCTTTATATCCTAAATTGTTTAAAAATATTATTTTTTCGTGGTTAGTCATGTGTGTTCCATATTTAGGGGGATACCCTAAATATTATTTTCGGTAGTTTCGTTATTATTAGGCGTAACATTCAGTAAAGAATATTTATATTCTAGAGCATCTACAAAATCTTTATTGGAAAGTAGCTCACTAAAGAACTCATCAAGCTGCTCTTGTGATGCACTTTTTAAATACAACTTTTTCTCTGTAAATGGATTAAAATGACTATCACCTTGTTTTTGTAGGAATCCAAGTTCTAGCCCTAGATCAGCCAAACCTGACCATTTATTTATACCGTTATCAAAAGTAACTAAAATAGGTATTTTTGATTTTTCTTTGATGAATCTTGATTTTTCAACATTTATTGTAAATTGCCAACCTTGTAAATTCTTTTTACTATCTTTTTCTTGTGCTTTTCCAATAATAAAAATAGTATCAGCACTATAAATCACTCCAGTACCACCGGATACCACTTGACCACCCCACAAAGATCCAATATCATCATAAGTATGATTTACAACAACCATAGGGATCTGTTTCATAGACAAATAAGGTGTTACAATTCTAAACAAACTCTTGATATGTTTACTTCTTTGCATATCTACAACTGATTTTTCATTTATTGCATTTTCTATTTCTGCCTTACTTGCTAAGTTTCCTAAGCTATCGAGAATTATTATAACTCTGTCACCATCTTCGATATTTTCTAATTGATTTGCAATATCAAATTTTAATTCCTCAACATTCATAACTGGTGTATGGATAACTCTTGTTGTATCAATACCAAAGTTTTCCATATAGTTTGGAGTGATACCAAATTCAGAATCATAAAAAATACATACAGCATCAGGATATTTTTGCAAATATGAAGCCATCATTACAAGTGCATAATTACTTTTAAAATGTTTGCTAGGACCTGCAATTACTGTTAGTCCTGGTGTTAGCCCACCATTAATCTTACCACTTAACGCAAGATTTAACATTGGTACTGGTGTTTCAACAAATTCAGTTTTACCAAAATATTTACTATTTTCAAGTTTATTAGTTCTATCTTTTAGAGTGCTATTTTTTAATAATTTATTAATTAATGACATTTTAATCCTTTCTAAATTTCTTAATATCTATAACAACATGATGCTGGCTTACATTTTCTTCATTTATCGCCTCCATAATAAAATTATATACTTCTTTTGATGTTTTATGTTTAATTGTAAACTTGTACTCTTGCAGCCCACATTTAATAAATACAATATTAGATGAATCGTCTTTAATTACACTAAATGAGTCTATTTTGCTGACAAAATATATGTTATCATCATTAATAATAACCATTTTATTCCTTTCGTATAATAAATTTAAGAATATTATATTACAAATATTCTTAAATATTACTTAACTTGTGAATTAAACTTCTCTATTGAGTTATAAAGATTATTATAGTTAAATTCAAGATGTTTATATTGATTGTGTATAAGTATAAAATCATTTGGAGATATTAACAGATATTCTTTACCATTAATTTTCTGTTTCATGATTTTAACACCTATTTTATGAGGAATGTATTTTTCATCAAGAGGATATTTTAAATACTCTTTTTCAGTAATTGTTATTGTTTTGGTTGCTGTTGAACAGCCAACAAACATAAATGCACTAAAAATTAACAATAATATACTGTGTTTCATTCTCATCCTTTCCCATAAATTTTAATTTTTGTATTTTAGTCTCAATATTTTTTATATTATTAAGAACTTCCTTATATTTTACTTCTTTTTCTCTAAAAACCTCAATAGTAAGATTATTATAGTTTTTAAGCGCTTCTAATTCCTTTTTAGAATTTTTTATATTTTGTGTTAATTGTTTTTCATTTTCAATCAATATAGCATTTGATTTTTCTAATGAAATATATCTATAAGCAGTAAAAGCTAACAAAGATCCTAACAAAATATAAATTATGTTTGACTTTATAAATGAAAATAAAAAATTAAACATTTGCATCCTTTAAATGTTTGATACTCGAAAAAACGAGTATTAAACATGT